TCAAGGACCAACCGGCGCTCAAGGTGCTCAAGGACCTACCGGCGCTCAAGGTGATCAAGGACCAACTGGACCAACCGGCGCTCAAGGTGCTCAAGGACCTACCGGCGCTCAAGGTGATCAAGGACCCGCTTCAACTGTAACTGGTCCTACGGGACCAACCGGCGCTGTAGGAACCATTTCAACTATAACTGGTCCTACGGGACCAACCGGTGCTCAAGGTGCCATATCAACTGTTACAGGGCCTGTAGGACCTACTGGACCTACTGGAGCGCAAGGAGCTAACGGTCCGAACGGAATTGATGCTAATTGCGATTCTTTTATACTAAGTAAATTAAATGAATTGTTTACAGCAGTTGATAATATAGTGGTAAATGCGGAAAATTACGTTTTGTTGGGAAATAGCCTCAACTGTATGGAACGAATAGCTGCTTATATCTACTACAGACACTTATAAATAAATATTTAAAACATGAAGAAATTATCAGAAAATAACACGATGTCTAAACTCAGTCAACAAGGATGGGTTGTCCAAACTTTTGTTTCACATGTTGAGAATACATTGGATCAAGAAAATACGTCACAATCGGTTGATAAAGATTTAGAGAACGACAAAGATTTACAAGTTGGTGATATCATTGAAGTAAAAAACAAAAAAAGTTCCGAGACTATAAAGGGCAGAATAATACGAATTAATCAACATAAAGTCTCCATACAAAACCAAGAAACACAAAAAATTCAAGTAGTTGATTGGGATTCTATCGAGGAAATTTAACTGAATTTTTTGTGTTTAATATATACATTATATCAAAAATATCGTTCCTAACTTTATTTTTAAAAAAGAATTGTACAAATGAAAAAAGCAGAAAAAAGATATTTAATTGTTGAATCCGTTGGCTCTAATCTTACATTTACTAAAAATGCATCTAATGAATATATTTTAGAAGGTATTTTTGCGGAGTTTGGGGTAAAGAATAACAATGACCGAATATATGAAGAAAATGAATATTTACCACATTTAAAATATCTTCAAGAAAAAATTGAAAAGGGGAATCTTTTCGGAGAAGTTGACCATCCGGATAGATTTGAAGTCAAACTTGATAGAGTTTCTCATGTTGTTGAAGAATTAGTAATGGATGAAAGAAACAGAACATTGAAAGGTAGAATTCGTTTACTTAGCACTCCACAAGGACAAATTTTAAAAAATCTTGTTGATGATGGAATTCAAATAAGTATTTCTTCCCGTTCAGCCGGCACTGTTAATGAAAAAACAAAGAAAGTTTCTATTCAACAAATTTTTGCATATGATGCAGTTGCAGAAGGTGGATTCGCTAAATCTCCACTACATAGAGTGAATGAAAGTCTTGGAATACAATCAGATAGATTCTCTATATATGATATTCCTGAAGAAGCAGAAACTAAAAAAACTTCTGTAAATAATAAGACAAATATATATAATAACATAAATAAAAAAAGTGAAAGTATGGCTAAATCAGCAAAACTTACAGACAGTAAAGATAATAGAGTTCTTGCGGAACATCTGGCTAAGCTCCATAAAGATTTAAATGGATTACGAAGAGAATTAAATTCTAATGATGGTATTAGTTTAAATGAAAAAGAAGATATCAAAAAATATCTTTCATTCTTAACTAAACAAATCAATGAGAGTTTAAATGATAATGATAGAGAAACAACAAAATCAGTTCGATACTCCGAGTATTTAAGCGAAACCTTAGACAAGACTATAGATCATTCAGATCACATTGCAGGAAACGTCAATGAGCTTATTGAACTTGTTGAACATCTTTCAGCAAAGATTGATAATTCTACAGCTTACTCCGATTATCTTTCAGAGACATTAAATGGTTTAATCAATCATGTTGATTACTTGGCAGAAAATTTAGATCATCAAATTAATTACAGTGAATACATTGGTGAAAACGTAGATTTCAGCATTTCTCATGTTGACTCCATTGTTGAACATGTAAACAACTTAAGTAATTACAATGACTATATTGCAGAAAAATTAGATCAAAATATTAGATTCACTGAATATGGTGTTAATGAATTAAATAAATCCATTGAATACAGTGACTATCTTGCAGATCAGATTCCGTCCGGCGGAGTCCCAAGAAAAACAGAAAAAAATAATTCTTCGATAGAAAAAACAAACGAGAATCTTTCAGTGAAAGTGGATACGCTAATCGAACAAATCCGTATGAAACAAAATAAAGCAAAAGATGAGATCCAAAGCTTCCCTTACAAATCACTATTAAAAGAATCCAGACGAAGAGAATTTTCAGTACTTCCAATGAATCTCCAACATGAAATTTTAAATGAATGTAAGAGAGTAGGAATTGTCACAGAACAACAATTCATAAAAATTTGGGAGGGAATTACCAACCAACTAGAACTTGAACCTTATGCTTTTATACTTGAGCATATGCCAGCAGAGTTAAAACCAGTATGGCAAGGGTTAAACGAAGGTAAAAAAGAAATCATGTTAAAACAATCCGAATTCTATAAATTGAACACACCAGCGGCTGTAAAAGACTTCTGGAATAACCGTCCAATGCTAAACGAAGAAGTGGAAAGATTTAACGAAACAAAATTATTCGAAAGTGTAAAAAACAAAAATATTCCTTCTGTTAACACAGAAACAAATTATAACGATTTTTACAAAAATAAAATCAAACGTGATTTAAATCGTTACAAAAAATAGAAATTGAAAATGAAATTAAATGAACAAAAAATTTATGAAGATTGGTCTTCTCTTTTAAGAGAATCAACCAATATCAAAGATGAATCAAAACTTAGATGGTTATCCGTTTATGCACATAATCACCAAGTTTTCGAATCTTATGACAACAGTCAATTGAATGAAAGTTACATGGCAGCTTCTTTCTCGAACATAACAGGCCAAGGTAATGTTGTAATGCCTAACACACATGCAACTGCTTCTAACTTTTATAATAACTCATTAAAAGGTTCCGGTGATAACTTCCCAACATTGTTACCATTAGCAATTCAGGTTGCTGCTCGTACAGTTGGTTTTGATATCGTCAATGTGGTTCCTATGCAAGGTCCAACAGGCGTTTTAGCTTATGTAGATCATGAATATGCTGGTGGACGTTTAGACTCAGAAGATAATCCTTATATGATTATAATCGGTACCGGTCTTATTAATGCAACTGCTTATGTAGTTGGAACAACTTATTGGGGTGTTAGTGCAGCTACTGACTTAAACTCAGGAGCTCTTGCAAATGGCGCTTATGTTTCTGATGGTGCAAACCTTTTGAAAATGAAATATGTTGGTAAATCAAGAATGAACGGCAAAGCAATTTTTAGAATCTTAGGTTCTTATGTTGCTGATGTAACTGGTGAAGCTGGTTCTGAAGTTGTAACGGTTGCTGCTGATGACACTGTTTCTGTTGCTGACGTATTCGATGGTGCTTCTTTAATCGTTGCTGATGACACAAACAAACCAAAATGTATTATCCAAACAGGCGGCGTTCCTTCTGCAGTTATAGTTACTCAAACAGCTGAATTGGTTCGTTCGTTAGAAGATCATATACCACAATTTGCTGGTGCTGGTGCTTATGATACAGATGACTGGACTGCTAACTTTGCAGACGGTACTAAAAATGTATCTCCTATGAATCGTGGCGTTGGTGAAACAACCTACTTCCGCGCAATGGGAATGAAAACCTACACAAAGAGCATTGAAGCTAAATCATACCAAAGCTCAGTTGCAGTAACTACTGAACAAATCCAAGACTTAAATCGTCAATTCGGTATGGATGTAATGGGCATGGTAGAAAGTAACTTAATTAATGAAATTTCTCAGTCAATTAATGCTCATATCTTAGACAGAGCTTTCAAACTTGGTTGGACTAATCACTATAACATGTATAATGTTGAAGGATTGTCATTAAACTTAAACTTAACTTATAGTGGCTCTTCAAGTGGCTCTAAAACTTACAAAGATTCAACTGAAACTGATGTTGCTATTCCTTATGCAGCATTCGTTAATATGGGTACTATGGAAAACTTAAGTACTATTCAACGCAGAATTAAATCACGCTGTCTTGCTGCATCCGCAGTTATTTACCAACGTGGTCGTAGAGGTCCTGCTAACTTTATAGTAACTAACTTACAAATCGGTACTGCTATTCAAGACAACGCTCAATACACATTTGCTCCAATGGAAAATACAATATCACAAAGCGCCGGTGGATTATATCCTCTTGGTACTGTTGCTGGTATGACTATTTACATTGATCCAAGAATGGGATTGACAGATAATAGAGTATTAGTTGGTCGTAAAGGTAACGAAGGCGAAGGTGAACCTGGTTTAGTATTCATGCCTTATATTATGGCTGAGATGATTACTACAATCGCAGAAGGTACAATGGCTCCTAAAACTGCTATTAAAACACGTTACGCACTAGTAGAAGCGGGACACTTTCCAGAATCACAATATTTGGTATTTGACGTAATAACTGCAGCTAACTCACCACTGTTCTAATTTTTGATATAAAATATTAGTAATTTACATAAGGATTCAATAATTTTGAATCCTTTTTATTTTTATTGAAAATTTTTGTTAAATCTGATACAATTAATAGTAAATATAATATAGACAAAAATAATAATTTTTATACCGATTTTTATATTATGCAACAAAAATTAGAAAATTTAATAAATAACTCAAGAGATTTCAAAACATTTACTCTTTTCTTTGGAAAATATCAAATTGCTAATTACAAAGATTTAATTCCATACATAGAAGAGCAAACAAAATTTTTAGATGAATTCTATCCAGAAAATAACTTAAAGCAACGTCTTTGGCACCTCTTCAATAAGCAACCCAATATTCTTCGGTGTGAATTTTGTAACGAACCTTGTAAGATACATTACTTACCGGAAACAAACCAAATGTATTCAACCATTTGTTCCGACCGGAAATGCCTTCAAAAACGTAAAGAGAAAACTAACTTAGAAAAATACGGTTTTAAAAATCCAACTCAAGTTCCTTCACTTAAAGAAAAAAGAAAACAAACATGTATTGAAAAATATGGTGTAGAAAATCCATCCCAAGTTGAAAAATTCAAAGAAAAACGAACCAAAACAAACATGGAAAGGTATGGTGTTCCAAATGCTTTCGAATCAAAAATATTTCAAGAAAAACAGGTTCAAACATGTATTGATCGTTATGGTAAAGCAAATGTTTTTCAAGTAGAAGAATTTAAAGAGAAGAGTAAGAAAACTTGTTTAGAAAAATTCGGAGTCGAATACGCCTCATCCAGTAAAGAATTCAAAGAAAGAGTTAAAGCGACCAGTCAAAAGAAATACGGAATGGATAGTCATCTTCAGTCGGAAGAAGTGAGGGAGAAAATTAGAAACACCAACATAGAAAAATTCGGTGTCCACTGCAATCTGATGACCGATGAAAATAAGGAGAAAATAAAACAAACATGTTTAGTTCGGTACGGAAAAGAAAACTACAGCTACACAGAAGAATATTCACAAAAAATTAAATTTTGGCATCAACAAAATAGATTAAAACAACTTGAATTATTTACAAATTTAGGTTATGAAATAATATCATATGATAAAGAAATAAAAGAAATAACTTTTAAGTGTCCTGTTTGTGGTGAAGAATTTACTAATTATTTAGGATTTTTCATGCAAAGACATACGAATAGTAAAATTTCTATTTGTACTAACTGTATTCCATATAATTTAATTTCGGGTGGTGAAAAGGAGCTATCTATTTTCATAAGTTCCTTTGGAATAGAATTTGAAGAAAATAACAGAAGTATTTTAGAAGGAAAGGAAATTGATATTTATATTCCAACATTAAAAATCGGTTTTGAATATAATGGAATTTATTGGCATTCAGATGATTACAAGACAAAAGAATATCATCAAGAAAAGAAGTTATTAGCCTTAACAAAAGATGTAAATCTTGTTCATGTTTGGGAAGATGATTGGAAATTTAAAAGACCTATAATAGAAAGTAGAATTAAAAATATACTTGGATTGAATCAACAAATATTCGCCAGAAAAACAAAGATCAAAGAAATTGATAGTAAAACTTTAAACGAATTTTTAGAGCGAACTCATCTTCAAGGAAATATAAATAGCAGTTATAGAATTGGATTATTCAATAATGATAAATTAGTATCCGTTATGTCATTCGGAAACAGAAATAATAAATTAGAACTTTTGAGATTTTCAAATGAATTAAATACTAATGTAGTAGGTGGATTTTCTAAACTTTTGTCATATTTTATAAAAACACATCAACCGGAAGAAATTATAACATATGCTGATTTGGATTGGTCTAACCCAAATAATAATGTTTATTTAAAAAACGGTTTCATTTTTAATGGAATGACTCAACCCGGTTATTATTGGTGTCATAATGAAATAAGGCAAAACAGAATGAATTTTCAAAAATTTAAATTGGTTGAACAAGGATTTGATCCAAACAAAACAGAAAACGAAATTATGTTCGAAAGAGGATTCAAGAAAGTCTACAACTCAGGCAACCTGAAATACTCACTCCGCCTATAAAAAAGAAAAAGGATTTTTACAAATCCTTCTTTTTTGTTTTTCTATAATTTGCCATCTGCCCAAGCAGTTTAAACTCTCCAAACTACGGTTACTATTATCATCGGATCATCATATTCAGCCATATATTTTTTAAACTTCTTCTCCTCTACGGAGCCATGATTTTTAAAATCATTATTGGTATCTCCTATAAAAAAGAATAATTACCTTTGATTATAGAAGCATTTATAACATGATTATTACTTAATTTTAGAATAACTCTAAAATTTTCCATGTCGCGTTTATAACAACATCAGCGTCTAAGACTGTTGTTTTTTCCGGACGTGGTTGGTATCAGAATCCTTCAATTTGATCTTCTAATAAATTACTATTTTTCTTATCCTCTAGCTCACCGTATAGTTTGATATTTATTTTACCTTCATTTAATTGTTTACTTTCGACTTAGTTGAAAGTATCGAAATCCATTACATTTTTGTTTTTAATAATTTTATTTATTTTTTATTAATTATATTTATAATTTCGTTTATGTCTCCAATGAAACCAGGATTTGAATCGACGTATTCTGGAAATTGCTTTGTATTGTCTGTATAATACTCTATGTAATATAAATCATTCTCCGGTAAACATCTTACCATATAATTTATGCCCTTTATTTTAGCATATGCTTCTGGTCCTTGATAAGCATCTACTCCTTTGACCCAAGCTAATTTGAATTTACCTTTTGTGGCATGTTCAATAGTTTTCATGTCTTTCATCATTGACTTAATCCATGCTTTAAGATCCGGGTCATTACTATCCCATTCACCGGTTTCATACAATTTCTTGGTTTCATCGATTACTAAACATTCTTTTAGTGCTATTAATGGAATTTCTACAGTTCCTAACATTGCACCCATAGGACTTTCAGAACATAATGCTTCGTTTCCGTCAATAGAAACTACGTACACTTCCCCATGCTTTGATATTTTATTAATAATTTTCATCTGTTGAGGAATGATACCTTTCAATTTGGATTTATCAAGTTTATAGTATCTACCGGATTCAATTTCTTCATTCATTTTCTTTGATTCATTCAAAATGAATTCTTCTCTGTTCATCACATATTTTTTCATAATTTACTTTTATATTTTATTATTTGGGTACATCTTTATTAATTCTTCAATAGTATAATTTTTGAGTATAGAACTAAATTCTCTTATAATATTTTTATCAATATCAATATTATACTTTGTCTTTAAACCGGCGAATACTTTACCTATATAATAGTTACCGATAAACAACATCTCATTAAACCAATTTTTTATTCCATTATCAAAACTATTAGAACCATAATAATAATCTTTATTTCTTATTGCTTCAGCTACAGCAATTGCCTTAACCCTTCTTATGAACTTAATAGGATCCTTTATTGAAATTAATTGATTAATTGCTTTGTTATTAGCTGTTCGATCTTTTTGAAATATATCATTCGCTCTGCTTATGTCCTTAACATCCGGAGTTATTTTGTCAAAATTCTCTTTTGACATAACAGCGACAAAACCAGCTTGTAATTTTAAACTATCATCCTCCGTCATTCCACTTGAACCTACAAAATTTATTTTCTTAGCACCAATTTCTGCAAATTGTCTATTGTATTGAAATTTAGATACATCATTATCCACATCTACTTCCCAAACATCTCCAACTCTAAAACTATAGCCGCCTGGTATTCCGCCCTGACCCATAGTAGTCTCATATTTAGGACCTTTTAAATGTTCCTGACATTTTTTTATAGCGTCTTTTACTTTATCAAATTCTGTAATTGTCTTGTAAGTAACTGATGGAGAACTGTTATTCCAAAGTGATTGATATCCTTCACCACAAGCGGAAACAAATTTCTTATTTAATTGATTCGATTCATTCAAAATGAATTCTTCCCTTGTCATCACGTATTTTTTCATAATTTACTTTTTTTTGTTATACATTTATATTATATATTCAAAAGACGATTAAAACATATTTTTAGTGTAGCTCCATTCTCAACATTTTCATTTTAATATATACATTATAAACAAAATTAATCGAAATTAAAAATAAGTAAATAAATATGAGCAACAGTGGAATGCCACATTACGTCAACTCAACAGCGAGCATGAACAATTTTGAACCAGTGTTTTTATCAACATTTAATGTGCTGATAACTCCGCCTGCTTTGGTTGATGGATGGGACTTTGTATTAGAACAAATAACTAAAGTTTCTGGTATGGCAACAGATAAATTACCAGGAGCAGATGTAGTACAGAAATTTAAAGGTGTCGATAGAAGATTTTCAGGAAACTTACCATCAGAAACTACAGTAGATATAGAAGTAGAATTCAATGTGAATATAAACGATGATAATAGTATGTATGTTTATAAAGCTATGAGAAAATGGTGTGACCTGATTTGGAATCCTCTAACAGGATCAAGAGTTTTGAAAAAAGATTATGTCGGTGGACCTATGATAGTTTCATTGTACAATAGAATTGGACAAGTAACAAGACAGTGGATCTTCCCTACTATTTGGCCAATTGAACCAATACCTGCAATGGATTTAGACTATTCAGACGGTTCAGCTATCTATGGACCATTAACAATGAAATTTGCGTCCGACTACTGGTCAGATATAAGTCAATAAAAATCAACGTATTACAAATTTAGAACAGACTAAAATAGTAACAAACTACATATAAAAAAAAGGTGAAGAATTTTGAATTTCTTCACCTTTTTTATTGAATGATGAAATTGCATCATCAATCCCGGAAAAGTTCCTGGACACCTATGTCTCAATAAAACGTTTAATATTATTAATATATTTTTCTATTCTTTTTTGTTTGTCTTGTTCTGACTCTTCTCTCCATTCACCAAATTGCATAACAGAAACAAAATCCTTTTTAGAAAAATTAAAATTATGTACATTGTTAAGATGCATTCTCAACCCTTCTTGGGTGAACAATCTATTATTTTTCTTAGGGCATCCAGGAAATAGACATCTATATCCTTCTCTTGCTTTCATTGCTCTGTTCATTTTTTAGTCCTGAATATGTTATTTTTAATCATCGTCCTTATATGTTCGAGTGCCATTCAATTTTTCTTGTTTTTCTATTGTAAAACCAAACAAAAGTGTATCTTTTCTGTCCTTGATACAATCCATATTTTGCCTCATTCTGAAGTTTTCATTATCTACTCCTGCTTTTTTGACTTGTGCCATTATTTCCCTCTCAAACCCCTTTCCCATTTTTAAGGGATGGTATCCAGTACATAAAACAAAAACAGGAAAATCATCTAAGCATAAACCATAAACAAGTTCTCCTTGATATATTTTTAAAGCATCTTTTAACTTGTCAAATTTTTTAAGTGGTTTTTTTATCGGATCTTCTTCAAACAATTTTGATTCATTTAAAATGAACTCATCATGTTTCATTATATGTTTTTTTTTATTGTAATATTTATTTTATATATTCAAAAGACGAATATAACTTAGTTTTATTGTAATTAATTTTGTAATATTTTAATTCACTTCGAACTCTAAACAACCTTTATTTCTTTCATAAATAATTTCTATTAAGTTTTTCAATGTCTAAAAATAGTTGTATTCGTCTTTTTATAAAAATCTCATATAAGCGATTTATGACGGTTTTAGAAACGTCCGTTCTTCTCTTCTTTGATTTGTCCTGAATATTTCAATTGTTCATATCTGTCTGTGATTTCAATTAAGATTGGATCTCTCATTATGTCTTCACGTTCAAATTTAAAAATTGCTACTCCTGGTATATCTTTAACCATATCTGCAAAACCTGTCAATGCCAACATATCTTTGTCTATGTCGTGTTGAGAAACATCGCCTGCTAATATTACTTTACTCCCTCTTCCCATACGAGTGACAAAGAGAAGAATCTGTTTCCAATTTGCGTTTTGTGCTTCATCTAAACAAGTTACTGAGTTGTTAAATGATCTTCCCCGCATGTAAGCGAGTGGTTCGTATAATATTTTCTGTTCTCTTTGTTTTATAATTAAACTTAGATATATTGGTTAGGTAATTCGTTTTTAATGAAATTTTCTATTAGATCTAATTGCCAAGATGTTAATTCTCTAACGTCTCCTTTATATGCTCCACGGATTTTCTGATATTCGTTAAATCCGCCATATATAACTACGTCTTTTATATTTTTCTCTTTCCAGTCTATAACTAAACAAAATATATCTTTAGCATTATATTCTTTCATCTCTTGTTTTGTTAAAGAAAACAAAAAATCCATATTATTATACATCGGAGTATTATCATACATTGCTATTTTTCTTCCGTCTAATATTTTGCTTTCATTAAGAGGATTTAACTTCTGCTCATTTAAGAACCCTTCGAAGTCTTTTACGTGATTTTTAATTTGTGTTTTCATTGCTATTTTTTTTTTTTTTTTTTATTTTTTTTTTTTTTTTTTTTTTGTAATACATTATTTTATATATTTAATTAACGTATTATTCTTAATTTTATTGTAGCCTATTTAAAGTATTTTTGAACGGAATATAAACTTTGTTCTTGTTCGATTACGTCTGCTAATTCTCTTAATAGTTCTATGACTTGTGTATAAGTTACATTCTTTTCTTTGAATATCATCTTTGTAATTGCTTTAGCAAAATCATTATTTGCTTTTGGCAATATATTGTATTCTTCATTTAATGTCTTTGAGAATTCGTCGAATTCTTGCATTTTAATATTTTCCATTCTTTTCTTCTTTTATTTGACCTGAATATTTCAATTGTTCATATCTGTCGGTGATTTCAATTAATATCGGATCTCTCATTATGTCTTCGCGTTCAAAGTTGAAAACTGCTACTCCTGGTAGATCTTTAACCATATTAGCAAAACCTGTCAATGCCAACATATCTTTGTCTATGTCGTGCTGAGAAACGTCACCTGCAATAATTACTTTACTACCTCTACCCATTCGAGTGACAAATAGCATGATTTGTTTCCAATTTGCGTTTTGTCCTTCATCCAGCACTGTAACTGAACTATTAAAAGACCTTCCCCTCATATAAGCTAACGGCTCATAGGATATTTTTTTCTTTTCTAATAATTTTTTAAATTCTACGGGAGGCATCATCTGTTCGAAATTTGATACATATGATTCAAAATAGGGTCCTATTTTTTCGTTTACATCACCTGGCAGAAAACCAAGTTTTTCTCCGGATTCTTGTATTGGTTTTGTTAATATAAATTGTTTAAAATCTAAACTATGTTTAGCAATTAATTCAGTAATGTAGTAACATATCGAAAATGTTTTACTAACTCCAGCAGGTCCGATTATTATGATAAGTTTATTATCGTTAATAATTTTTAAAAGTTCTTTTTGTTTTTCTGTTAGGGTAAATTTGTTTAAAAGATTGATGATGCTCCGAGTGGCAGCACGTTTTTGTTGGTCTAAAGATTCTGATTCGGTTTGAAGATTGTCACATTCTTCTTTCTGTTTAGTAACATTTTTTTTCTTGCCCATATGAATTTTAGTCTATTTTTTAAGTATAATTTATATATTACATAAAAAGGAATGGGAAAATAAATTCTCCATTCCTTATATTTATGTTGTTATTTAAATAATTTCATTTACTAACGAACGTTTAGCACTTTACCTTGAACTATTCCATTCACTCCGGTTGTCATGATAGCAGTGCTGTTGATTGTATTATGACCACAATCGAAATTACCATATATTTTCACGAATTTACATTTACCATTCAACGTTATTGAATTTAGATCGGTCATATTGTTATATGAACAGTCCAAATCACCATTAATAGTTAACATCACAATAGGAGCTAGTGAACTAATGCTGTTATGACTAACATTAATACTACCTTTTATAGATGTTGCTATACCTGTCAATGCAGTTAGTCTATTATTGCTACAGTCAAATGAACCAGTAATTGTTGTAGGACAGTTTGTCAATGCAGTTAAAATGTTATTGGCTACTTTCAAATCTTTACTTATTCTTGTTGGTATACCAGTAAGAACGGTTAATTGATTGTTATTAATTTCTAAACTTCCACCTAATGTTTTTATAGCAGAAATTGTAGAACCCAAAGTGTATTGTAAAGAAGTAATCGCGTTGTTATTACATCTCAAACTTCCATTGATTACAAGTTGTGTTTTTCCTGTTGCCAAATCACCAGTTGTTGTAGTGTTATTTAATGTTGGAGCCAAGCTTGTTAATTGATTGTTACTAACATCTAAATCACCGTAAATTGTCATTGGTAAAATTCTGGTAGCCGTTGCTGCTTCGGTTGAAGAAGTAGTAGCTCCTGCTTTTACAAGTGAAGTAATGACGTTGTTATTTACTAAAATATCTTTTCCGATAGTAGTAGCTAAATCATCCAAGTCAGTTAAGCTATTATAACTTGCATTATAAGTTCCGGTCACTGTTGTTGGTCCACCGCTTAGACCAGATAAGCTGTTATTGGAACAATTAAAATCACCATTGATTGTTAAAGGACCGTTAGTTAAAGCAGTGATAGCATTGTTAGAAATATTGAAATTTCCGTTGATTACAGCATCTGCAAAAATAGTAGCAGGAATCCCTGTTATTCTATTAAATGAACAATCAAATGATTTTTCCGGTAGTGTGGCACTTGTTAATGCAGTAAGTCCACAGTACGAACAATTCAATGAGCCTTTAATTGTTGGACAGTTTGTTAGTGCATTTAATCCGGAATTATGGCTTATATTTAAATCACCGTTAATAAGAGCAGGAATATCAGCAGGAATAGCCCCTACTATGTTATTATAACTGATGTCTAATCCTTTACTTAATTCTAAGGATAATCCAATTTCAGTTAAGCTACAATTATTAGCTATGTATTCACCCAATACTTTTGTAGGACCATCTTCTAATATTGTTAGTGATAAATTATAAGAACAATTAAAGAAGCCGCCGATACCAGAAGTCATCCAAGTACCAGGTGTATTATCTAATGTAGTCAAGCAGTTATGACTGACATTAATATATCCAGCTACTCCAGTTGATAATAAACCGAATAGACCATCTAATTGATTATAGCTTACATCAAAACCTCCACCAATTTCTGTTGGAAATTCTATAAGACTTAATATACAGTTGTGACTACAATTATAATTTCCGCCTACTATATCAGGAGTATACTCTAAATCATGTAAATAATTATAACTGCAGTCAAATCCACCATCTATACTTGTTGGACATCCTCTTAATGATATTAAACCATTATAAGAAATATTAAAGTATCCATGAACATATTTAATATTAAGTAATGAAAAATCATATAATGTTTTCAAACTTTTATTGGAAAGATCGATGTTTCCGTTATAATGATAAAAACCACCAATTGATACATATTTATTTGGATCTAATCCAAATTTTGCTAATAACATACTTGAACTAGGTGAATTAACTCCTAACAAATTTGAATTAGCAGCCCATGCTGTTAAATTAACTGGATTGCTCCAGAAAGTCTGACAGCTTTGTATGCAACCATTTGCCATATTTTTTATACCTCAATTTATTTATTTTTGTCTTTTGTTATAATGTATATATTATAAAAGATTTTTTCTGAATATGTTTTATCTATGTATTATAACTTTTCAATTATAAAAATCGATTTCTGAGATTTTTTGTTTTAATATATATTATATAAGAAAACATAAAATAGTTTATAAAATATAATTCAATGGTCCAAGTAGAACAACATATAGTTAAAAAATCCAATAGAAATAATGAATGGCAAGTAATAGATCACTTATCATTCCTTTCCAAGAACTTGTACAACACTTGCCTCTGGACCATTAAAAATCATTTTGAGGCAACCGGTAAATGGATGCGCTACGCTGAAATGTACCAAAAGTTTTATGATGATCAGAATCCAGCTTTCATTGCTCTTCCAGCAGCAACATCTCAACAAATTATGATGGTGATGGACAAAAATATGAAGTCATATTTTGCTTTATTGAAAATGTACAAAAAGAATAAAAAGTCATTATCCGGCTGTCCTCAGTTTCCTGGCTACAAGCATCCAACGAAAGGTAGAAATGTTGTGATTTTTACTTCTCAACAAGCAAGACTACAATCAAATAACACTATCACATTTCCTAAGAAGTCTGGTCTAAAGCCACTAAAGACTAAAATACCAGCAGGCAGTTTAAAACAAGTAAGAATAGTACCACAGTCCAGCTGCTATGTTATTGAAATTGTCTATGAAAAAGAAGTTGTTCAAGCATTTCCAGAAAATGATTCTTGGTTGTCTATTGACCTGGGTGTTAACAATCTAATGACCTGTTTTAACACAGTTTCCAGCAAACCAACTATCATCAACGGTAAGCCACTTAAATCCATCAACCAGTTCTACAACAAGAAACGTGCTAAACTACAATCCAGTTTACAAAAACAGTATCCAAAACGAAAAACATCTAAAAAACTAAAGAAATTAACAACAAAAAGAAACAGAAAAATCAAAGACTACCTCCATAAAAGCTCCAGGTTTGTAGTCAATTATTGCTTGGAATCAGGCATCTCCAACATTGTAGTAGGTTACAACGCTGAGTGGAAACAAAATGTTTCCATAGGCAGTCGTAACAACCAAAACTTTGTTCAGATTCCTTTCCTGACACTAATAAACCAGTTAGAATACAAAGCAGCGCTGCTTGGCATTAGCGTGGTACGAAACGAAGAATCCTACACCAGCAAGTGCTCGGCGATGGACTTAGAACCTGTTGAAAAACATGACGTGTATCTCGGAAAGCGAGTTAAGCGTGGCGTGTTTAAAAGTTCGATCGGAACTAAGATCAATGCTGACTTGAATGGAGCTATAAATATTCTTCGAAAGGTAGCTGGAGATAAGGGATCTATTTCACAATGGATTCAAACTCAATCCAGTAGAGGTCAAGTCGTTTGGCCGTTTCAAGTATACTTGAATAAATAGTTTTAAACAAAAACTGATACGATATTACGAAACAAAAAAGGAACGGTTTTGTTCCGCTCCTTTTAATCAATAAATTTAAATAATTTTTAAGTTGTTAAATTTTTAAATAAATAGACACCTATTTTATCGTTTTTAAATAATGGCCTTGCTCCGTCATATCTACTAAGCATTAATTCAGGTGTTAAATCCGATTGTTTATGTTCTTCAAAATCTCCATCTTCCATTGAAGTTTGAATGTAATTCCAAGGAACTACCACAATAACATCTATACAGTGTTTTTTCATTCTATCTAAAACTAATTTAGACTCATCAATAGTTAAATGTTCCAGAACATCACCCATTATACATACTTGTGTTTGTTTTTTATATTCATAATCTAAAATATTTTGATTGTAAACAAGTTCATAAATCGTCTCGAGGTTATATCTTTCAATATTAGGTTGAAATGCCTCGACCGCTATCTTTAAATAAAAATTTATAAGGTTTTTATTGTTTACATGATTCAGTAATTTACCATAGCAACCAGAACCTGCTCCAACATCCAAAATATTAAGTTGTGAATATGAAACAGTATTAATAACGTTGTATTCAGAAATTATATAATGAATTATATCTAACTTGAAATCATTACAAGATTTAAAATTATTAGAAATGATTTGATTAAATTCTATATCGTTTTCTAATTTTTTTCGGAGTTTTAATTTATTTATAAATTTTTGATTCATTGTTGATTAGAGACAGTCTACAAAATTTGTTTGGGCTATTGATATAACTTCACCAGATAACTGTTTTTTATCAATAAATTCATTAGCGATTTCTCGGGCGGTATCTAAACTACCGGCATGAACCAAATATGGATATTTTGTAATTTTTTCATTTCCTTTTTCGTTGATTGTTGATACTGCAATCACTACTTTAAAATATGCTTTAATAGCATTACTCATTTTTATATTCCTTGATAATTAATTAAATTCCTGATTCTTCTTGGTCGATCAAAACTGGTTCTTTAACAAAGTAAAGAAACTCTATATATTGTTTAAATGATTCGTAAATAGAATCTTTATTCATCTCAAAATAAAATTCTTTGAAATCCTCTTTGAAATTTTCAGGTTCGTCTGTATTTTCTAAATACATCTTTATGAAATCTTCGTTTGGTAGTTTGATTTTTAATGAGAAATCAATAAATTGTTCAACTGTTTTAAAATTAGTCAATATTTTATTTGATTTCTCATTTATATTTTTTAGCGGTTCCGTCACTGGTGTTACCTTAGTCATGTACTGAATAGGTTGTTCTATAACCGGAGTATTTTCAGCTTTTATAGCTTGTAACTCTTCAGCTAATGATTCATCTACTACAGACAAAGATTCCAAAATACTATTTTTAGTTTCCATTGTTTGTTCAATCACTAACAATCTGTAATTATTGGCTATTGTTGATTCCGATATAATAGTACCTTCTTCTGTCTCGAATCTTTTATCATTTGGATGTTGTGAAGGACACCTTTTCACTAATTTTATTACTTCACCTGTAGTGATGTTTATATATGCTTTATTTAAATGAACTCTCATTTTATTGGTCCTTTGTTTATAATTTATTATTTTTACAATCTTCCAGAACATAATTGAAATAATTATATAGAATTTGATCACAATGTTTTTCCAAAAGACTTATATTTTTTTTGTCATTATAAAAAACATAGTCCCATCTATTAATATCAATATTATCTAAATCAGTTTCGGATATATGTTTGCTTTGCTCATCGGATGAATGCATTTTATCTATATTAATTCGAACCAATATACATGTAGTATTTTCATCTGACATATTTTTAAGTGTTTCAAATTCATCTTTGAATCTAAGATCCGTTATACAAATATTAAAATCTTTATATGAATTAGCTAATTTATTTTTTAGGCATTCTATCCAAATGTTATTATGGAATCCACGAAAAACTTCCGTTCCGATTTGTTGTTGGAGTTCCCGAATGGTCAGATTATTTATGGATGTTGTGTTGCCGTAATAGCTATGATCATAAAAATACTGTAATGGCAAGTCTGTTAAAACGGAACATATTTGTTTAAGCGGTTCAGCGAATTTCAATTTAACTAAAACTGGATGAGATCTTTCTATTAATTTTTTATTTAATATTTCATAAAACAAATCTTTCCCGCTCCCTTTTTTTCCGGATATCGCTAAAATTATTCTTTTGTTTTTCATATTTTAATCACATAACATATTAGCGGTTCTTGATGGTAATATCTCAACTGTTTCGTATAGTTGATGAAATTTTTGAACATTGAACCATTCAGTTGTACCATCGGATGATTGTAATTTTATATTTTGTTTACTGGTGTCATACTCGATAACTCTAAACTCAAAAAGTTCTTTACTTGCTTTGCTTTTTACTAATAATCTTTCATTTAAGTTCATTTTTCGTTTCCTAAATATTTTTTAACTTCTTTTATGGCGTTTTTATCAAAATTTACAAAATATGGTTTTGATATTTTCCAAGTGCTTATATCCTGGTTGGTAGGATGAGACACGTTACTGATATGTAAAATTTTACCAGGTATTGCAATTTCATTTTCGCCTAAGTGATTGTTTAACATCATACAGTATAATAATATTTGAACTGAAGCTTTTAATATTTTTTCATCTGTTATATTTTTATAAGTCTTGATGTCATGTATTCGGTATATTGTTTTATCTTCATTAATTTCTCTTACTATAATATCAGCGGTCCCGGTGAGTTGGTAAATGTCTGATGTCAACTTAATTTCAGAGTATGAATTTTCGAACCCTATATTATTTTGTTGGAAAAATTCATCGAAATCACAAGATTGATTTTTCCGAATATAATTTTCTATTTTTTGATGTTGAATATTTCCGAATTCGGTTGCTAATTTCCAATAATATAAAATATCTTCAACTTCCATTTCGTAATAAATACTACCGCAATTAGTCGATATTTCTTTAGCAATTCTAACGCCATCAAACGGTGGAGACTGTCTCGAAATAAACGAAGTGACGTGTTCGTATTTATCCGAATTGGAATGGTCGATAGATACTGGAAATTTTAACATTCAATATCATACTCAACGGTTATATAAACTTGGTAAGGTTCTATTATCAATATCGGTTTATTTGACTCGAAATAAATTACATATTTGCCATTAATTTCTCTAACTTTAGATCCTGTTTCCAATTTTAATTCTTGTATAATAGAACCATTTTCAATATTATGAATTGTGAATCTATTCATTCTTTTATTCCTTATTTTTTAATATTGTGTTTTGCATATTTCCGAGCTAAACAATAATTCATATTCGATACCTTCATCGAACTCGATTCCTAAATTTTTTTCGATTGGTGTATTGAATTTAAAATTAAAATCAGTATCAATATCTTTTAATTTGATATTACTCCAAAGACGCTCAAGAACCTGATTTCCTTTTTTATCCATAACAGTTAGTTTAGCATCTACATAGTTCAAATCTCCCTTACCTTTTAAATATTCTATAAAAGGGAAAACCGTTAGTCTGCCTTTTCCTTCATTATTGTAATTATCAATTATATTTTCTTTTAAAGTAACATTGAAATCATTGTCTTTTCTATTCAAATCAATCGATACTCCGGTGACTTGGTAATTCACTAAATCTACATATTGATTGTTTGTTATGAATTCAAATTGAAAAATACTTCTCATTAATGGGATTTGTTCTATTTCTTTCATTTTTTATTCTGTCATCGCAAAATCAATAAAATTCTTAGTTTTTCTAATGGCATCAATTTGTTTGTTCAAAAGAACATCATCTATGTCATGAATTCGTCTCTCAAGTAAAGCGGTTTCCATTATTATAGCAAATTGATCATCCACACTTTTAGTATGATCCGGTTTCAATATCCTTACCAAATAATTGACTTTTACAAAATCAATTTTTTCTCCTACCACTTCTCCAACTTCATCGTATATTTTTTTGGTGAAAGGATTTTCTTCCAAACTTCTTTTCGGAAATAGTCTTTCTATAATTTCATCATTTGTCCACATTTTTCTTCTCTTCTTAAAATTATTTTTGGTTGCAAATCATTTGTAATTGATAAATCATAGCAAGTACACATAGCTGTGGATCAATCACAAAATTTGATTTGTAATTCCAGTCGGCTATACATGCTATAACATTTGGTAATTTATCCGCTTTTGTTTGGGCTCTATCCAATAACCACTGACTATACCTTGAGGAGAATATAGCAAACACATCATTGTGTTTTCCGCTTGTCGCATTTATTAATAATTGGTAGTTCCCTTTCGGATCCGGTTCATTTAAAGTTATATTAAATAACTCTTCTAAACGATGGTCAATCATTTGAATATTTTCGATTGTTATTTCGTTTTGTCCGGATTGATGAATTGCTTGTATTTGCTTTACAATTGAGCGGAAGTCAGGAAAGAATTCATCAATGAAAGCGGTCAGGATGGAATCGTCAGCATAATTGATTTTAAGTTTTTTTAAAATGAATTGAAGACGTTCCATATACTTCCCGGTTAATTCTTCTTCTTCTTTTTGAGTTTTTGGGTTGTAATCCAAAATTAAAAATCTGCTTTGTATTGGTTCCGGAATTTTTTCTAAATAATTACAAGTTCCTATGAACCTGGTTGATTCTTGAAATTTTTCCATTGTTGCACGAAGTGCTGCGTAGAGACCCGGTGAGGCATAGTCCATCTCGTCCATGAAAACTACTTTACAATCATCATTCTGATCGGCGAGGTTTAAAGATTTAGTGGAACAGAAATTCTGAATTTGTGTCCTAACAACTTCAATTCCTCTTTCACTGGATAGGTTTAAATTTAAACTTGATCTATTACCGGCTAAAATTCTACCCAATGAGGATTTTCCTGTTCCCTGTACCCCTGTAAGCAAGAAATTCTGAGACAGGGTGCCATCACCAACTTGTGCCCTAACTCGATCTAATAGTATTATATCTTCTAATTTTTTTGGTCTTAGTATTTCTGTTAATAGACCGTTAATTTTTGACATTTATTTTTCCTAAAATTGTTCTTTCTATATTATACGTTTTAAACTGTCTCATTTAAAATATAAATATCTTTTAAATTTCTACCTTTTTGATCATAGTCTAGTCCGTAACCAACGATAAACAATGGATCGATAACAAATCCAACATATCTGGCATAAACATATTCCTGCCTCATTGCTGGTTTAGAAAACAGAGTCGCTATTTCAATAGAGCTTGGTTGTTTTTTAGAAATATATTCTATTAATGTAGCCATTGTATTTCCGGTATCTATAATATCCTCTATTATAATTATATCTTTATTAAACAAATCAGGCAATGTTCCTGATATTTCTACCTTTCCTGACGTTTTGACTCCTCCATGATAGGAATCAACCTTAATACAATAATATTCGGTTTCCGTGTTTATGTTTTTGAGTAGATCACTTGCGAAAATCATAGCTCCGTTTAAAACAACTAAAAATATTGGTTGTTTGCCTTTATAGTCCTTCTCTATTCTTTTTCCTAAGCTTTTAACTCTACATTGTATTTTTCTTGAACCAATGTGTTTTTTAAATTGCTTATCACCAATTTGTACCATTTTTAAAATTCCTTTGTTAAAACTGTGATGCATCATCGAAAGCACTTTCCCATGCTTTCATAGCTTTGGTTAATTGTTTGATGATGTCTTCTAATACTTTATCGTTAATAAAATAAGATTGATCATTTTCGAATCCGATATAGATTTCTTGCTCTCCATTTATACCGAAAATAAATTCACAGAAAGTTCCGGATTCGTTCTCCGTAAAAACTGATTTTTCAACTTCTTTTTTCTTCTTGTATAAATATCTTAATTCATCGAAAAAATCTTGAACACTATTTAAATAATCAAAATAGTAAATGTGATTATCTGTTTCTAATTTTGGTCTGGCTTCAAATCCATTGTACTCCGGTTCGATAGTCAATTTTTGTTTTTTCATTTGTGTATCTGTAACATCAAATGTAATTTTATATTTAAAAGTTCCCATTTTATTTATACTGTTATTTTTACTGTTTTTAAACAAATTTATTTATATTATATATCACCTTAAAAATTTCAAAGAATATATACTTCTATATGTAATATTATTTTTAACTATGTTCGGTTTTCTTTTAGCCACTCCTTTTTCCAACAATATGGATCCAGGAGTAGTAGAGCTCATTAAAATGTTGTTCCATGACATTGGTCCAATATGGACAATTATTATTATTTTACTTATAACAGGTCTTGTTGTAGGGCTTGGAATATTATGGAATAAATTAGTTATTAAAAGAACTGGTTATGACGATGTTATCCTAAAACTAAAAGAAGAATCTTCCAGGTTGGCGGATAAAATTAATAATGAATTTGATAAGTTCAGAGATCATAATTCAAATAATAATCATGAAGTTATTAAATCAATAAGTGATTTGAAAAATTATATAATTATTAATGAGTCATATACTATTAACTCTCTACAGAAGATGGAAATCCTCTATCAAAAAGATATTGAAAGTATTAATGAGGCTTATAAAAAAGAACAAGATTTATTTAAAAAGGAATGTGAAGAACAAACCAACCTATTAAATGATGAAATCGAATATCTACAGGAACAAATCAAAACTCTCCAAAATTTATACAATCCGAAAATAAATTTAAATGATTATAAAATCAAGTTAAAAAACCATAGGCTATTTCAAGCAATCGCTAATTGCATTAAACATAATGTATTTATTAAAGAATTTAAAACAGAAAAACTAAATAATGTTTATCAAATAATTGTAGTCAAAAAATTACAAGACTTATCTGATATGCTTATCCAATTTATAAATAGCCTCGACGAAACAAAATTCAAAGACATCCAAGTTTTAGGAAATGAACTAACATGTTTATTGTCCGATGTTCAAAATAAAAGTAATGATCGACTGATCGAAATGGACATGAAACCTAAATTAAAAGAACAAATATATAAAATGTGTATATTGTATGATTTAATTGAAGTTGTTTCTTGTATGGCTCAATTTAAATCAATACAACCTAACATATTTTTGGATGGTGTTTTTGATCAACTTTACGAAAATTACATCACCGCTTTTCCTGATTACATAGAGACACAACTGAATCAATTGGATTGGTCGAACTAAAAATTATTCCTTTAAAAATACTCAAAAAAATGCAACTAAGAGATTACACTTACCAAATATACTTGGTAAAAAAATACAATCATTATCAAAATATTTTGAAAATACAAGAAGAACGAATGGAGGTTATACAACATATAACATCCAGGGTAAAGAACAAAGAAAACGAACTAGAAATATTAGCTAGTAACATAGATAGAACAAAAAATCAAATAGAATTCATAAAAAATATATTTTCCTCTGAAAATATAGCTATATAAATTATTTTTTATTCCAATTTTCTTGGATTTCTTTGGGTGATATTCCAATGAGTTTATTCGGAACAACAAATCCAATTTTGTACCAATCTTCCATTTCAATCATCCGAATATTCGTTGCTTTCTCTATCCGATAAGCACGAATTGCTATCTCGTATTTTCGACCTAAAATCATTCTTAATGTAGTTCTGAAAGATTCACTTAGGTCGAAATTTTGGGAAAATAAAGTAGCAGGAATATATTTCTTATTATTTTTCATCAATTTTTCTTCAGCGTCAAAAACAGATCTATACATACCATAATATAAATTGAGTATCCATACCCTCATCGCTCCTGGAATGTAATGAAGGTTCAGCCCTACAAAAAGTACCGAATTTTTTTCCGGTAAATCTCTCTGGGATAATATTAAAGATATTGGGCGCTTATCATAAAAATCTAATACGTCTTTCATAATAGGATCATAGTCGAATAAATAAACCCTACCTACAAAAAATGATCTATATTTTAGTACCGGTCTATCTGTCCAGGGCATAGCTGATCGGGACATATATTTATTTATAAAAAATTTATATACTGTTGAAAGTAATCTAGATAGCCCTGTTTTATTTAATTCTTTTTGATAACTATCAAGTGGGAGGATCATTATTAATGTCTGTTATTTGGTAATAATCAGTACTTTTGGTAAAACACCGGTCATTATTTTTTATTTTTGCTTGTATATGACATCTATCTAATACAAAATCGTTTACATTAGTTCCTTTATATAATAACTCCATTAAATTTCCTGAACCAATATTCGGATTTATAATACCGTTTTGATTCAAGGCATAGACAACACATAAATCTATTGAAGGAGATTCATCATCTTTAGTGAACTTATAAATAAATTTCGAACTAGGACTGTCTTCTGACAAAGCATCAGTGAAATGAGGCAATGTTTTTAATATCCAAATAGAATTATCGATGTTTATAGTATCATTTACAAAAAAATTATCTTTTGATATAACAGGTAAATCAGAAAATAAAAATTTATTAGTACTATTGTATTTGTAAAGAATTATTTCGTCCGTGTCTTCAGGAATTTTGAAAACAAAGGCAACCACCTCAGAAAAACGTAAATAATCTAAATTAATTTCTTCTCCAGTTTCCCCATCTGTTATAGAAAAAAGATGTTTTATTTTTATATTTTTTGTTTGCATATAAATTTTATGATAATGTTAATCGTGCAGTCGTAGCATCTATAGGCAACTGATTTGATATAGTTTCTATTTCATCCATTTGTGTCTGTACTTCTTTGGCTGTTTCAACTGCACAAGGACCACACCATCGCAGAATAACACTATGATTATATTTCGAAAATAAAGGTTGTCCATTATCATCAACCGCTCCAGCTGGCAGACCCAAATTATAGGGTTTAACAGGTGCGCTTAGACCAGCGATAGGATCACCGTTTACATCAACTGCTTGTGTATTCATAGCATCTATAGCATTAGCCGATAAAGATATTTTGAAATCCTGTCCCACTCCTGCATACTTAGTAGCTAAAACAGATCCAGAATATCCAAACTCAGCATCGTCTTTATCTATAGCTGAAACAGAACCATCATTATTCTCTTTTATTGGTGTTTTTGCCATTCTACCTACATACAAGGTTCCTGCTGCTGTTTCTACTATTCGAAGATTACCAATCCATGTTGGATTACTAGCATTATTGAAAATATCATCAGCGTCAGCACCTTCTGCCAACACATTGAATGCATCTAATAATTTTTGTGCTAAAATCTCTAATTGGTCACAAGGTATTAAATCTTGTGAACTTACCGCGGTATTAAAGGCTTCAAGTGCTTCAGCCCATGCTTGCATAGGTTTACTTAAATCCACTAAGTCATTTGGTGTTAAACCAGGAGTTAAATCAGTTGCTTCTCCCCCATTGACGCCAGGGTTGGTATCACCGTCACCGCTGTATAAATCTTTCAGTGATATATTTTGTGGAGTTAAATCACCGGTTGCGCCATAATTACTAAATTGTAAAGCAACTAAATCTGCAATAGTTTGATCTCCTAAATAACCTTCTAATAATCTTCTTTTTGTTTCCGCTGGTATCTCAAAAAAATCAGATTCCACAATAAGACCTACCGGAACATTACCGAACTTATTAACACCATTATCCACAGCGTATCCTGTTTTTTTACCTCTTGACTTTCCGCCACCGGGTGCAGTTATCACATCTTCGAACGCCATAATATCTTTCGCGGTTAATACATCATCTTCTAAGATACTTTTAAATGTAATATTAGCGCTATGTGTTCCATTACTAGCCATCTATAAACCTCTTTATTTTATGTTAGTCTGTTTATTTGAATTCCTGGTAATGTATAATCACCATAGTAAGAATTCATATTATTATATATAAATTTTTGATAATTTTGGCAATCCGTATTCTCATCTTGCAAGTCATTGTTGAAACCGAACAGCTCCAACTCTATTAATTCCAGTAATTCCAAAACTGAAATATCAGATGTATGATATACTAACCTTAAAGAACCATCGATGTTATTTTTACTGTTTCTAGTGAAATATTCTCTTATAGCTCCAACCGGATTATTTTGATTTAATGTGTTATATCTTCCCAGCAAAACAAAATATAAATAAGTAGAATCCCTAAATATTTTCACATCATTATTAGTAAACAAATTGTCTAAATACTGTCCTATAGTTAATTGAATATTATTCATGTCAATCACATCCACCGGATCCGTATTTAAATCTTCTTCGATAAGTATTGAATTTTCCACGGCTAATTCATTAATAATAGATAAGGTAACCGGTTCCAGTCCTTCATCAATAATATACTGCAATGGTGTCCGGAGAGCAAAATAATCCCAATTAGTATATGTGTAGTCTATACTATCTATTAATAAATTTTTTAATGTGACTTTTCTTAATGCGTTTGCCATTTTTCTATATAAATTTATATGTTATAGTTGTTGACCGGGTACAAGGTGAATTCTCTATATCCTCCTCCGACTCAACTAAATCAAAACCAATCACTATGATTTTAGGATAATTAATAGCTTCTATGATATCATATGAGTTACCTTTTATAATCAAACCGATATTTACCGCTCCGCTTGGAAAATTAGAAAATAAAGCTCCTCTTGATTGTAGTATATCATCTACATAATATTTTCCAACTGCTATTATATCAATATAATTTTTGGTCTCCACGAATAATAATTGGCCAGGAACTAAGTTAGATATTAATGTACCTAATTCAGAACTCACCAAACACTTATCATAATCAATATAATCTAAATTAGTATAATCCAATAAATTTTCCGGATTTATATAGACCGTTTCAGTACTATATATTTCAAAAGGAAATAATTCTATAATATTATCTATAGTCGCCCCATCTTTCATTCTCTTTGGTATAGATATAACGTAATAACTCCAATCTATATAAGGATGAGTAGAATAAAGAATATTTGATATAACAATTTTTTTAACGGCCATGTTTTTCATTATTTATATAGTAAAGTCAGATTTCCATACTTTAAAAAATTTTAATTTATTTTCATCCTGTACTAAGGTAAAAATTTTAGGTGAATATTGAATAGCATTTATATTAAACATTTCGGTTGTAGGTATAATACTTATTAAATTATTTCCGGAGTCAATCTCTCCGTTCTTTTTTAATTGGTCACTTTCCTTCTCAAAGCAAATACAATTATAACCTAAACAATTAGTTCTGTCCATTGTTATTTCAAATAACTCGTCCATTTCATCATAAGTATAAGACAACCTAGATACAAGCATAACATAGTAACTATATAAATCCACCGATATTTGTGTTTTCACGAACCTGAAAAAGATATCTAAATTTAAATCATTTGAACTAACAGTACTGTTCAATATTTTAGGATCTAAATTATCAACACTTAAAGGGTCCACCATATTGCCGGTAGATAATGTCAATAGATTAAAAAAGTTAAAAATTTTATCATCCGATGAATCTATATCGTTATTTAATGTACTGAACGGCAGAATAGAAGTCACATCGAAAAAATCACTTTTATCTAAATTAGCGTCGGTGAAAATGTAAGTAGTAGTATCGTCAAGATAATCATATCCGGGACCATAATTATAAATAAAATTAGGAATAATATTTAAACGTATTCTATGGTCGTTATTCAGTAAATCGTTTACTCTCTCCGATAAATTAAATAAGACAAAATTGAACTCATTATTATATAATTCCGATGAATCTTCTACGCTATAAACACCCTCTTGTGTTAAGTTATCTATACAAGGTATTAAATTAGATTGAGAGTCCGGTCTTACCTGGTTCAAGCTCAGTCCGTTTATGTTAAAAGTTATTGCCATTTTTCTTTTATGTCATTAATTTAGTTGCTCACCTAATTGAAAATTAATTTCTATTTTTCCAATTTTTTGTGTCGGAGACAATGAAAAAGTTGGACATGTTAATGTCATATTTATATATTTATTACCGAGTTCTGGATTCAAAACAACATCGATTACAGAAGGAATAGTCAAAGCATCCCTTATCACATCAACTATGATGTTTCCTGAATCATAAACATAAACCAGGGAGTTGATATTTACTGCTGCTATTCCTGCATTTGGTATTAAATCGATCAATTCATCTATATCTACAATTATTCTATAATTTAATAAAGTATCAAAAGGTACCTCTATATCCGGAAGAGTATTTAACATAGAGAAAATATTTGTTCTACTTATAGAAGGAGCTGTTATTATAGAAGAACCGCCTGAACATTTCGTTTCATATTCTGTTAATAGTGGTCCAACTACTGTTTGGAATATAGCTGTAGTAACACTATTAATCGTCTTGTAAGGAATATCAACCGGAGGTAGTCCAGTATATGAATAAACATAAGTATAAGTTGATTCAATTGGAATGTCAAAGCAAGGCACCATTGTTGGTGCAGCATTGTCAATTGGAATGTCAGAGCAAGGCACCATTGTTGGTGCAGCATTGTCAATTGGAATGTCAGAGCAAGGCACCATTGTTGGTGCAGCATTGTCAATTGGAATGTCAAAGCAAGGAACTTCTGTTTCTGTAGGTAAATCATTATCTGGGTCGGTTGGATCAGGTATTGGATCCTTCTCTGGACAATCTTCTGTAGTAGTAACAGTAACTATTAAAATTCCGCCTTCAGGGATGTCTTTAGTACAATCATATTCTAATTCCAAGAATGGATCATTTATCGGAATTATACCATCACACTTCGGAAGATCTACTTTAATTGAAATATCTTCTGTTTGTTCACATTTCTTTAAGAAATCACCAACTATACAACGTATTTCAAATTCGATTGATTCATAATCGGATATGTCAGTAATTTGATTTATTTCAGGATAAAAAGTTAAAAATCTATCCGGATGAACTGAAGGATGTATTCGTTGGAGGTAAGCATTTACTGATTCAAATGATAACCTGTTCCATTCGGACCACGGAGTGGAATATGTATCACTGTTTAATCTTTGTCTGATTAAAAACTCGATATTATACTCAAGTGGGAAACCAAGAATATTACTTGCGAAATATTTTAGAATTAACTCATCGTACTCATCCTCTAAAATTTGGGTGAAATTAGCGGAAGCAGTAAAACCAAAATCAGTTGAAATAAGAAATGGCTCAGCAAGAGAAATCATTTTAGAATACGCGACATTATTTCCTTCTCCTCGCCGAGCACGGGCATATAGAATATGTGTTGGTTTAGTGGAATCCCAAAGAACATTTATATAGGCGCATTTTTTATTTGGTCCTAATAAATCAGCATAAACATTTGTTCCAAGACTTTCAGTATTGTCTGAATTATGATTATAAAGCAATCCATCTTCAGTCAAGAATTCGATGGCGTCTATTCCAAGTTTGGAGAAATCATCACAACATAATTTATATGTCATAATATTATCTTTATAGATACAAGGAGTAATTCTTATTATGTTTCCGCAGATAGGAATGCATTCAGGACATTCATTTTCAGTGACAGTAATTTCTAAAACAGGTTTAGAAATACATACCTCTTCGTCACCTTTAATGATCTGAACATTTGCTAAAATTTGGACCGTTTCATTCGGAAGATCTTTCAGAAATTTAAAAGTTGCTCTTGGTTCAAGCGTCCAAGCAGAACTTTCACTTTCTTTTGTTAGACCAACAATTTCATAGAAGGTTCTATCATTAATATCACCGGAACGTTGGGCGAACCAGTTGTATCTCCAATCTTCATCAACAACATTTCCATCAGGACGTTGAATATTAAACGTTATTAATTCATATGTATTTACTACAGTCACATTGTCTTATTATTTTTATCCTTCTTCCGCCCATAAGTCATTACTTACAGAATCTTCCAATTCTTCGTCCGAATACATGAGATCATTTCCAGAATATCCTTGATCTAACATGCTTATAAATAAATGTTTTCCATTTTTCTTACCTTTATATCTATAACCGCCTCGCCATGCGCCATCTCCTAAATCTAAAAGGCAATAATCCATTTGTGTCCTGAACTCCTTTACAGAACTGACCATGTCTCCGAGTTCAATATTATTATCGTCTAAAATACTGGTGTCCCAATGTTTCTTTGGTTTAGATTCATCCAATTTATTTTCATTAATAAATTCATTGAATTTCAATACTTTGTTTTCTGTTTTCATAATTGTTTTTTTTTTTGTTAATAATCTTATATTAATATAAACGTTTATATTTTAAATTTATTGTAAGCTTAGACTTGGACTATCCTCTTTCTGCAATCATTCCTTTTTTTATATAATCTAATATTGTTTTTTCTCTGAGTTTCATTGTTTCACCTTTGGTAATATCACTATCATGCCATTTATTATCGTCGTCTTGTATCATCCAACTTCTAAATATATAATCTCCCATTCTACTGCCAACCACCTACCCAGTTTTTTCCATAATCAAGATTAACAATACAATAATCCATATCTTTTTGTAAGTCTTCTAATGACGTTATTACCTCTCCTAATTCTTCACCTTGCTCTTTGAGAATATCCATTCCATATTGATTGGATAATTTACTTTCATTTACGAAATCTTCATATTTCATTACATGTTTTAACATATTTATTTCTTTTTTAAACTTGGACTATCATCAGTCTCTCGCATACTGGATCGTATTTATCAATCGTTGCCCAAACTTGTGCGGCTATAAAATATTTCTTTTTATCAGCATCCATAACCAACGGACTAAATGAAAATTTATTTAATAGTTTAAAAGTAGGAGCATTGTTAAATAAACTACTTTCTACTTTGAAATGGTGAAAATAATTATCCACTTCATTGTTCAAACTGTCATTGATTATAAAGGTACCAGGCAACCACGAAATAGTTCTACAGGAAACTGTACTTTTATTAACCTTGAATACAATGTTCTTCACTGTTATATTATCGGTAATTGATTTAACCAATTCTATCCGGTAGTCAATCAATACCCAGTTATTCAATCGTTTAAATCGAATGTATGAGTTATCGGTTAAATAGACCGGTAGATCCAAATCAATATTTTCTTGCTTTGTAATGTTATTGGTATTGCCACCCATGTTATAAGTGATACTATCAATAGTAATTTCATTTGTTTCGTTTAGTACCACATCTCGGTACATCACTTCCCAAGTTTCTGCGTCATCTGTGGTGTCTTCCCAACAAGCGTTCCATCCTGTTCTGTCAGGAATTCTGTTGATATTTGGTTTGGTCTGTTTTGTAATATAAAATGTGTTACCAAAGGCAGAAGTATCCTTATTTTCAATATCAATTTTGAAATATTCGGAACCTTCTTTGAATCTAAATATGGTGTAGTCATCGATAAGTTCAACAATGACCTGGTGATTTTCAATCAAAGAATTTCTAAAACCTTTTACTCTTAAAATTTCAGTTGTATTATCAAAAGCATCATCCGAAATACTAAACCCACTTTCACAAAGAAAATTATTGTTGTTCTTAGCAAGTTTACTGTTCATCAGATGAATGTGTTTACCTCTTCCATCACTATCAGAATTATAAATCTTTAGCTTGTAGTCAGCGGCAACCGTATTGATAACACTTGAACTTTCTAACTCCTCAAGGAAAGAAGTATTGTCTAAAATTCCTTCACTGTCATCATAAAGATTGGTTAGAAGAATAGACTTATTAGAATATTTATTGGTAACAAGATTGATTGTTTGGATCATATCTTCTATAGGCAAATTTAAATCAGTAGCACATAAATTGGATGCTACTAATCTTGACCATTCACTATCACCATCTTCTCCCTTAGGTCCAACAGGTCCCGGAGGTCCCGGTATGGACTCACCTTGTGGTCCGATTGGTCCAGCAGGTCCTCCACCATTTTCTTGAATCTCTCTGAAATTACGATTGAATTTTTCGATCATTTCTTCGAAACCGTCTTCAATGTTCAGGACACTAAGATTTAGATATCTTTTATTGATATAAATTGTATTCATCTATTCTATTGATAATATTTTTAAAATCTTCGGTAAATATTTATTACTTAATGTAACATAATTAGACGAATTATTCTTCATCTTATCATTGTTATTTTCTATACTAATTATATATTTGTCTATTAATTCTGTATTATTTATATCTTTTAATAGTGCTATTTGGTTGTCAACGTTTACTGATGCTGCCTTTTCCTTTCCCACCATTGTATAAAGGTATGAATCTTCGGTGACTTTGGATGCTTCTTCTCCATCCAAATAACAAACGGTTGAATCAATAATAGGTTTGGAAAATTCAACTTCATTTATTTTAGTTTGATAAATGATGTCACCATTTCCATCTTTTATTATTTTACCTTGTACCGGAACACCGTTTATTTTGAAATTACCGATGTCCGAATTCGGTCTAAAATAATATCTAAATTTAAAATTATTCCAACTATCGTTTTCATACTGAGACACCATCATAACATTATTTTTAAAAGGAATTGCTTTAAAAAATATATCTTCAAATGAATTGAAGGCATCACAAATTGATTGTACAATATCACTTATTTTTTGCTTGGTATTAAAATACGTAAAATAATACGGTGGTTCCTTATAACTAAATTTCAAGTTAGTATATTCATGTTCATCTATCTTCTGAAAATTACTATCACCGAAATCATACAAGTCAAAAGTTGTTCTGTTTGTTCTTGGATTTTTCCGTAGGTTATAAATAGGACTTTCTATATTAATTTCACCGAAATAAATTTTGACCGGCTGGAATTCATCGATTTCTAAATACTCATCTATCTCAACACTTAAAATATATTTGATATAATCTCGGGTGTTAGAATTTGCTTGGTGTCTATGGCTAACGTCTTGTAACTCAAATTGACTTGTCTGAAAATGAAATTCAATGTTATTTTGTAGGTACGGAGTATATTCAATGAAATCCAAATCATCTCTCGCGATGATTCTATATTCCATGCTGTTATTTACACATCCAGGTGATATACTTAAATAACAACCGTTCGTAAAAGGTCGAGACAATTCATTATCGATTGTTAAAATTAAATTGCTTGGTATTGAAATATTTTCCACCATGTTTCCAACAACACTTTGGGTAGTTAGTTCATTACCAAATAACTTATCTATTTTAAAAGCAGATGAATTAAACACCAGTAGATTGAAATATTTTTCTTGAATGGAAATTAATGACGAATACCTATCTACTATTGTATAACAATGATCAATATCTAAAATCGGTTCATATGTTGGATAATTCACATTAAGTGTAATTTCGTTTTCTATTTGATTATTTAGATACTTAGAATTAATAATATTGTTTTCATTAAAGTTCAGCTTGTAGCGTTTCGCAAAGGTATTATAATCTATATCAAACTTGCAAATTTCTTCTGTCTTAACTAGTAGATATTGGTATTCGTCAAAATCATAATTAGTGTCTTTAAAAAATATTTCAAAATTGAAACAGTTGGAGGAAATCAACTCATATTTTTGGATTTGTTTATTGAAGTCTTCTTGAGTGAAAGTTTTCTGAACAATGCCGGTTCCTGGATCAATGGTTGTTGTACTATCAAAAAGAAAACTTGTTTTATATGTTTCGTAGTTACTTGTCTTTGGGCGGATACCATACAAGTCAACCATTGTAGATGACTGAATGAAATCCTCCTTGCTTAAAATTTTGTCGGTGTATGAACCCAAAATATAATTAATAAAATCTTTGACATGAAAAGAGTATATGATTTCAGAATTTTTAAAATCCTCCGGGATTAAGGTGTTTGTATTACCGTGAAATTTCTTTTGCTTGTTTCCTAAAATCAAAATATAATCCGGTAAATCAGTAAGATTAAATTGAACAGCAATTGAAAGACTTTTATCAAAATCAGTTGTTTTATAATACTTTAAATTTTCATGAAATTCAATAGGAAAAGAAATAGTTCCGTCTTTGGATACATAAGTCAAATTCCTTCTATTGTAAAACTTTTTAAGATCAGAACTAAAATCAGTAGTGATCTTATTTATTTTGTTTTTCTGTTCATCCTCATAGATATCATCAAAAGTTGATATGTAGATACTACTATCGACTATATCAAATTTTAAATTTCCTGTTCGATTCAGATTTATATTTGTTTGGATTTTATTAATCATATAGGTGATTATTAACCATTCATTATTTTATTTTGCATTTGTTCTAAAATTTCTTTAAATAATTCTCTTGAACCATTAATTTCTTTTCTAATATTATTATCTATCTTATCAAATTTTTGGTATGAATCAATTCTTGTATCTATACTACTATATTCAAATTCAAAAGCAATAGATCCTTTTGAACTTAATAAAATATCATAATTTGATGTTCCTTTGATGTTTGGATCTGTATTATTATTCAAAAAAGTTTTTACTATCTTAGTAAAAATAGGAGAATTATTAATTTCATTTATGATATATTTATCGAATTTTATATGTTCTATTTCGTAATCTGGCTTATTACCTTTTGTTTCCGGTTTAAACCAACGTAGAAAAAATTCATTGTTATAAAAATTCATATAGAATAATAATCTATAATGTTCAAAAAATTTATATGGTTCTGTTGGTTTGAAATCTTCTCTAAAACTCTCTTCCGTGTTTAAATTTTCATTTATAAACTCACTAAACTTTTTTAATCGTTGTTCCATTATATTTAACCATTCATTATTTTGAACTGAATACATTCTAAAATATAGCCAAATAAATCTTTTGACTTGTTTACTTCTTTGATCATATACTGATCAATAGGAACTTTGTCTTGATATGATTTTCCTTCGTAGTACCAATTAAGTTCAATGGAACCTGACCAAAAATCAAAAATAGCAGACACTTTAGCATCTTTCATAAATTTTGCTGGTTCAGTTGGTTTAAAACTATTCTTTATTCCATCCGCTACACCTTCGTCCAGTATATGATGTTCATTTCTTAGTTGTTCTACTTCTTCGTCTAAAATGAATCCATGTTCTTCATTCATAAATTCATTAAACTTTTTTACGTTCTGCTTCATAATTAATTAACCTTAATTTTATACTGTGCCACCAATGGTGATCCGACTACAAATTTAGTCATTTGTTCATCTGAAAACGAAACTGTTACTAAATCTGATTCTAAATTCCATGCACTTTCTTTTTGTAATAGTATTCCTTCATCTTCATCGAACAACATAAATGTATCAATATCTATCTTATTAGGGAATACTATTGTTTTATTATCTATATTTGTCTGTGTCAGATTTATTCTCTTTATATTTATTTGTGAAAATAATCCAGCATTTATGTTCGATTGAAGAATATCAATTTGTGCCAGTTTTGCATCAATATCCGAACGCAAGGATTCTTCCATAATGACATCAAGAGTATTTGTTTCAGAGACTAAAATAACATCAGGGAATTCAACCAAAATTGGTTTGGACCATTCAGAGGTCAGTGGATTGCTTGGATAACCAGCTTCCGAAATTGATTTAACTCTTATTTCAACTTTTTCGTATGGAGAAATCGGAACTTCAACTTGGTTGACGTTAGGAACATTCTTTTCTAAGTCTTGGAACTCCCAAACATAGTCACCGATTGTTTGATCCCAAACCTTCTCACGAATATTTGTTTTCAATTCTTTCCATTCACTAAACAAAGCATCTCTAACCTCACCATCTAATTCTTCAAATTTAATTTTTACATTACATGTAGGATTATCAAATAAGTCTAAGTAACGATACTGAACATTGAAACCGATTACGTCTTGAAATCTACCCTTCGCGTCTTTCTTCCGTTGAGGAATGTTCCAAAAACCTTTGACCGCGTAAGACGGTGTAACTGTTTCAGCTTTTGAATTATATTCATATTTAGAAGAAGCAATTTGTTCACTAAGCGTTTTGATTTGTAAATTATTGGCCGCCAACTGTTGACTTAATTCAATTACATGAACATTAATTTGTTCCAGTGCTGTTGGTGTTATTCCTTCTTGAGATCGGGAAATATCTAAATCAATTATGGACTGTTGAATTGTTTTGTTCTCTAATCTTAGTCGGAAAATTTCTTTGGCAGCAAAATCTATAGCGTCTGTTTTGATAGAACGTTTTTGAACATTATTATCTTGCATTACCACGAAATTAGAAGCATTTAGAACTGGAGCATCTGGTGTTATTCCTTCGTATGCTGGAATACTATTGTACTCTATGTGGTCAAGAAGAACTTTTTCCACATCATAAATATTTTTAATGAAATAATCATTGAAACTTATTGTATTTCCATTAGAGTCAGTTTTGGTTAGACTGGCTGAATCAAATGCAACCCCTTCTGACCAATCATCGGTTGTTATATGATACTCCGGATCAATTGGTTTAACAAAAAGAATAGTATGTTGATTATAATTTATAGGAATTTCTATAAACTTAGATCCAATAGTGTCCGACACGATTCTAAGCATGTTAATACCTACAGAAACAGTCTCAAATCCATTTTTCATCGCTAAGGTAACAATATACTCATTATCGATGAACTCAACGTTATACACAATATATGTCGCTTTTGAGTTTTTGGTTGTTAAGAGGTCACCTGCAACAAGTTGATGACCTTGTTTTGTTCCGGAACCATTTTCTGTATAAGTAATCTTATTAAATTTATATTTCTTTATTGAAGCATACTCGGCTGTTTTCAAAACGTCCGGTAGTATCCCGATGACATCAAAAGTTCCAGAATACTGTAACTCAAGTGCTGGAAGTAATTCTTGTTTTACTTCTTCTGTGAAACTAATGTTCCTACTATTTAAAAATTCTTTGGTGGTGTAATAGTCGAGATTATTTCTACCTTGAAAATAATCAGCCCATGTTATTTTATCTACCTCTGTACTAATATCTAAATTCAGCCTTGAATAATAACAGAACTTTGAGAAATTATCAACCTTTCCAGTAAGGTCTATTTTGACTGTAAGATTTTCAGAAAGAAAATTCTTCAAGAACCAATTCTCTTCTGCACTGAAATTAACAGGAAATTTGATAGCAGTAATTTTATCCGGCTCGTTGGTTAGTGTAACCTTACCATCAGCCGTCTTCTGATTGATACTATTTAATAATTCTACATTGTTGTTTATTTCAGAAACTCTTCTAAGCATATAAGCATATGACGGAAGTCTGTAATCAATAGTATTTCCTTTTTCATCCTCTAATTTTACAGTGACCACATCTTTGTCACTAACCAGTGATTCGGTGATCGCCTGAAGTATCTTTAGATTTTGACTATTTGTTTTTAAAATCTTTTCGTAGAATTGATCTATTGAATGTTGCATGTTCTAATCTTTTTTAATTTAAAAAATCTATAACGAATATGAAATTATCTGCGTCTAAACATTGTATTTCAATTACAGGACAATAATTTCTGCTTTTGAAATCAACTGCTTCAATTTGAGCCACCAATGCTCCATAACTTGAACTGTTCTTCAACGTGTTGTTAGCGTCAGTATAAATTCTCAAAGTTTTACTTGCATTTATGTTTTCAAGATCATACGGAGTTTTCCAATACAATCTCATTACCTGTCCGGTTTCCCATTTAGTATATGAATCATCCAAATAAAGTTTCATATTATAGTTAGGAACAAATGTAGTATAATTCGTTTGGTCATCAAAACGCAAATAGTTCTTCTTTGGTTGTAGTCGGTGATCAAGAGACAGGTACTTTGTTCCGGTTCCAACATCTAAAATTTCACTCCAGTCCGTTTTAGCTACATATATTTTTTCGGCATAGGTGTACTCATTCTTGTATGTATCGATCAACAAGTTGTCACCTTCGTGTTGTAAACTTATACCTTGTCCAGCATTGATTGTTCCTAAATCAAATGCAACCTTCAGACTTGTTTTTCCTTCAAGAATGGAATAAAGTAGTTTGTAATTATTTTGAATTAAATTAACCAACTCTTCTCTTGTGGTCAGTACATTCGAAAGTTCCTGTTGGTTTAGAAAAGATTGAAGTGCGTCATACTTATCTGAAAGTGTTTGAACACTATTGACACCAATCATCTTCGAAATTTCTTCAATTTCTCTTACCCTCTGTTCCAGCGCAAGTGTGTTAATACTTTGATTATAAATGTCAGTAGAAACCCTGGCCATCTCAGTCAGTGATTCATGAAATAGTTCCATGCTAAGTGTGTTGGAATCAGAAATTTGGAATTCAGAATCAACAAACACATTTGAGTTGTTCAGGTTGACTTTAAAATTTAAACGGAAGCCGTAGCTATTTCCATTCAGTTTGAAATCATCATTTGGTCTACATTTTTCGTAACGGGAAATACCATAACCGTCTGATTCTTCATTTCTGAATTTATCAACGAACAGAACACCGAATAGATTGGTAGCTTTTACTTCTTCCATCATATCATAAACACCGGTAGTTGAATTATAAACTTCTGAATTTTCATAGATATCATAATACAACAAAATTGTATTGAACTTGAAACTGGTTGAGGTTGGTTGTAATGCAGAATCTATCAAAGTTGAATAACCTAAGTTCTCAAAGAATTTTGAATATGAATTAGCATCAAAGTCAATTTCAATTCCATCTAATTTAGACCTAAGGAAACGAGTTGCTCCTGTTTCTAAATCAGTTGTATCAACGGCTGGATCATAAATAGCTAAACTATCATTAGAGGCGTCGTTGAAATCTTCTGGTTCAAGTATATAAGTATTAGAATCAGTAATTGCAGTTGTTCCACCGGTCAAATACCACCAGTCATTCATTTTATAAGCTGATTCACTTTCGTCAAGACTTAGCTTGTTACCGTTTAGGCTGTTTGGTATTTTCTTGAAGAGAGTTGGACCGTTTTGATTTTCATTGACAGAAGATGAATCTATTCCAGAATCATTGTCATAAAAAGCAATTAAGCTTAGTCCGTCCGGGTGTTCCTCATTTACTTTTCTCCCAAGAATCAATTCGGAGTTTTCATCCACATCTGTTCTATAAAAAGAACGACCAGGTGAATAGTTATCATCCGAATTTGTTTTGAAAAGAACACTTGGAAAATTTCCCACTTCAAGAGGAATATGAACATATACACTATTGTAGGTATTATCATTTCCGGAGTACTTATCTACAAAATTAATATCACCGATGTATTGAACAACCCTATTATAATTCTTTACTGCATCGTCTGCTTCTTCTATGAATCGGGTATCATTTAGACCATTAACCGGATAGGAGTCGAAACGAATTCCACCCATCTCTTTCAACCACTTGAAAAACACTCTTTCTGAAACTGTCTTATAAGATGATGAATTATATCCGTCAGAAGCAAGAATAGTGTTTTCAAGATTCAAACAGTAGTTTTGAAATGATTCAGCGAACTGGACATTTCGGTCAACCGTTAAACTTTCTTGCATATAATCATAAGCACCAGGAATAGCATCAAGACGAAGATTGTTTGAATTCTCAGGTAAAGACATAATATTCACTTGACTACGGAGAGCAGTATTCTTGATGTTCGGAATGTTTAACAAGGCAAATTTCGAGAACCTAAATTTGGATTTAGTGTCCTCTCCAATGCTTAAGTTAAGATCTTCTGCAGCAGAAGACATGGTGTAGAAAGAACCTCCGCGGTTCTGAATTCTTCTGATTAGAGGAGTTGCTCGTTTATATTTGATAGCTTCAGCCATACTTAATATTCTCTTTTATTTTATTGTCTTTTGTAAAATTTTGATCATTTCTTCTACTTGATCTTTGGTTACAGGAATACTTAGGGTGTCTATATCTGCCCAAATATTAATATAAAAAAGATTTCTATCAATTAAATCATTATCTACATCATTTCCTTCACTGTCATTTAAGCCATATTTTTCAGCTGAACATACAGACATTTCACATTTATGTTTATAACTATCCATTAGCATAAAATCAGCACCATTTTTATTTGTACTTATTTTATGGTTTTTCACTGCATCAGCTTCCACGTTACAGCCTTCTGATTCCAATTCTTTAATGACGGTTTCTTTTAGAGATTCGTTAATACTGTTGTTTAGACTTTCATTTGTGAAGTCATTGAATTTTTTAACTCTGTTTTCCATTTTTTAATCTCTTTTTTAGTTCATATCTCTTGCTGCTATCTTAGGTAGCAAATCAGAGGTTGAATATGAATTTAGATATATCCATGTATTATTGTAGAAAATAAAATTCACAGACATATATGAATGTTTTAAAAATATTGCTACTGAACTATCATTTGTTCCAACTGAGTTGTTAGGAAATGCAATATTTGTTCCTAATATTTGAACACCATAAGCAGCAAGTTCTTCGTTTAATATAACGATCAAATTTAGTCTATGACCTGCTTGAATATTATCAGTCAATAATTTCAAATGTCTTATATTTAGATTAGCATTGTTCACTGTGAATGTACTAAAATCTAATAATAGAACAGATGATTTATTAACAGACAATTGTCCTACTTTTTTATTGTCTATTACTTCATAATGGGAAACGCCACCTTCCCCACCGGTATAGTTAGCTAGTTGATTTGCTCTGAAAATTGAGGAGATTCCCGAATCAACAAATTTACCTTTATTAACAAGACCGCCGTTGTTATTAATAACACTTTCAGCTGATAGCAAATCAAGGGATCCTGCTTGTATTTTTAAAGCGGATGCTCCAGCATTGCTGAGTTCAGAGGAGGTTGCTGTTATGGTATAACCAACTATTAAATGTCCACCAATGTTAGCGGAAGCATTTGTAGTAAAGTTGGTTGTGTTTGGATTCGGAGTGTTAACTGTTCCGGTCAACAACTGTAACGATTTGATAGTTGATAAACTCTTGTCGTCTACATTGACAATATCACCTATTGAATTTATTGCCGCTGCTAAACTTGTTAGATTTTGATTTATTATCAATTTCATACTCGGAATAGTTTCGTTTCCAAGAAGTTGTTTGATTGATACTGCCATTGTTTTATAACCTTATTTTTGTTTCTTATTTATATATTTGTTTATGAAGTTTGAAAAAATCTTCAATCATTCATATAAAGTATATATTTATTTTTATATTTACATTTTAAATTATTTTATTGTAAATTGATTCTGTAATATTTTGTTTTAATATATACTTTATATAAGAAAAACATAAAATAGTTTATATAAAACTCAATGGTCCAAGTAGAACAACATATAGTTAACAAATCAAACAGCAGTAAGAATGACTGGCAAGTGATTGATCACTTAGCATTCTTATCTAAGAACTTGTACAACACTTGCCTATGGACCATCAAAAATCATTTTGAAGCAACCGGAAAGTGGATGCGATACAACGAAATGTATAGAAAGTTTTATACCGAGCAAACGCCTGCTTTTATTGCTCTTCCAGCCGCGTCTGCTCAACAAATCATGATGGTGATGGATAAAAATATGAAGAGCTACTTTGCTCTGCTAAAAATGTATAGAAAGAACAAAAAATTGCTGACCGGTTGTCCTCAGTTTCCTAAGTACAAAGATAGTATAAAAGGTAGAAACATAATTGTTTTTACTTCACAACAAATGAGACTACAAAAAGATGGAATAATTAATTTTCCGAAGAAGTCTGACTTGAGACCATTAAAGACTAAAATTCCAGTTGGTAGTCTAAAACAAGTTAGGATCATTCCTCAGTCATCTTGCTATGTCATAGAAGTTGTTTATGAAAAAGAAGCCATTCAAGCGTTTCCATCAAATGATTCATGGTTGTCTATTGACTTAGGAATCAACAACCTAATGACCTGCTTTGATACAGTTTCCAGCAAACCAACTATCATCAACGGCAAGCCACTTAAATCCATCAATCAATTTTACAACAAGAAACATGCTAAACTTCAGTCACGATTACAAAAACAGTACCCTAAACGACGTAAGTCAAAGAAACTAACAAAATTAACAACAAAAAGAAATCGTAAAATCAAAGACTACCTCCACAAGAGCTCCAGGTTTGTAGTCAATTATTGCTTGGAATCAGGCATCTCTAACATTGTAGTAGGTTACAACGCTGAGTGGAAACAAAACGTCCAGCTTGGCAGTAAGAACAACCAAAACTTTGTTCAGATTCCTTTCTTAACACTAATAAACCAGTTAGAATATAAAGCAGCGTTGCTTGGCATCACTGTTGTAAGGAACGAAGAATCCTACACCAGTAAGTGCTCAGCGATGGACCTCGAACCAGTTGAAAAACATGACACCTATTGCGGTGAGCGAGTTAAACGCGGCATGTTCAAGAGTTCAACCGGCCAGTCGATCAATGCTGACTTAAACGGAGCCATCAACATTCTTCGAAAAGTAGCTGGAGATAAGGAACCTGTAATGACTGTTGTAAAGCAGTGGGTTCAAACTCAATCCAGTATAGGTCAAGTCGTTTGGCCGTTTCATACATGTATGAATAAATAGTTTTTGTTTTTAAATAAAAATTGATACGATATTTATAATTCAAATGTATGAATTTTAATAAACCTGTATAAACGATTTCTTCTCTATCGTTTTGTTAAAAGTCTTGCCTATGATTTCCAATTTAATTGAATAATAACTTTGTTCCTTGAACATCCAATCGATATGTTTGTTGGTTGTTTTTAATAGTTGTTTTTTAGTTATCTCATCAGTCAACGTCCAAACAAATCGGATGTCCTGAGAATTCATTGTCTCGTCTTCAATTAAATTTAATTTTCCGTTTTCATATTTTTGTTTTATCAAATCATCGTCATATTGCTTGTTGGTATAAACAAAAAATACTGTTGTTCCTTTTGGAACTTGGAAATTTTTTGATTGGATAAAAGTATCAGCTATGGTAAAACTTCCAGAATGTTGAAGTTGAAATCTATTTATATTTTCAGGTGTTATTCCATCTGTTAGTTCCTTTGCTCCAAGAGCAAACCTGTTCCAATCAGCTGGATGATTTGGACCACTAAAACTATATTTCTCATAGAATGACCAATGATGATCCATTGGATATGTAGTAGATGAGCCGGAAATTAATTCATATTTTAAGTCAAAAAATACGCGCTCACCGAAATTCTTAGCGATTGCTACTATCGAACTTACTCCGTTTTGAATATAATCAAAATTAGAAAGTGGTCCGTTCTGTAAACCATTAAGAATCTTAGTGAACTGTGAATACTTCCATTCTTTTTCTTGATCCGTAATTAACTCAGGTGCATCAATGTCTAACAATTGCTCAACCGGGAACCTATCAAGATGAAATTCAAAACGTTCATTGTTAATTATGATAGTAGCCGGTTTAGTAACTACCAAATTATCCAATTCAAGGTAAGATGTTCCCATGTTTTCAATATTGGTCAACTCAAAACCAAAGAGTGTATCGTTTCTGTAATCTAACATATCAGAAGTTTGATGATATAGATCATCAATAGTTAATCCTTCTAAGCTATCAATAGTTATACTATCCACTTTGGTCGATTGTAATGCCCAATCAAGATCATATTCTGGATTCCATATAATTTTCCAATTAGTATCAATCTTGTTCATTATCTCGTTTTGATAGATTTTAATTTTTGTCTGGTTACTATCAGGAAGATATTCAATATTATATTCAGTGTCGAATCCATTTGTTTGACTAAGAGGACAAACAAACCATCCACTATGAATTCCAAAATCAGCTTTGTATTTCAGGTCATTTAATTTAGCTTGTTGAACAAGCGCCAAATGATAAACTGGTTCAACCTTGATTCGTCTGATCTGATTTAATGACCGGGTTGATGCAAATTTTTCATATTGTCTTTCTGTTGGTTCCGGATAATCTTCGATAACTGTTACTTCTTTAACTCTTGTCTCAATTAACTTTTCTTTTATCCTAATTATTCTCCACTTAGAACGATTATATTCATATCCATTTTCATCATAAAGAGTTTCAACAGTGGTAAGATTTGTTATGTTGTTATGTTCCACCGGTAAGAAAGACAAACTTCCATCGTCATTGATATAAATTTTAATTATATTATTTATGTAATCTTTTACAAGCTCGGTAATTATGAAACGTTTTTCTCTTTGATAGAATTCTTCATACAAGAAAATGTTCATTCCAGGTATTACATTGTCTGGAAATTTTTCAAACTGGTTATGAAAGTCAGGTGAATTCAAATTAAGTATGATACATTTGTTAGTATCATCAATTGAAAAATCAGTAAAAATATGGTCCTCATAAATAGAAATATGTTCACCTATTTTAGGAATATAGTTGGTCTGAATATCAAAAACATTATATGAATCGGACTTTACTACCTCCACAAATTCAGCATTGTAAACATCCTTACTGTCTCTGGCGACCACTACAACGTCTCTGAACCACTTGGCTTTGTTTTCTATCCAATCATTATAAAAACTTTTACCTTCAACATATATTTCATTTTTTCCAATCGTTATTATTTCAGTTGTTTTATTTCCAATGTTAGCAAATTCTTGCTCAGCATAATAAATGTAGTTGAGTTCATCTAAGGAAATATTCAGGTCATCTATCTCGGAAACAAGAGGACAATATTTAACGGTGTCCAGTGTTCCGGTCCATTCATCAATAGTTGTTTCTTCCATATAAACAGGATCGTCATCAACCACGAATTGCCCGAATGCAATTATGTCATCTTGTACCGATACTACTTCAATATATTTTTCCTTGTATGTAACATTAGGAAAATTATTTCGGTCAATGAAAGTTAATTTAACGTCATAGAACCCAACATAAGGTAAGAAAAGAATTATAGTCTTCAATTTTTCAAAGGTTCCTGTTATCTTATAGCAAAAATCAATCGTTGGATCATTATGTCTTATTAACCAAGTAACTTCTTGTTGACTCTTGTTGGTGACATCGTCAAGTGTACCTGATTTCGGATAATCAAGTTCTGCTACTCGTTCTGAAAATAATTCAATTCGGTGTTCCAAAATTGGATTAGTTACAGTGACTGCATCCGACTCTCCATCGTTAAATCCGGATTCTCTTGTACCATCCAGAACTGGATTTTTCTCTATATCATAAGTTAATTTGTTTTGAACGATGTACGGTTGAGCTTCATCCCATGTCAAAGTTAAATCATCTAAGGTAAGTTCTTTGTAATCGATTACCAATTTAACTGGATGACCAAATAGTTTTTGGTTTTTAAAAGAAGAAACGTCAGCCGACCAATCAAAATAATTTTCAGCGCTTCTGTGACGACAAACATTTGTGTTTACTATACAGTCAGTGATGACATTATATGCCTGTTGATATACTGGTATTTTTTCCTTAATTGTTTCAAAATCAAGTTCAGCATCGAAAGGGAAGTCCAGTTGATACGAATCCGAAAACTCTGCTAAGATATTACTTTTGAAATCAGCAAGTGTTTTATTATTAGCTACTAACTCTTTAAATGTTTTTTCAAACGTCAGGTCCTTGTTTAGGTCATGTTGGTATTCATTTAATAATTTTCTTAGGTTCTTCAACTCTCCTTTTCGAGGGTAGCCGGTGAAATTAATAGTATTGTCAAAATCAAGACGGATGATAGGAGTCTGTTCATTCCATACATTCAAATTATACTTAGCAAAATAAATTCCTTCTGCTGTTATGTCAACTATACGAACATGATGGGCAGTGAAATACTTATGAAGAAATTCTCTCATTCCAAATAACTTTATGGATATTTCTTCGGGTGTAAATTGAGAAGTTGTTTCAAGAATAGGGAAACCATCAGAATCGTATTCACCTGACCATTGCATCAAGTCAAAAATTAGACCAAACCGGGAAGTTTTTCTCCAGTCAGGATCTTGAACAATCTTTCCAAACTTCTGTTCATTGAATGACTGAGTTGTTGAATAGTCTATGGTGTCCGGAACTTCTATAGTCGAATAGTAAATTTGTTTAGCTTCTGGATTGGTTTTCTTTATGTTGTAGAAATATTCTTTTAGACGAATATTAGAGTAACCAATCCAATCAAGTGCCGCTCTAAATGAACGGTAAGAACCAAAGTATTGATAAATCTCATCAGACAAAAGAATTAATTCTTTTCTCTTTTCGTTTATCTTTATCCAGTTCGGATTGTCTTCTTCAATGTCAATGTCCTTCAGAATATAAAAATCTTCGGTGTCTATTCTTCTTCCGAAATTTTCAAGTATTGTTTTGAGACCGGTGTTTTCTCCAATGACTTCTGCTTGAAAATTGATCTCAGCAAACTTATATGAATTACTGATCCAATCAATAGTTCCGTTCGTTTCTATTTGGTTTCTTTTGATTATGAAAACTTCTAATTTTCGATGGAACAATCCTTCAGTATCAGAAGTAATAGCAAAATTAAGAACAAGCGGATCCTGTGAAATTTCTTCATTCGGATCATCAAACATTCTTGTCTCATTTGAGCCGGAGACAGTTGTTGGGTTTGATGTCGGCTGAAGGTCATAAAGAGGAAAAATGTACTGCCAGAATGGATTATTGTCATCTATAGACAGAAAATCATCATAGAGTGGAACAAAATTTAAAAAAGGTTTTGGTGTATCAATACAAGACTGTTTCTTTCCATCTCTTTCATAGTACGATAAATTTTGTTGGTCTATGAGAAAAGGAAATATCTTGTTTGCTACTTCCGGGTCATCCTCATCCATCCAGTGAAAGTAAAGATATACTAACTCATCTTTAGCAGGATCGTAATTGGCGAAAGGACGTGCTAATTTAGAAACATAATTTTGATATGTTAACTGTCTCTTCTCAATATTTTGGGTATACTCTTTTAAGTAGGCTTCGCCACTATAAGTAATATTATAGTAAACAGTCTTGACCATATCATCAGAGTATGAATAATACTTATCAATATATGTATTGTTAGATATTAAAAAATTATCTATATTGTCTTCAGTATCAACTATTCTATTGAAAAGAAGACAAACATCATTATATGTTCGTTTGCTTTCAATATTATCATAAAACTTCAAGTAGTTTAGTACATTGATAAGTAAATTCTCCGGCTGTTCCAGTTGTTGGTCGGTAGCGGTGAATTGAATGTTCTTGTTCTTCTGAAGTACCTCCTCCAGAATGTAAAGTTGTTGCACTTCAAATAAATCAGTTGATACTCGATCAAATGATAAATTAAACTCAAAGAAATTTCCATTGAACTTTGGTTGAATGGAATTTCCTTGTTTGTTGAAAAATCGAAACTGATTTATTGACATGTTTTTAATATTCAGATTTTATATGTTTATACAACTCTAACAGTCCTTCAACAATTCCAGCTTCCATGCCACTATTTATTTCGAAGTTATCTACAGGAACATATTTTTTAATTATATTAGGTTCAATTTTAATTGGTTCATTTTCTATAGTGATTATACAATTAATTTTTTCACCTATTTCCATCCAAAATGATAACATATCTCTTTTAGTTCCGTTTTTAAAATAAAGATACATTTCCATTTCATAGCCATCGAATTTTATGGTATCATAAGTGACTGAAATTTCTGTTGGTTTAGGTGCATATTTAAATTTGAAATTTGAAATTAATTTTTTTATTTCTTCTTTCATATTTTTATCAGCTACCGTTATAAGAGCTTCATTCAAATGTTTATTTTCATTCATAAAACTATCGTAATCTTTTACAATTTTTTTCATAATTTATTTCTTTTTATTTTTAGATATGTTTGGAAATAATATTGTTTGCTTTCGTTATTATTTCCAAATGATCTAATTCATCATTATAATATGTCTCGAAATATTTTTCTGTGTCACTTGAAAATTTATTTTTGTTAGGTTTAAAATTAGGAAATGACATATAAGACGAAAGCACATTACTGTAAAAATCTTGAACCTCATCATCCAATTCAATTTCTAATGAAGCGTAGTTTTTCTTTACTTCATCAGGATCCATTCCTTTAAATTTGTTTGATAGCTTATCAATTGTTTTAATTAATTCATTCACTGCCTTGATATCAATGGATGACCAAATAAAATTATCATCTTCAGTTCTTTTTTGAATTGCTTCATTTAGAAATTCATTAAATTTCATCACAAATTTTTTCATTTCTTTTCTTTCTTTTTTTAATTAAATTTAGTATAGTCTTGGTCAATTATATAATTGAATGTTTTCTTTATTCGTTTTATATCATCCACCGACTTAACCCAAATACGGTCCATCATATTAATAATTGATGCTCTTTTAGTTTCAAGATAAAATACAGATGAAATTACCTTAGAGAAAATTCCTTTCCTTTTATAGTCATATCCAGTATGTTTGATGTTGTCCTGAGTGTGTTCAAGAATAGACCATTTACTTTTCTCGTCATACTCCGAATACGGATTCAGTACAACATCATATTGGTTGTTGGAAAGGTTTTGTTTATTTAGATCAATTGTGGTATCCATCTATTTCTCTTTTACTAATTTAAATCTATTTTGCTGGAACATGAAATAAGTTCCGAAATATTGTTCTTTGGTCATTCATGGCTGTTCGTATTTCAAACCTACTAAACCACGAATTGATAAAATTCCAAGAGGACTGAATATTTGTCGTTGTCTCTTGAAAACACCTCCACCGTTTGCTTGACTTCCAGTTGTTCCAGAAGAAGTGTTGAATTCAATTGTTACTATCCATCCTGCTTCACCTACTGCTACTATTCTTCCAATATGCCCCGAACTTGCATCTTTTCTACTTCTCCAAATAATCAGATCATTTACTTGAGGAACAAAGTCTGTTTTCTTTCCAATTTGTTTTGCTCTAATGAACCAGTACTGTGAACTTGCACAAGAACGTGCAACAAAAGGAATTTCTATTTTTGGACTTTTGTTGAGTTCAAGAGCTGCCCTACTAAGACAATAATACTGTCCTGCTCCACAATATTTAATCGGCGAATGTAGTCCAACTGATGCTATGTAATCAATTACTTTTCCGCCCCAGTTTGGTTGTTTTTCAACCGTTCCTACTTGTTCATAAAGTATTTGATTGGAAAGTAATACAATTTCTCTATCAATCGGAACCTCATAACGGGCAACTAATGTTTTACCTGAAGAAAGTTGAATTGATAGAGAAATTAGAAGGAATGTTAAAATGAATTTTATAGTTTTCACTTTTGGTTTATTTATTTAAAATTAAACTCATAATCTGCATATAACATATAAATATCTAATAATTTATTAACAAGATTAGAATTATCTATACGCTTATCGAAATATTTTTTGAATTGTTGTTCTTTCATATCTAAATAAGTAACTGTACTGACTTCGTCAGTGATGATATATAAATATCTGTTATTATGAACAGACGAAGTTATAATTTTCCCATTATCTAATTTAATGATTATATCATAATCATCAGGAGAATTGATAGTTCCTTTGGCGTGTTTTACTTTTACTCTTGGTGGTTTTGGTTGATAGTCAAAAGAATTTAATGTTTTAATTATAGCGTCTTCAGCTGCTTCATCTGTCGAAGTAATAGTTACGCTTTCATTGATATTATCATATGAACGGGATTCATTAGTTGGTTCGTTCGAAACTATTTTTTCAATCTTGTCTATTTCATCTGAAATGTATTTGACTTGTTTTAATAGCTGATCTTCAATAACCTTCAATTTAGGTTTAATATCCGATCTACCATTGACAACAACAGTTTGTGTTTTTATATCCGCTAAAATATTTAAATTAGTTACTGTAAAACTCGAAGTTCCGCCACGTTCATCTTCAAAGTTTTCTTCGAACCAACTTGTAGGATAAATACTGACAGAATATAAATTAACGATCCGGGAAAGATTGTTGAATAAATCCTCGCTAATCATGTCTTCAACTTCCCAAATTCTTTTGTGATCTTCTTTGGTGTTAAGTTGCATTTCCCATCCACCATTAAAAGGTTGAACTTTTAATTTAAAAGATTTAAAAACTCCAATTTTTTCAAATTTCTTAAAAGCTGCTTCAAGTGGTTTTTGAATCTTAAATATGGTCGCTTTGATAGCATCTGACGCCATAGCGGATTCGTTTGATTCATTAACAAACGATTCATTTATGAATTCGTTGTATTTCATTATTTTCTCTTTCATCTCAATTGTTTTTTTAACGTCTTTTTTAATTGAATGCGAATCTACTTAAATAGATAGCATATACGGATAGTCCTACCATTATATGAACTGCCAAGAAGATTTTTCCCATCAAGGAAATAATTGCTTTCTTCTCTTCCGGTGAAAATTTTCCATCTCCATCAGTATCAAGTAATACTTTATTAAATTTTATATTGGTATAGAAAAAATTCGAGAGTGTCGATAACAACAACGCAAGAACTTCAAATAGTACAATAATGTAAACTGTTTCTATTTCTTTGGTTGTTACTTTGAAAAGAAAATATACCAATGCTACAACCAGTGCAAGGACGGTATACCGGGAAACTGCATAAAAAGTATTGGATGTTTTAAACCAATTTTTTAACTTGTTCCAAATTTCTGTAATTTTATTCATTATTTGTTTTATATTTTTATTTATAATGATACCACAAATATTGTGGATTCTCATTTTTATATTTATTTAGACAATAATTCAGAGTGTTTCTGAATTTATGTTCTTCTTTCTTATGGATTTTTAGATCACCAGTTATTTCATATTTCGCATTGCACCGAGCAACTTTGAAAGTCACTTGTTTATCTTTATTCACATATACTTTGATACAACCACGAATCTTTTCGAAATCTGTCATAAATGTAAACAGGTAAGACGGAGTAACTCCGCCTCCCTGGTTTACGAAAGTTTTTACGAGTAGTACTGCAAATATGTTAGGATCTTGTGCCATTGTTTAGTTTTATTTTGTTCCATCTAACCAGTGTTCGTAAAAACTAAGAACTATGTTTAGTATGTTTGAAGGTTCTACATTACTGAAATATTTTTTTAGTGTTTTGCTGTCTACCTTATAGTAAGTTTCCGTTCCGAATTTATTAGAAACAAAATAATTATATTTTCCTTTTGCACATACTGCTGAAATCCATTGATTGTTACTCATTTGTAATTCTATATCAAATTCATCTTCTGATTTAATATCAACATTCATTGAAGTGATATATATTGGTTTTGATACATATCTCCAAGCATTTAGTTCTTGTTTTAATATAAGTTCTAAATTGTCTGCTTTTTCAATTGCTGGATCTACCTTCAGATTCATTCCTTCATTCAAAGAATATCTACGGGATTCATTGGTTGATTCATTTATGAATTCATTATATTTTAATACTTTTTCTTTCATCATAGTTGTTTTTAATTTAATTTATTTAGTAAAATAAGTTAAAGCATTTATATCTTTACCTTCTTCCAGTTTAGCAGCCATTTCTTTTAACAAGTCAGACATTTGTGACCAGCCAACAGGACCATTATTTTTCATGATGAATTTAGCTAACTTGATTGCTACATCGTTATAGCCTCTTGTTATGTAAGAGAAATCTTCGTCTAAAGATTCATTGGCTTCATTTCCAGGTTCATCCGGCCATTCTTTCTTAATTTCGCTAAAGAATTTCTTCTTTTCTGAATCGTCCAGTTCATCAGGTGAGTTGACATCATAGTCAGCCAATTTTTCTTTGAAGAACTTTTGGTATGCTTTTTGTTCCGCACTTAACTCTTCTTCATTTAAAGTGTTAATAAATTGGTCCCAATTTTTCACGTATTGTGTTTTCATAATTTTCATTTTATTTTATTTTTAATCTATATATTTCTTTACCAAGAACTTCCACCGCCATTTGTTTCGGCATCCACTAATTCTGGATTGTTTTCTTTTTCTCTGTCTAAGTACTCTTGATTTGCTTTTAGTTCTTCATCACTGAAACCTAAATATTTCTTCACTAAATAGGTAGCTGAGAAAATTCCACCTGTTTCCAATCCTAATTCTTTCAACGCATTTACATATTCCAAACGTTTATTAACAATATCCATTTGTTTTAAATCTTCAAAAATATTATTGGAGTTGAATTGTAATCCGAGGTTTTCTTTGAATAGGAAATCTCCAGCTAATTCAGGAAAATCTAAAATTGTTTGTATGTATAATGGTTTAGTTATAATTTCTTGGAACAACGAACGAAGTCTTGAAATAAATCTACTAAATCTCACTTCATCCCTGGTGACTGAATTTGCACTGTCATATGAGTAACCATCTGTATTTCCTTCATCGAATCGAGACATAGGAATACCAGATTCTACTCTAAGTTTATGTCTAAAATATTCAATGATATCAACATTTTGTAAATCAGGTCCATTTTCTTCAAGTGTTTCAATTTCTGAATGTTCACCGTCTCTGTCCGGTAGCATATAATTTTTATAGAATGGAATATTTGCTTTACCGTTTATAGCAAGTTCCCCTGAATTCATGTCCAAGTCAAAATCTTCTTTGTACATTGCCTTTAATTCACCAAGTGTTTCACGAGCATCTTTACGTGACTGACTACCAATTGGAATAATCATTTTTATTCTGTAGGTAGAATGCATTATGTTCCAGATAACTCTTGAGTTTTCTAACAACCTTAAAATATTAAATGACCTAACCAGTTTCTCAAGGTATGAGTATTTTTGATTTAAATTGTTTTTGTTATATGAGATATAAATAATTTGGGAGTCAAGAAGAGTTCTTTTTATTAGAGGTTCATTTTCGTACTGCGTCCATACTTTTCTATAGGATCCGTTTATCTTCATAACATCCGGTTTCAATGAGAATGGATCTATTTGGGAGAAACCAATTATCTTTGTTTGTTCCTTATTGAAAATAATTTCAAATGCTAACATTCCTTCAATTAAAAATTGTTTAAATAGTTGGTTACCACTAACACAATCAGAAAAATAAAAATAATTATAAATCTTTTTGAAATTAATATTTATTTTATCTAATACATCCTGAACTGCTGACTTCTCTGTATTTAGAAATGGTAAGATCATCGATAAGTCCGGTTTACAGAAATAGTTTTGATTGTCATATATAATTGCTTCATCCGCTATAGTGTCAAGAATCATTTCTATTTCACCATTAGTAGCAAAGTCGTTTAAAATATCTCGACGAGCGGGATACTCTTGGTCGAAGAAAGCAATAAGTTTCTTATCACCAATATCAGAACTCTTTAAAGCATAAAGTAAATCTTTATCGTAACTATTGTATGCTGCTCCCATCATCATTTCTGTCGGGGAAACTGTCATACTTTGTTTTAAGACTTCGTCATTAAATTCTAAACCATAATTACCTAACTTTTTAAGAAGGGATTTCATAAAATTGTTAGATTGGTCGTTCGTTCTATCTACAAAACCTGCCATTTTATTTCCTGTTTTTCTATATTCTTATTTTACGAATGGAATGATATTAATTAAAACCGTCATTAATAGTATATATTTATGTAATGATCGGATCAATCAAATTGAAATTTGGTTTAATCAACTGAAATAATTCTTTGTGTTCAGTTTCTTCTGACACGTTGTTCTTCGATAAAACAGTTCCATTAACTGCATCAGCAGTACTCCAACTTTCTGTTGAAGAAGAACCATTTATTTCTCCATTTGAGTTCTGGATAGAAGATTTTTTAGAAGAGGCGAGATTGTCCGGATAAGAAGTTGATTGTCCTGCCACGTAATTACTATCTTCTGATAACTTTCCATTTGAATTGATTTTTAGAGGACTTTTTCCATAGTTTGGAGGAGTGTTATAAGTGAGGTCATCCGACCCTTTATCAGAGTACCATTTAGCTGCTGGGTTATTTTTTCCAGATGGTCCATTTGGATAACCATTACTGCTATTTGTTTTGTTGTAGTAAGTAGTATAAGCTGCAATTTTTACACTCTGTCCTGACCAAAGAACATAGTCCTTTTTTCTTCTTCCAGCGTGTGAAGGAGTAACATCAATGAAATCTTGTTCAGTTAATTTTCCACCGTTCTGTTTTATTTTTCGAGCTAAAGCAGTACAGTTGCCGTGTTGATAAGCAACATCACAAAGCGCATCAAATTGATACTGGGTAAGACTATCCGGATTGATATCAAAATTTTTTAAAGCTCTAACAACCCGCTCGGTGTATGCACCGGCAGCAACTGAATAAAAATGATTCTTTGCTTCTGTGATTGAGTTGTACATTGAGGACGGTTTAGTACCACTATGAATACCAAAACCAATTGTCCACTCAGCACCGCCTGACTTGGCTTTTAAATTATATGCTCTGATTTTTCCGTCAGGACAAACACAGCCAAGCGCCTCAAACCCCATTATAAAATCCGCACCGAATTTACTAATTACCATATACTTTAACCTTTCCCTTTTTCAAATGGATAAACCAATTTATCAACCGGTAACATACCTCCTGAAGTTTTAGCGGTATCGGAACCCTTTATAGATGACAAGGAACCTTGAATTTCAAATGCTCCTAAATTAGAAGAATTTTGGTAACTACCAGCTTCCGCTCTAATCTTACTACTTCTATTGTATTGTTGACTAAGTCCAGAATCATAATAATTTCTTAGTCCAAAAGTTTCTTTTCCAGCGGCTTCAAACTCTGCTGGTGATAATTTAGGTAACCCCTTTTTTAGTGACTCATTGTCTTCTGGCCAAATTTTATAGTAACCTTTAAAATATCTGCCTTTTGCTGGATTTTTTACCTCCGCCCATGTTAGACGTTTCACAGAAGAAACACCACCGTTTCTATCTTGTGGTCTTCTTGCTGATGTATTTCCTTCAGCTGTCATAATCCCTGTGGTAGAAACAGCTACAACAACACCAGTATGTCCTGTTCCATCTCCATTCGACCAACTGATAGCAACACCCGGAACAGCTTCTTTATAATTCTTAGAAAAAAGACCAGCTCCGGAGTGTTGGGAACTTGCACTATAATAACTTCTTCTTGGTTGATTGTAATTGAAATGCTTGTCTGTCCAATAAGAAGTAGAAGTCACGAAACTAGCACACCAGGGATTTCCATCCCGGTGAGGAGAAGCATTTTCACTCTTTAACCATTTAGTTAATAAAGGTCCTCTGTTGTCTCCGCCTGATTCATAGATATAATTAGTTTTTCCTCCATCAAATGTTAGAATCCAATTACAAAGCCAAGCTCTTTTTTCTGCCGCTGATGCCATTTAGTTATAAAATATTTTTAAAATATAACGCTATTTTCTAAAATGTTAGCTTCATTTTTTCCTTCTTCTTGAATAGTAGGAGGAAACAAATCTTTCGCTACATTCATCCCTTTGTTCTTCAATGTCTTTAGAAGATTATGAAATTTAGTTCTTCGTGGGTCAATGTTGGTAGTCTTTTCAATATACTGGTCTCTGATATTAAAAGTTGAACCTTTTGTCTCTTCTTTCTTCTTGACTGTATTGAATTTTGTTTTGAAATCTGATATCTCAGGAATAAAAACAATAGTATCTTTGTCTAGTGAATAAGGATTTGAAATACCATTGAACTTCAGAATGAAATCAAAATAGTTCTCGGTTCTGTAAGCCACATAGCTAACAAGGTCAGGACGCATTTCCATGTCCGAAACATAAAACAAATCAATAATACGAACACCGGTACTTGATTGACCAATTACCGGTTCACATAAATTTACTATTTGTTCACCATTTTTTAAAAATAATGGTTTTGCATTTAAAATTGTTGAATCCATATTATTGGAATAATTTTTTTGTTTTTCTATTTTTTAATCTTTTTATAGCTATTTCATAGTACGTTGGAGATAATTCAAAACCAATAAAATTCCTGTTGTTATCTTTAGCTACTTTAGCTGTTGTTCCACTTCCCATAAATGGGTCTAATATTATATCTTCTTGATAACTGAGCAATTTAATTATTTTACTTGCAAACGACTCACTAAAATTAGCTTTAGTTAATCCTTTCGTCTCTGTAGGTGCTTTGATTATACCATGAGTTAAATTTATAAAATCTTCTTTCTCTATATCAGATATTCCTTTTGATTTTTTCTTCCATTGATCTTTATACATTATTAAAACTCCTTCAAATGGATTCATTATATTCGGAGAAGATGCTGACATCCAACTACCCCACGCGGAACCAACTGATAAATTATTATCCATCCATGTTAAAATAGAATAAGGACTAAAACCTAATTTTTTCATGATGTTATAAAATTCCGAAATTGGAGAGGTATTGAATTTATCTTTTCTTAAAGAAATATAATGATTTATTGCTATTCTTCCATCACTTTTTAACACCCTTAAACATTCTTTTAACCAATCTTCACACCAACTATAATAATCTTCCCATTCTAAATTATCCTTGTATATATCATATTCGATACCTATATTGTAAGGAGGAGAAGTAAAAATTAAATCTATTGAATTATCTGGAATTATTTGTAAACCTTTCAAACAATCCATATTATAAATTTTATTTAGTTCCAAATTTTTATTCCTTTTTATAATTTCCATACATATAATTTATTTTACAAATAAACAGTATAATTATTACTCACCCATTCTCTTGAATGCTACTTTTTCTGATAGAGCGGCGGCTTTCTTATATCCACTAAAAGTTTCATTAGCATTTGCTATTCTCGGAAGTAAAACTTCTTCAGTTTGCTTTACCTCATCTGTATATTCTTTGTTTGTGTTCAAGGTGTCTTGGTCATTAGTGTTCATTAAATTCGAAATTGACTCTCTTTTTCCAGTATGAGCATTTACATAGGTAGTAGGTCTCTTACCAAGAATGTTCGACATGTCAGTAGAAGAAACAGTTTGATTGTATTTCTCGGTTGCTTGTCCTTCATAGCCCCAATGTAATTTACCAAGTCCACGGTTGAACATATTTTCAATTGCTCCTTTGTCTCTTGGCATTCCATGATCTAATGATACAGTAACCGTCATTGTTTCAGGAAAATCATCAATTCCTAAATCTTCCGAAAAACTAATTTGTGTTTTCGTTACAATTAAATTTCCGATCATTTCTATCGGATTGAAAGGATTTCCAATAACCAAATGCCATTCACCTACTGGTTCACCTGTTAATAATGATTTAATAGCTAAAATATTAGGCCTTGATTGAACTTTCTTTGCCATCCAAAGTTTTCCGGCACCAGAAGCAAGTTTACTAATTGTTCCGGCAGGATCACTTAACATTCCTGAAAGTGTTTCACCTAAATTTGCAAAACCTTCAGTAAATTTGGTTGCTATGGCATCTATGTATGTACTTGGATCTCCACTGAAAAATGCTTCTTGAGCTTTTTTTCCACCCATGAACGGGTATTGAGGATGTTGCGGAAAATATCTTATATCTCCGCCCCAAAAATCAGCATCTGTGTATGTCAGTGCAAGAATGTCAGCAAGGATATCAAGCATTGCCGCTTTGGGATTTATGCCACCAATTGATTTTAGTTCATATGTAAAAGTCACATTGAACGTTTGGGTGTAGTCTATTCCTGCTTTTCTCGCATAAGTTTTAGTTATTCTGTTAACTGGACCAAATATTTTATTGACATATTTTCCGGAAGAATAAGGATCATATTTTTCTTTCCACTCAGATGCCTCTATAGCATCTTCACCTGAAACATTAGAAGCACCTTGTCCACCAGAAGTAACAACATTAAAATCAAATAATTTCTTCGCAACCTGATCAAATGGTCCGGTTGAAGAGCTTGCCTCATTTCCGTCTATTTCATTATCGTTTTGCATTTCTTCTGAGTCGATCGGAGCCCATTCTAAATTATAAGACATTCCAAGCATTTCTCCTAATGTATTACCTGTTCCATCACCATACCAAGCAATCGCCGATGCTACAGGTACTTGAAATAAATCCCTGTCAAAATCAGAACCATGTAATTTTCCTGAGTCATTTACTGGCATAGAAAAACGACGGAGAGTTATCATTCTATTGTTTGGAATTTTAGCATAATCTTTGGTGTAAAGAAGATCTTTCCATTGATAAGCAAATTGTGGATTGTCTTGCCAATTTTCAGCATCACAAAGATTCTCGAATGTTGGTTCAATTATTTTTGAAAGAGTAGGAGAATTGTTTGTCTGCTCTATTGGAACATAATCCTTTTGATATTCTTTGAAATACCAATTCTCTTCCAACCGGGAAAGAATTTCTTTTTTCATATCTTCCATTTCAAGTTCAAGAGTAGCAAGTTCTTCAGGCGCTATGGCAATAAAACTATTAGCATTTTCCTGATCGTCTTTTGCTTTCTGACAAAGACGTCCATCCGGATAATAATTTACTACTCCATTAGTTTCACACTTGATCCAACCTTTTTCTTTCAACCAATATTCTTCCACATTTGCAGTTGACAGTTGCATAGTAGCTGGTCCTTTTAAACCGGGACGAGCATTGTCACCCGGTTTAACATTTATAGTAATTGTATTACCTGCAATTTTTGTGTTCGATCCGTTTCCGGTCCATGTATTTGAGTTATAACTCGTCGTAGCGGGATCTACTAATGATGAGCCAACACTATTGACCTTTTTCACCACAGCCGCCTTTAAATCAGTTGTTGACGCTGATTTGGTTATGTCGGTATTTTTAGCACCTGTTAAAACTTCATCTATAAATTTACCAACAGGTGATTTAGAAGAAACTCCAAGAGCTTTGGCACCGGCAGCAAACGCTCCTATGAAACCGGAAATTGAATTAGATGATTGTTTTTTGACGTCCATTGAATTGGCAGCTCCTAAAAACTTATTGACAAAGTTTTTAGTGTCTTCACTTGCAGCATTTCCGAGAGCGCTTAGTATATTAGCACTTTTTGTTTTCACATCAGCAAGTAATGCAGTCATTGACTTTATATCTGTTATGTCAGTAGTTGTTGCTTTTGCAACAACTGAATTGACGAAACTCATTACTTGATTACCTTCGGAACCCAAAACATTTAGTAAACTTGAATCGTTAACGAAGCCTTCTACTAAACCGGAAACCGAATCCAGTGCCTGGTTGCCCGGAACTATGTTTTTTATTGATTTAGCGGAATCTTTTAAAAATTTCATAACATTGTCACCAATACCATTTCCTGTTGGTTCATTTCCTGTTGTTTCTCCTGTTGAAGAAGGCTGAACTTCTGGTGATTGATCTGGGTTCCACATAGAAGTCATATTAGTAGGTGTGACAGGAGTTGATGTTTTAGTAACATCAGAAACCCAAATTTCAATGTTCATGTTTTCTACTGCTTGATAAGCGGAGTCATTATTGTTTATAAAACTATCAGTTGTATTACCGTTTGCTTTGTCTAATAAATCAGTAGAAGTTGTTTTATCAGATAATGAATTAGTCCCTGATACAGCTACACCATTTTCTGTTTTTGTGAAAGTTATTGTTTTACCAATAGAAGAAAAACCAGGGGAACCTTCTTGGTCGATTAACATTTTATGATGATTCTGTCCGGCGATATGACCAAAACGAATTAAAACGAATTCATTCATTAGAGAAGAGGAACCATAAAAATCAGGACCTTTCGGCATCTTATTACCAATTTGTTGGCTGTCTGAATACGAAAATTTAAAACGAAGATCCCAAGGACGTTCGAATCCTTTTGTTAAAGAGGAATTCTTTGGTGGTTGAGCAGTCGAAGTAGATAGAGGTGATTTTATAATTTTACTTGGAGACAGATCCTTTACTTTTTCTATAGACGAACCGGAAATAGAAGGAACAACATTCAAAGCACTGTCAGCTGTCAGTAGTTTTAAATCATCTAATGTTTTACTCCAGAATTTAGAACTTGTTAGTTGTGAAGAAAGATTTTTTATTTCAGCTACCGCATCTTTATATTTTTCTTTTATCTTAGGTAAGGCAGCTTCAATTTTCTTGGCGGCATCAACACCTTTTGCGTAAGTAGAAGTAGTAAATTTTTTAATGGAAGCTGGATTAGTTATATCAACTTTTTTAGCATCTCCAAGAATTCCATTTATAAATTTACCCGCATCCGACTTATCAGAAATTCCTAACTTCTTTGTAGTAGACTGAACATCATTTACAAAACCAGAAATTGAATTTTTTGCTTGTTTTGTTATATCAAGGTTATTAGCAACCGCTGAGAATTTATCAACGAATGCTTTTGATTCAGGACTGTCAAAACTAAGAATAGCCTTTCCTTGATTGATGACTGAACTAAGAAGTTGTTTCATAGAAGAGGCGTTCGTTAGATCAGTCGTCTTAGCTTTGGAAACAATGTTAGAAATAAAACCAGCTACGTCTGAACCGGACAAAGAACCTGCATCAGCTATGAATTTTTCAACCATACCTGAAACAGATTCTAATGTTTGATTACCGGGAGATATATTTTTGATTGAGCTTGTTATTTCTTTAACAAAGCCCAGTGCTTTATTTTCTAAATTCTTTGTGTCTACACCAGCAGACGAAAGAAGTGAATTTAGCTGGTCAATTTTTAAATCATTGTTAGCAAGAAGTTCTTTAGCTGCATTGAAAATACCGGAAATACTTTTGTCGTTTCCAACTATGTTTTGGGCAGAATTAATAATATCGGAGAAATTAGAGTCACCGATTAGATTAGAAACAATGTCTATTATTCCATCTGTACTTTTGTTGGTCCCTTTTAAATCCTTTACTGAATCCAAAATATTTGATACGTCCAGAACAGAGAAATTAGATATCTGTTTTCTTATGCTATTTAATTCTGATTGTAAACTACTTTTTGTTAGTTCATCCGCTGAATCCAACAGCGATTGAATCTTAAATTCCTTGAGATTTAAATTCTGTAGTTTTTCAATATTTTCTTTGTTTACTAAATCACCTATTTTAAAAGACATTGATACTTATTAATTTTAACTATTTTTCCTTAATCACCATACACATCGAAATAGTAAACAGTGAACAATTTAAAGATTAATGACAGGAATAGAACATTACAAACTCTTGCTATGTCCTTTGCCTCATACCAATCAACTCCGGGTAGATCTTTGTCATCATATTCGGTACAATCCAACTCAAAACATTTATAGTTGATTTGCGCTTCGTGATTAATTAGTTCACCTAAATGTTTAATATTTTTAATATCGATAGTTGGTAGGCCAATTGTTATGAGATGATCCACCATATCAATAATACTTGCGTTTGGAGTATACTCAAAAATCGGAAGAAGTTCATTCATGTCCTTAATTGTTGATAAGTCAACCGGGGAAACTGAACTTTTCTTTAGTTGTTTCTTTAAATCTTCTGCTTGGACTTCGTCACTTTTTTCATCCTCTGTCTTGAATAAATTCTTTGGATCCTCTTCTTCATCCCTAATTTCTTTGAGTTTATCCTGATTCAATAAACCAAAATAACGAATCTTAGCAGTCTTGCTGTGTCTGATTAGAAGGAAAACATTTTTCGACTCCATTCCTATTCCTCTATAATGATTTTATGATAAAATTGTTCATACTTGTTAGTGTATTGTGTTTCAAATCCCGCTGGTATGTTTTCAGCTATCCAAAGGACATCATGTTTTAGATTTATCATAACATCTATAAAAAACATATCAACTTCATTTGAATATTTTTCGTATATATCCAAAAGACGGACCGGAGCAAAATAAAAATTATGACCTTTGATTTCAAAATGAACCATTGCTGTACTTGCGGTACCTTTCACAGTCCAATTTATTTCAATTGGTTCATACCATCCATCAACATTGATTTTGGAAGTCCTATCGAATTCCACCATTTCTTTACTATTAAACGTCTGCATTTTCGCCTTCTGTCTCTTCTGTTTGTTCAGCTACAATTTCTACATTTAGTAAGTCAAAAGCTACTTGAATCGCTTTATAATCTCCAAAATTATATGCACCTTTGTTACCGGCAAGGTAAACCGCCTTGATCAAAGTACCTACACCTTTTTCCCACTGTTCTGCTGTTAGAACAACCGTGTTTTGTTCTTCAACCGTTGTTTGATTATCTTCCATTGATTTTTATTTCCTATATTTTTGTTAAATATTTATCTAAAATGTTTAGTATATCATCACCTTTTCTAAATTCACCATGATTTGGATAAAGGAAATCCCAGTCATCCTCGTCTTCTTCAAATTTAATGCCAAAGTTCTTTAAAAGTTTAAATTGAATATCATATTTATCTTTTTGTGTCTTAGGTTTGCTGGTTACATTAGAAGTTAACCAAGCAAGAACATCTTTTTCTTTTGCTTCTTCGTTTAAAACAAACGATCCACTGAGTTGAGTGTATTTTTTCATATGTCGAATCTTTTTCTTTATATATTTGTTTATCAAATTAAGAAATCTTTTTCTATATCAATATAGTATTGGTTCAGTGCCACCAAAGCATCTATGTTTCCCTGAGGAGTAAATGACCAACTATCATACGATGAACTGAAATCATTCATGTTCTCTCCGTTAGCAATCGCGCATTTGGAAAATGTTTGAATTGCTATCTGTGGATAAATTATGAAATATTTTTTATTATTTTTAGTAGTAACAGCATCCAAATGATATGTGTCTACTACATCCGGAATATGATTACTATATGCTGAAATTATATCATTAAATAAACCATTCTGGTTTGAATAAAGCATTGCATGACTACACCAGGGTCTTGTGTTCAATCCTTCAACCTCATAAATAAGTTCATCTTCGTTTTCTTTGAGTTTAATATTTTGTAGGTTGAATATTTCCTGACCGGTGAAGTTATTAAGTGTTCTTGTGTAGTGGCCTAAGAAGATCAAATCCCAATCTATTTTCTTGGTTTCTATTTCGGTAAATATTTTATCAATGTAAACCTCAAAGTCCTTGTGGAGAATTGCATCGTCTTCAAAAATTAAAATTGTTTCATAGCCATGTTCAAGGGCATCCTGTACTGCCATCCAGTGACTGAAAGTGGCCGCGGAGAATCCATTAATTCTTAGAGAAGATATAAAAAATTTATCTGAATTTCTTTCAAAGAATTTAGCCAGGAAACTATCAAGTACTTTCCCATTTATGGCAGTAATTCTATTTGAATTTATATCGAAATTAGCAAAGCGTCTTTCCATGAAAAACTGTCGGTCTGTTCTTACGTCTAAATTAACATAATATATTTGGTCTATAAGTTCGTTTATTTTTCTCAAATTATAAAGTCCTTTTCTATATTTACATAATGCTGATTTATGGATGCTATTGTTCGTTCGATGTCGGTCGGAACAAACCAACGTTTCAAAGATGAACTATAATCTTCCATTGATTCATTTCTTGATATATTTACATTTGTTTCTGTCTGTATTGAAATTTGAGGAAAGGAAATAAAAATTTTCATATCTTTCCGGTTCTTCATTGAATCTAAATAATTTCTATCAATGTCGTTTGGAATATTGTTACTGTAATCCGAAATTATATCATTGAACAACCCATTCCTATCCGAATAAAGCAGAGCATGACAACACCATGAGTTAAAATTCAAATTGGTAATATCATATAGCATTTTATCTTTGATTGGGATATTATCTACACTAAGAGTCTCTTCATTCGTAAAATAATCAAAACCTCTTGAATAATGACCAAGGTAAATAATATCCCAATCGATATTTTCTTTTTTTATTTCATCAAACATTTTATTAAGATAACTATCAAAATCTTTATGGAGGATAGCATCATCTTCAAGTATCAAAATTGTCTCATAACCGCGCTCTAACGCATCTTGTACGGCTAACCAATGACTAAATGTACAAGACAAATAGCCGGCGCATCTAACAGCAGATGAATAATAATTATCTTTATTTCTTTGAAAGAACTTTTCCAAGAAGTTATTTAGGACATCACCATTTATAGCTGTAATTCTTTTTGAGTTCAGACCAAAATTAAAAAGACGTCTTTCCATAAAAAATTGTCTATCCGCCCGGTTGTCTAAATTAATATAATAAATTTGGTCTATCATCATATGATAAAATCTTTTTCAAGGTCAATGTATTTATAATTTAATGAACTGTTAGAGATTTCTACTCCATCCTGTGTAAAAGCGCCACCAGCAGACGAAAATGAATTACTAAAATCACCCATCTTTTCGTTTTCGTAAATACTACACTTTGATATTGTCTGTAAGGCCAACTGAGGGAAACAACAAAAATGGTTTCTTTCTTTGTGAGTGAAATCTTGTTCAATATTATATTGGTCACTTACTCCTAAGGATGGAATATTTAAACTATAGTCATTTATAATTTCATTAAATATTCCATTACGGTTAGAATAAAGAACACAATGATTACCCCAAGGTCTTAAATTCAATTCGTTTGAACTAAAGAGTAGCTGTGGTTTCAATTCAATATTTTTAAGACTATATTCTTCGTTGTTGGTAAGGAAACTGAAAGTTCTTGAATAGTGACCAAGGTATATAATATCCCATTCAATTTTTCTTTCTCTAATCTCTTCGAATATTTGATTGAAATGATAATCAAAATTCTTATGAAGTATAGCATCATCTTCAAGGAGTAGTATTGTTTCATATCCATTCTCCAATGCGTCTTGAAGGGCTAACCAATGACTGAATGTACAAGTCAGATAGCCAGGAATAGTCGTTGACGGATGGTACCATTCTTTGGAATGACGTTTAATAAAATTAGAAATAATACCATTCCACGTTTTTCCGTTCAATGCAGGTATTCTTTTTGACTGGATACCGAAATTAGACAATCTTCTCTCAATGAAAAATTGTCTGTCCGGTCGGCTATCCAAGTTTATATAATAAACCTGGTCCACTAAATTATTTATTGCTTCCATACTACATGTAGTCAAAATTATTATCAATGCTAATTTCTTGTCTGTCTAAAATCAATGGTGGATAAACATAATAAGAATTGAATTGCGCATCATTGATTGTTTTGTTTAAATAGGTATCGATATTGTCTTCGAAATTTTTATTGAATGAGTTTAATATGTGATCAACTACATGTGGAATTTTTTCGTCTTTTATTTGGAATGCAGTTGCGATCAAGCCATCATTTACTTTAAAATCAGTATTATGAAGTTTCTTCGCTAAGACAGGATAGTCATTAGGTCCTCTTTTATCAAAATATAAATCAAGTGTCTCTAAATTATAACCAATATGTATAATATCCCAATAATCTAATTCTTTCAACCGTTGGATTATTGTATTCATATGAAGGTTGAAATTCTTGTGTAATCCTACTTCATCTCTAATTATTAAAAATCTTTTATAGCCTCTGACCTTTGCCCTATTAAGTAACGTCAAATAGGATAATGTTTCTGAAATATGTTCGGTTGAATTTAGAGCATTAGTTTCCGTTGTGTTCGGATCAACAAATACATTGAATACTTGTGGATAGTAGGCAATGAATTCCTCAGCTAAAATATCATGAAGCATTAGCTTACTTTTGACCCTTTGATAACTTTCTTCGTTTTTAGCCAGCACATAGATTCGGTCGAAATAATTATTAACATTATCACTGAATTGAAAAGCTGTTTTAAAAACATCTGTTTTGATTTTCGGTACATCTATCGGTTTCTTTTTGAATGTTTTTGCAACTTTGGTAAATCTTTCTATATCTCTAATTTCTTGATTATATAAATAGTCCATATTCTTTTCGTATAAATCTTCTTCTTTTTTCGTCGCTTCTTGCTTGATAACATTTTCCAACCAAACTTTCATCGAGGGTGAATAAATAGTAGCATAATTTTTATCTTCAAAAAGAATTTCTTCGCTATTCTCCATTGATAAACCAGTATTGACAAAATATAATGCTTTTTCATAATCCTTGTAGTCATCCGCATAAATTTTGCTTAGGAAAAAATATGGTTCTATTCGATTAGAATATTCACACATTGACATTAATGTATCAATAGCCGGTTGTATTTTCCCTACCGAACGGTAATGCTGGGCAAGATCCAACATAGCTTGAAGTTCTTCTGCCTTGTAATGATAATTTATTTTGTTACAAGTAAGAAGATAATTTTCATATGCTTTGATTGAATTATCAATATCACCTTGACCACTATACGACTGAGCCAAATAAAAATGAGCTCGGGTATCGTTTGGATTCTTTTTAATAGCCGTATTTAATATTTCCACATACTTATTGAAACGTGCAACATAATCATGTGTCTTGTCTTTATGGTCATGAATCACCACTACATCGTTTAACATAGTACTTTTTTTACAGTTTGGAGTTGCTAAGTACTCATGAACTCCAGGTCCTTCGAACTTCCATCCAAGTTTATATTTTTTATTTTTCCATGCTCTAACCCGGTGATAAGACAAGGTTACGTTTCCATTATAGTCAACATCATTAATCCACGTAGAAATGACGTCAAACTTATTTGACTTGATAGCTTCAAGCAAGGATAGCTGACTATCATCGTCTCTCATATATTCATCTGCATCCGAAAAAATAATCCATGTTATCTCCGGCATTTCTGAAACTTTCTTCAGTAGATAATTTTTACTATCAACAAAGTTTTTAAATGGCTGTTCAAAAACAGTTCCAAACTCTTTTAATTTTTCAACTGTTCCGTCGGTTGAACCGGTATCTAAAAATATAAATTCATTAACTATATTTTTATATGAGTCATACATTTTTTGAATGACGTTTATTTCGTCTTTAACCATTGAACAAAGTGCTATATTCATTCTTATTTCCTATTAAAATATTCTAAATCAAATTCGGTAGAATCAACTATAGACAAATGATGAAACCTGTACCAGCCAGGTTTCATCATAATCTTTTCATAAATTCTGTTTCTAATTATTGTGTTTGCTTCTTGTGTAGGTTCCCAGTCGTTCCGGATGCTTCTATCCAAAACAGATATGTCAGGGAAATCCATTTTAGGAACAAATCCTCTGAACAACATTTCATCTTTCAAAAGATAAAATCTATTTTGTAGATAAACAAATTTATCTTTAAAGAAATTCATATGTCCTTTCCCGAGAGAGAATGTTTCTGGAATATCAGACTTGATTATAAAATTATTGTACCGAAGGCTACCAAACACCATTGGCAGCTCCCGATACTCAGCAATAAGGTGCTGATCCGTTAATTTCTCGGGTGGAACACCTACATTACATCTCACAGTTTACTAAGCCAAATATTCTGTTGGATCAAAACCTTCTAATGCTTCTTTTCGTTCGTTGCAAGTGCCGCAAGTGCCGCAATGCTTTTCAGTTCCTTTGTAGCAACTCCAAGTATTCGAAAAATCTACACCGTTTTTATGTCCTCTGAGGGCAATATCTCTTTTGGTGATATTCGTGTAAGGAGCAAGAATGTTAATATTTGTTTCTGTTCCATATGCAATCGCGTTACTCATTTCGTGTATAAACGTTGATCGACAATCAGGATAGATTGCATGGTCACCGGCGTGGTTTGCTATCAATATTTTCTTTGCGCCAATACTTTCTGCAAGACCGGCGGCAATACTAAGCATGATACCATTTCTGAAAGGCACTACTGTCTTCTTCATCATTTCATCTTCGTAATGACCATCCGGAATTTCTCCACCTGACTTCAAAAGATCAGAAGCAAAATATTTATTGATAAAAGGCAAGTCAATAACTATATGTTTTATTTTTAATTTTTTGCAATTCTTCTTAGCGAATGCTATTTCTTTGCTGTTATGTTTACTACCGTAATTAAAGCTAACAGCAAGCTTAATGTCGTTTTTATATTCATTTAGAAGAACGGTCGAATCCATTCCACCACTGTATATTATTAACATTTTGTACCTATTTATAAATTCTAAAAATTCTTGTTTCTTTATTATACAATTTTAATTCATATAATTAAAATTATTCAGCTACTTTTTTTCCAAGTTCGGAACCGTCTTTTAGTATGAAATTACAAAGTAAATCCTCGTAGGTATACTCAAATATTTCTCCTACTGATTCCTCATGTACACCGTTCCAAAAATCATATATTTTTACGATTATAACGGACTCTTCCATAACATATTTAACTCTGAATATACATTTCCCGAATATCTTAACAATTTCCAAGCCAGGGTATATCAAATCGGTATCATCCGGACCAAGAGGAACGGTCTTATACTTTCTATCTTCTGATATGATGTAATTATACTCTTCCCAATTCCAGACCGGAGAATCCACATACGATTCATCGGTTCCGATTATTTCTTTAATGTTTTGGCATATTCCATCACTGTTGTAATTTGCTTGAAGCATGGTCAATGCTTTTAACATTGTTTCGTACTCACAACGTTTAAACGTTTTCTTTTTTGCTTTGTTTTCTAATGTCTCTCTGAATTCATCAAAGATATTGAATTTCTTTTCCTGTTGGCATGCTGCTGGTGTTTCGCCCGTTACTGGTTTGGAACAACATTGATCATCACAACATTTTTTCGTTCCGAATTTTTCTCGAAAATTGTTCATGTGTTCTTTTCCGAAAATATCATCAAATACATTTAGTAGATCACTAAAGTCTACTTCTAAATCTTTTGTCATTTTATATCTCCTCCATATCCTAAAAATTCTATTTTGCTATTTGCATATTCTATTATTGTCTTACATTTAAATGCTGTGTCTATTAACTCGGCTAATTCAGCTAAACTTCTATAATCTAAATCAACCAATAATTTGGAAAGTACCACTTCAGGTATTTCGTTATAAAAATACTTATGAATTGTGTCTATATCGCTATACTTTATGTAATTCCAAGTACAAGTTAATTTAACATCACCTGCTAAAAAATATTCATATAGAGTTATTTTAAGCATTTTCGTCCATCTCCTTAATCAAGAAATCATATAATTTTTCAACTGTTGAAATATCAATAATACTGCTGTCTGAATCCGTTATCGAACCAGGAACCCATTTCTTACCAAAATCTAATTCATATAGCCAGTATTGAATCCAACCGTTTTCTTTGTCATCGAATATATTTTCTAATAATTCTATTATAGCATTATATAAAATATCATTACTATAACCAGTGACCCAATCATTAGAAAAAATTTGCTGAAACATACCATTGCATTTATAATCAAAATCAGTTTGTGCCTGAAATTGTTGCATAGTGTTTGTAAATTGTTCTTTACTTATCATCTTTTTTCCTTTTGTAAAATATTTTTTACAGTTAAAAAGTTATGTTTTAAAATCATCTCATATACCAAATATGTTCATCATATGTATTATCATCAATTTCGTAATTTAATTCTCTTATAACTCTTGCTCTTACCGATTCTATATCTGTTATTCTATGTACATGGTGGTACTCGGGTATATACCTAACTTTTCTTTGGTAAGATTCCTCTATTTCTTCTTCTATATCTGTTGTTTCATCTACCTTATTACTCTTACCAAATAATCCTTTAAAAATTGATTTAAACATTTTTATCCATTTTTTTAAAAAAATAAATTATTAAAAATAGAATTAGACTTAATTCTATACCGATTTATATATTTGGTAATTGCTATCGACTGCTCTCCTTTGGTATAGTTAATTTTTGTTTGCCTTGTGCTAACCAGTTAATCAATTTGTTGATGTCATAAGCATAAGAACGGACGGTGTTTCCTACACCATCTGAGTTAACAATAGAAATATCGATACAAGCCAAATTGTAATCGAACTCGAGTCTTAAAGTATTGAATGCGTCTTCTATTACAAGATCGCTCAGTTCATGTTTTGGAGTGGTTGACATAAATATGTCTCCTTAAAATATTATATAAAATTAATAAAACTTTCATAAACGTTGTCTATTGCATTTTTTATTTGAAAATGAGTATTGTTATACCTACTCGCTTAAAAATGTCATATACATCATTTATGATTGAATTATGATTGAATTATGAGTGTTCTACAAATTTAGCAATGAGCATTTCAACCGTAGTTTAAAAATGACCATTATTTGGACTAAATTGATTATTTCTCCACCTGAAAAAATATTTTGTACTTTATGTTATTATAATTAAACAAAGTATAAATTATTTTTAATTATTTTCAATTATTTTTAGAAATCTTGTTACAAAATGTCTAAAAACGGTGTATAATTAATTAGTAATGCTAATCATTCAATAATATATTATAATATAGATTATAGCTGCAACAACAGAAATGTTAGTCTTTCGATGGCTGTTGCAGCTTTTTTTCTTTTTTCAATTAACTTTTTTTCTTCAATTTTATTCTTCAATTTTATTCTTTGATTCTTTTTAACAAATCTTCATATGTTATGATTTCGATTCCGAGCTTTGATGCTTTGACCATCTTACTTGAATTTGAGTTATAATCATCGGTGATTAGCATTCGACAATTCTTGTCCAGTTTGGTGTGTTCATAGCCGAATTCTTTTAAATCATTTTCCAAAGTTTCTTTTTTGTCGTAAAAAGGCTTTGGACTTCCAGTCATTTCGTAAGTAATTGAATTTTCCATTTTAGTTTCCTCTTTTGGTTTTTCTATTTCTATACCTAAACTATTTAATTTTTCTATTTGTTGTTGCAATCTTTTAAAAGATTCTCCTTTGGAAACAAAATCTTCTATGATTGATTTTTGTAATCCACTGAAGTCATATTTTTTTCCTTGGAACCAGTTGGTTAATTGTTTCGCTATTGATTTTCCTAAGTTGTCAATTCCTAAAGAAATTATTACTTGTTCTAAATTCAATGTTTTTATTTTTTTGATTTGATCAAGAAGGCGTTCAACACTTCTTCCGGTTCCAAATCCATGATTACTGAACCATTGTTCATCTAAACTGAAAATGTCTATAGGATTGGTTATTCCTGAACGATAAATGTCTTCTAATGTTGAAGGACCAAAGAATTCCATTTTAAATGCAATTACAGCGGAGATAAATTTTTTCTCGTTTCCGCCGGTACATTCAGGATTACTACAAGTAGCATGTACTTCACCGATTGTTATTGGTCCGCCGCAAATAGGACAAGTTCTTGGAATTTGTTTTGTATCTTCAGGTGCTACCGAAATAACTTTCAGCACCATCGGAATAATGTCACCGGATTTCACTAAAATTATTTTAGCGCCAGGGAAAAGACCGTTGTCTTTTACATATCTATAATTATGTAAAGAAACACGACTAACCATTGAACCGTCTAAATCTACTGGTTCTAAAATTCCTACAGGAACAAGGTTTGATTGTTTTGAAATTTTCCATTCAATTCCGATAACAGTTGCTACAACTTCTTTTGGTTGAAATTTGATAGCCTTTGCCCAGTTAGGATCATGGCTATTTTCGCCAAGTTTGTTTCTTAGGTTGGTGTCGGCTACTTTAATAACGAAACCATCAAGCTGAAACTCACTATGTTTTTCACGATACTCTAACATAGATTGGTAAATATCATCAAATGTTCTGGAATTGAAATCAATAAGTGTTGACATTGATATTTCAGGAAAAAAGTTAGCTTGGAATATTTGGCGAGTGTTGGTCATATAATATGATGGTTCATCTTTTGGATGTACTTTAATCTCGTAAGGAACAAAACTAAAATCTTTGATAGTTTCGTTTTCAAGTTCTTCAGTGTGAAGAATACCAGCAACCAAGTTTCTTGGATTTTTGAATTGTGAATATTTTTTTAAGAATATTGATTTTTTTAGGAGTACTTCACCGCGAATTTCGGCAAGTTCATGAATGTTGATGTAGGCGGGAACAAGATGTTTCATTACATGAGTGATATCAATTCCTATTTCTCCGTCACCACGTGTTAGGGCACGAACCAGTGCTCCGTTTTCATATATTAAATTACAAGAGTTGCCATCGAATTTTGGTTCGATTATGTAACAACTATAGCCAATTTTTTTCATCCACTTTTCAACTTCTTCTTTTGGAGGTTCCGAGTTTGAAATTGCTTTGATTTTGCTAAGGCTCAACATTTTTGAAATGTGAGGAAATTTTGATTTTGTTGATGTGGTAAATGCACCAACTATTTCGATGACTGATGAACCGATGCCCTCAAGTTCTTTTTCCAAGGTGTCAAATTCTTCGTCTGTTAGAAATGGTGTGCCTTCGTAGTAGGCAGCTTTTGCTTTGAGATACAATTCTTCTTTTTCTGTAAACATTTTCAAATCCTCTAAAATTATTAGTTTTTAAACATATAAATATAAAGACGATGCTGATTTGTTTTTATTGTATATAAAAAGAAAGAATTTTCAAATAAATTGAAAATTCTTTCTAAATTCAGGAATCGTAGAGGAGCATTAACAATTTTTAATAAATTGGCCTATGGTATCTAAATAGTAATGAATCTAACACAGCATCGGTTAAATAATTTCCAATTCCAGATAAAATAAGACCATTACAATTCTTTTGTTCATGACAACTATCAATCCATGCATCCCAATTTTTAGAAAGTAATTTGATAAATGATTCTTCATTTCCTCTATCATGGTATCGTTGTAAGTATTCTTCTTTTAATTCTTTGTTTGGATATATTAGTTCAAAATCAATATTATTTTCAACCAAAGCCGTTCTGACCGCTTCATGTGAACTAACTAAGATAATGGACGCTTCTTCCATATTATCTTTAATGTGTTGTATGTAATTTGCTGGAAAATTGGCTTTGTCGAATTTTGAACTATCAGAATCTAAAATTTTAAAATCAGGATAGTTGATAGACATAAATCTACATAATTCAGTTTTACCTGTTCCAGGAAATGCTGAAATGACTTCACATCTTTTATTTATACCATCAGGTATTAAATGTTCATCAACATATTTGATAATTCCGATCTTGATCAATCTTTTGAAATAATAACCACATTTTTCCGTGATAATAACATCTTTCATCCAATTGTTTTTAATATCTGAAAATATATAATCTATTACTTGGATTTGATCATCAAATCCTAATAAATCCACCGCATCTTCTATCCTGTCATATAATATTATTTGGAAGTCAGAAGTGAATTCTTTTGCTTTAACTGATTTTATTAATTCTTTTTTAAATCTTTCGAAATCACTATCAGATACTATTTTTTCAAATTTTTTAACTTGCTCAATAATTTCTTGAATGACATGTTGATCTTTTAATAATTTCAATAATTTTAAATATACTTTTGTGTACCCCATTTTATTTTCCTTTTATATTTTATTTTATGCTTCTTGGAAGTCTTCTTCAGTCAAATCACTATTATCCCAAATTGGGTCCATAGCATCGTTCTCTCTATCCATGAATATTATTTCATCGTTCGAACATTCCGTTAATGGTCTATCCCAACAAGTTTTTGTTAGATATTCAAATTGTTCTAACGTTTTATTTAATTTTTCATTTATCCATTTAAAATTACATTCAGTTTTGATATCAGGTTGCTGATTATTCAAACATAAATCATGATATGTAATCAACATATTTTGAGTTTGTTTAAATAACATTAAATCTTCTAATTCCATTAGCATCTTAGTTGTCCTTGTATTTTCTCATAGGATAAGCATATGAATCGCGTTCAAATTCCATACTTATATGATAATAAAAATCTCTTGTTATTTGATTCAATTGTTCGTCTGACACAGAAATTCCAGCATATAAAAGAATTTCTTTCACTGCTTCTAATTGTTCAGGATTTATAGGTTTTTCTAAATATTTGACTATTTTATTTGTTTTTATAGCATAATCTATTTCTTGTTTTGTTGAAGAACCAATATAACCATCCACATTTATAACAAAAATTTCGTCAGCTAAATCAATTTTTCGTTTGTGCATTTCATCTAACATATTCTTAGTATCTTCTAACCAAACTTCATCATCTCCTGAATGACCGAATAAACCAACACTTATAACTATATTTCCTTCTAATGTCAAACGTTTTTGTTCTCTTAAAAATTCTTCTTTGAATTTAGTACTTCCACATAAAGTAATTATTTTAAAATTTCCTATCATTTTAATATCCTAAAAATTTAGCGGTGTTTATGAAAATACGTTCCAATTGGTCCGACATCTTGAAACGCTCTTTGTTGATGTCAATTGATTTATAAATGTCTCCATTGTCATGCCGTTCTGAACTTGCTTTCCAATCAGCAAATAGCTCCATTAAATCAATCATGTTCATATCATCAATTCCGTTTTCGAAATGTTCCGGATGGTGCCTATTATTTTCGTAATGATGTTGTAGCGCTGGACCCAGTTCCACTAATGCTTTTTTGTATTCAGGTGATCCATAAGTAGATGTTCTGAGATTGGCTGAATACTTGTCAAACATTTCTTTCTCAGGAGATTCTAATTTCGAAAGGTCATGTAGTAATCCTCTAAGATATAAATCTTTTTCTATGTCCGTTAAAATTTCTTGTACACGTTTAATATGTAATTCTGTTCCGTTTGTTAGGTGTTTCATTTTTATTTTATTTCCTTGATTTGTGTTTTGAAAAACCAGGTTTCTGTTGAAAAATAGTATTGTTTTTTGTTTTTGTTAAAATGATGGTCCCAATAAAGAACATAATTGCCTTTTAAATCAATTATGGTAATTGTGTCTATTTTCATCTCAAATGGATTCGGATCAAATGAAGAAAAACTAGAACTATAAAGGTAAGTTTGTCCTTTTTCAAGTTTTATGAATTGACTGCTAATATAATGTGGTATATTACAGTCAAATAAATAAAGCCACCAATAATATACAACTAAATAAATTAAAACACCTAATGATATTCGAAAAAATGTTTTTACTTTCATAGTCCTAACCACACTGTTAATTTTTCTAATAAATTTCTTTTCCAACAATAGTTTTTAAAGTCACGTGACTGGGACATTTCATATAATATATCAAATGGCAGTTCTTCAAAAGGAATGTGTTGAAAATTAGGATCGCAATACTTTGCTCTACCTCTACTATATCCAATCGATGATTTGATAGGAGGATCATTCCAAAAATTTTTCAGATAATTAGTTTTTTTCGTTCCTAATTTCTTAATAGTAAGATATTCAATATATTCTTTTTCACTTATCATTTTTATCCTACCAGCTCCAATCAAATAAATGATCTTTTAAAATTTTAAATAGTCTATCCAAGTCCTTACTTCTCTCACTGAAATAAAATTCAATATTGTCTTTGGAAAGTTTGGAATAGATTAATTTTTCTTCATCTGTTCGTTCTTTTAGATATTTTTTAATATCTATATCTTCAGCTAAATACTCTTCGTGCTGCTTTGCTACAAACTCTTTCATTTCAGAAGTCATGTAATAAAATTCATGATCGATTAATCTATCCAATATTTCAACCGCTACATTCATCTGCTCGGTTGCAATGTCCCATCCATCATAGTATTGAGCTTTGCTAAAATTTTTAGACATGTTATCAATTTTGAAACGCATTAATTTTAAAAGATCTTCTGAATCCCAATCAATGTCATTCCAAACAATTTTTCTGTATTTCCAAAGGTTGTTGATTCCTCTAACAAAATTACGGAAACCTTCTTTTATTTTACCCGGAAAAGAAAATGGCCAGTCCAGCCAATCTTTAAAATCACTTAATATTTCTTTGATGTTCATTTTTACATAACTCCCCAATGATGAAATAAAAGGTATATTAAATAGACAGCAATGGCAAATACAAAAATTTTCCAAGTATATTCTATTATTTGTAATATTATTCCCACTATGAAAGCAAAAACACTTAAAATAAATCCACCTACTATAATTCCGATACTACCCAATATTTCCCAAAAATTATTGTTGTTGCTCATTCCAATTCTCCTGATATTTTTTAAGTTCTTCTATTTTTCTTAAATTATATGAAATCATACCTTTGTATTGGCATTTTTGATATTCCATATTTAACGGTTTAGTCTTTTCTATTCTTTCTATTTCTTTAGACAACTCATTATTTGTCTTAATGAGGAAACTAATTTGATGTAAGAATCCTACTTCTAAATGAGGTAAATTCATAAATTTTCCTTTATTTTTTAATTATTTTATCTTTTCTTATTTTGTAACTAATGAAACAAATGATTCCGAGCAATACCAAGCAACCGAAATAAAGCATTTCATTAAGTGTTGCTATACCGAATGAAGCAAATAAAAATACTATAAATCCGATGCCATCAACAATGGTTAATTTTATGTTTTTATCCATAGAACTACATCAATTCAAATTTATAACATAATTCATCTGTAGGACGAATTTCGATGTTATGAATATAATCACTTGAACCATATTCAAGTATTAATATACCATTCAATTCTTCTTTTTTCTGCAATATAGATATTCGCCAACTAAATCTTTATTTGAATTATCTAATATAAAATGATCACCTGTTTTTATTTCCTTTAAAGTACAAGGAATTATTTTTATAGATTCTTCTACAGGAGACAATTGCATACAATCTAAATAATAATAAACAAATTGTCCTTTTTCATTCATAACATAGAATGTCAATGAACCTAATCGACTATATGCGATATCATTGTCTATGAGAAATAAGCAAGGAAAATCATCCACACTTAGACTCTCAGTTTCTACTTCATCTTCTATAATTTCATTTTTAAGTTCCTCTAAAATAGATATGATTCGATTGGTGATTGCATTTATTTTGAAAGTTCCTTCTAATACTCCTCTTTGTTCAAATAGTAATTGGTCTATTTGAGCTTCTGTTAAATTCATTTCTGATAGTACACTCATTTTTGTTTCCTTAAATAATTGGTTCCGGATATTTAATTGTTTTGTTAGCTACATCAACAATTGCTATTTCTTCGTTTCCGAGAAGAATATACAACTGGTTGAATTCTGGATCTTTTTCTGTATTTTTTACATTGTGGATGTACACATTTGAAATCCAATCCAAAATAAAATAACCCATTGTACCGTCTTTGAAGACGATGAGATTGTTGTATTCTGTTTCATCCCTGTAAATGGAGAAGTCGTTGTTCCTGAAATAAATTTCATTAAAATTTACTTCATTTAGTTCTTCTGCATCGAACAACACCTCTTTGACCGTATCAAGTGGTTCTTCTGTTTTAACTTTACCTGTAACGAAGTCATCATATTTGATAATGTAATTATCCATTTTCTATCCTTGTTTAAAATTTTCAATCGCTTCATCAACTATACTTTGAAGCAACAATAATTTGTCCAAATCGGTAACATATATACTACTGCTACCTAATTCTGTATTTGAAAGATGATCAAAGTCCATAAATATTCCACCACGTTGTAATGGTTTTACAAAGAATTTGATATCTGCATTGGAAGCTGTAAATGATTCCATAATTTTTTCCTTTTTTTCTCTTAAATATCCTGTAGGACAATAATTTGTCCCATAGGCTTTGTCTATCTTTTTTAAGTACTTTTCTATTTTGCCGTGAAGTTTTAAAAGATGTTTGAATTGGTTTTCTTTTAACTGTTGCTTAATTTCTGGTCCTAAATTATTGATTTCCTCTGGGACGAATTCCATAATTAAAGACATTCCTGATTCTTTTAATTGATTATTTATTTTCGTTAGATGATTATAAAATCTTTGAACGTTTTTAATTGTAATCAAGCTTGAATGCAACCGGTGACGTCTCTTACATAGTTCAGCCAACGCGTCATGTTGCTCTTCTGTTAAAATACCAATCTTTTTGTTGTTTGCCATAACTTTTTTAACATATTCTTTTCTCTTTTCATAAACTTCTTTTGATAACTTTGGTTTGTGTTTCGAAATATATTCAATTGCGTGGTCAACCATCCTTTGCAAAATTGATATTTCATTCAGGTCTTTTATTTGTAATATGTTTGCCGGTGAATCTGTTCCTGAACAATATTCCAAATTCAATCCACCATCAATCAAAGGAACTAAACACAAACTATTTTTTTTGGATTCCAATCTGAATTCGTCCATGAATATTCCTTATTCTGTTATTTTTCCATCATAATCAATATCGTCAAAAATAACAGGTACTAATTGTTGTAATTCTTTCAATAGAGGAATCATCAAAGCTCTCATTTGTGGATGAGCTGCCTTAGCACATCTCATAGTAAAAATATGTCTCCATTCTCGAAGATTGGCAGTGACTACTATCTCTGTTTTCAAACTATTCGGAAGCACCTCTCTTGCTTGTTCTAATCTTGATTTTTGTTCTATTAATCTACAATATATCGCTTCAGTTGAAGACATAGATTTACCCCAAAGATTTTTCTCTTCATCACTCCATTTATCCCACCAAACAGGCCTTATGAATTCCATATTACCATCATATTTAACATAACGGGTTGACTCTTGAGAAAATGCAGCAAGTCTATGACGAACCAATTCATGGGTCACTCCGCGGTTGGTGATAAATTTAACAGTAAGGGAAACATGTTCAATCACCGACTGGTGGTTTTTCTTTAAAATCATTTTACAAAATTTTTCTGCCGATCCTGGTTTGATGTCGCCTTCTGATTGATAACAGGTCCGACCTATTTTCTCTAAAGTTTCTAAAATATTTTTAGGTATTACCATTATTTGATAACTCTGTTCTACTATTTTCATTTTGCTATTTCCTTTGATTGTTTTGATATAATGAGCAACTTTGTTCAGTCGCCTTTTGATTATTTAATTGTTCTGCAAGATAAATTCTCAGTCCTTTTCGAACTGTATGAATTGTTTGTCTTCTTAAACATCCGTATTTAGAAGACGTTTCATTTTTAAAAATATTGTCACAACCAAGACAAAATTGATCAGGATTTTTTACCATATAAAATATTGTCGCATATTATTGAAATAATTTCATTGATACTTTCTTGGTTTATATTTAAAACAAAATCTTGAAATGCTTCATGTGTAGAAAACATTTCTTTAAAATTATTTATGATCTTTCCTATGATAGCTCCTTCTTGAAGTCCGGTTACTTCCATGATGATTCGACCATTAAACTTTTCAGCTACTGCTTTACTTCTTTCATATTTTGCTATCAATGTAGCCCACTTGGCTTCAACATATACTAACGGAAAATGTTTTTTACATAATTCAAATACTTTTTCTTTGCTTGGTTTTTCTATCTTAGCTGGAAACCTATCAACGTTTCTGTTCATCCAATCAACAAACAGATGATAATTGACTCTTAGATTATCTCGACGGTTCATTGCAGAATTCTGAAAACTTGGTTCAATGATACGGCGATTGAAAAATGGAGAAGTAGCACAAAATTCAAACACATCTTCCATTGTTTCAAATCCTTGTAGCCACCGGTCAAAGTCCAGTCCTAAAACATTCATTGCTTGTCTTGGATCCTTTGTTAAAGCAATTTTACCAAGTTTATGACCGTCATAATGAACTTTATAGTATAGACCATCGAACCCGAAGGTTAAGCCGATACACTTTGCTAACCTACCAACTATCAAACCAAAGTCATTGTAATTGTAGAATAGCTTAGTGAATTCAAATTCTTCCGGAGGAACCAGAATCAAATCAACTTGCAGATCATTGTAGTCAAATGAAACACAATTACTATTTGAATTTTTCTCAGTACATGTTATCATACTAAATATACCATCGAGCGTTTGTTTCCGGTCACCTGTTATTTCTACTAAGATATCCAAGTCCCCAAACGTTTCTTTTTGATTAAAAGATTTAACCACATACACATTAGTTATTATTTCAAGTAGAGGAACTAACTCATTTACCACTTCTTCTATTTCTGCTTTGGAGTATCGTCGAGTATTGACTGTTTTAAGTGCTTTACCACCCATGTTTTAAATTACTTTGTATTAGTTGTTAATTTGCTAATTTGTTCCAATAAAAATTCAGTCGAGATTGTCATCGATTCTGAACCTCTGCCACCCCATCCATGATCCCAATTAAATTCAATTTCAATTTTCACCTTCATCTTTTAAAGTAATCATGAAATCACTGTCATACCTTTTAGCAGTTATCCAGATTTCATTTGTAGAAGAAGGGCGGTAAAAATGTTCTTTAATTATTAAATCATCCATTGTTAAATTACCCCAAGTTCTTTGGTATGAATTTCAAAAGCGTTTAATACCATTTCAACACCATCCGCAGTTATTATAACAATTTCTCGCTTTTGATTTATTTGTAATTTTTTACAGCTGATGATCATTGTTTGTTCTTCATCAAATAAAATATTAGCATTGTATCGAATTTCATAAATTTTAACACGGTCAGCGTCATAAATGTCTTTTTGTTCACAATAATACTTTTTAAAGGCATCCATGAATTCATTCAAAGTTTCTTTTTCTGTTGTTCCATAATTTATTTTTGATCTATCTACTTCAGAGAAAAAATCAAACACACTACTAGCTATTTCAGGATTTTTTATTATTCCATAATACCGCAATTCCCAATTTGATTCATTGTCTTCAAAAACAGAAGATTTGAAAATCTTCTCTGCTTTCAAGTATATTTTTTCTAATTCTTTGAATTCCATCTTCTAATTCTCCTTATTTGGAATATAACCACAACCTTCATATTCGCGTCCGCCACCGGGTAAATCTTTTCTGATTTGAAATTCTTTGTCGGAACAATCCGAACAAATTATTTCGTCAGTGAACCAACTCATTATTCTTGAGACAAGAGGAGCACCGCATCTATCACAATTTGTTTGTGTGAAGAAGGTATCTGCATGTTTTTCGTTATTCATATTACTGTTTATATCTAATTGATTATTACGTGACTTTATGCTACACTCTTTGCATAAAATTCTTATTGGTGTATCCCAACTGCCCATATGATCTGTTAGCGCACCGCATTTATCGCATGGTAAATAAGCCATGATTTATCTCTGTTTATTTTGTTTAAAAATATTAATATCTTTAGTCATCAAAAGATTGCCATATAACTTTGCCATCTTTCCACCATCCAAAATCATATTCATCTAATGGGTATTCGATAGGAATTACAAACATCTTAAATGTTCTTTCTTTTTCAATTAACCTCAATCTATTGTTAAGTTGATAGAAAGTAACATCAATTCCAAATTGGCAATTATTTGATTCAACATCTGCGAATACTGCAGCGTTCCAGTTTTGTAATCTTATTTTGTCTTCTGTCCTTACTATAATATCCATTTTATTTTCTCCACTTGCTTGGTAACGGTTTAATGTCTTTACGAGCATCCTTATCCGCCCACATTAATTCTTTACATATTAGATTCTGTCTATCAATTATAGCATCAATAGATTTGAGTTCTATGCCGAAGAACTCATCTATTTCAACTTTTTTGTCCCACTTAGAAATTGCTTCAATATCTTTTGCTTTAAGATCTCCTCTCATGATTTTGATATTGATTTCTTTAATGACGTAGTCATTGCAAGTAACAATTACATCATCTGCTTTAAATTCTACATTCTGAATCCATTCGTAAAGCGCAAATGGGTTCATCGTCTTTTCTGGAAATACATAAGTTCCTTTTTGAAACTCGTCAGTAAATATAATTTTCATTTTTAATAGCCGTATAAATTTCGAAAAAGTTGACTTTCTTTAAACTCAATTTTGATTTCTTTTAATACATGAAACATATGTACATTCATCCAGTTTTCCATTGCATCAGCATCGCTACCATGAAGTCCTATCAATATTCCTGGTCGGTGAGAAGTAACCCTAACAATAAATCTGTCATCTAATTCAGCAACTTCAATATCAGTGACATTCAAAAACATAGTAGGATTTTTTGATTTTTCTGTGAAGTGACAATCTAAGAACTGTTTTAGAGTTTTACGGAATTCCTTATCATCTGTTCGATTGAGTTTTTTGTCTTGAAACAATTTTTCTTTACCGATAGTAATACAATCCAAACAAGTCCATTTTCCATCTCTGCGAGTTTCACCTCCGTCAATTTTCTTGAGTTCTCCACACACACATAAGCGAAAATTATATTGAAAACAATCTTTGTGATAATATTTGCCTTTATGTTCTGTCATTTCTAATCCTGTTGCGATTTCATATCCACAAACTTCACAATACATTGGCTCCTTTTCTGGACTTGTAATTCCTAATTCTTTTGCTGGTGGCATTTTTATTTCTCCTTAATTTCCACTGGAAAGAAATCAGCTAAAGAATTTCTCATCAATTCAATTGATTCTTTCACAGAATCAAATAAAAAAGTACGACAATATGCTTCAGCATTTTCTAATTCAATTGTGGAATTCAATAATTTCATATCCGCTGAATAATCCAAAAGATCATTTTCGATAGATAGTTTATTCTGTTTTTTGTCTAAGTAAATATAATACATTTTTTAATCCTAAAATTATTAGTGTTGTTATTTAATTTATATAGTATAGACGTCACTGATGGAATTTTATTGTAAATAAAAAGAAAGAATTTCAAAATAAATTGAAATTCTTTCTGATGATAGGAGCAGGATTCGAACCTACATGAAGCGTACCAAGTGGATGTTATGCCATCTCTTCACTGTCAGGCCTCCGTTTTGCGTTCGGAGCCAAGCTCATCGCTGAATGCTTCTTAGTTATGAGCCATATATTAGCGTCTAAAACCAATTCCGCCATCCTATCAAAATATAATATTCTACTTTTTTAAATATTTTTTAATTGTCGCTAACATAACATAATCAGGAACAGCATATTCGAAATAACCATCCAAAGTATTACTTAATTCGGAATAATCGGAGGTAGGACGATTATTTACAAAGTCTTTCTTTTTAGCTATAGCTAAAATTTCTGTAGCAACATTTTTAATATAATTTAGTTTATCTTGTACCGATTGTGAACGATCCATTAGTACAAGTTTACCACGTAAATCTTGTATATGATCCATGACATCAGAAGTTTTCTTATATCCTATATTAACAGCCAATCCATTTTCGTTTAAAAATTCATTGCTTGTCATTACATATTTTTTCATAATTTCACTTTTTTTTTGTTATAGTTTATATATTACTTATTTTGTATAAAATCTATTTTAGGTGGTCCGGTCATAAAATCGTCATCTCTATTGTTACCACAAGTATTACCAGCAAAATATTCTTCAACTGTTCTTGGACCTCCGGTCGGAGATAATATACCTTCGAATTCTTCCGGATGAGCTATCATGTCTTCCATGTAGTCTTTGTATGAATATGGCTCACCCTTCATATTTTCTTCTCAAGTAAGGATTCGGTTCCGGTTCTCTACTTGATTCTTCTTTTTCTGTTGGAAAAAGAAGATCAAAAATTGCTCCAAAGCTCATATGACAAACACCTTGACTCGCTTAGGGCACCAAGCAGGAATCGTTAAATTTTTGTCATTCCATTCCACAAACGGGTAAATAATCTTTCCGTCCATCTCTTTACATGTCCATTTTTCACCACGCTCCCAGCTGTCTTCACCATAAGCAGGTTGTATGTTGCATTCTGGACATTTCTTACATGTTTCAATTTCGATTGTTACGTTGCTCAATATTGTATCTCCTCTATAATATACTCAACTGTTAATGATTCTTCTCCGGAAACCTCTAATCTGGCAAAACGTCTTTCTTTAACGATCCAAATATCCTTTGATATACCTATTTTAGATATGACAAGGTCACCAACGATTGGCAGAACTTTAAAGTCAATCCAATGTGATTTAATGCACTTAAGTGCATCCGGAACTTCCGTAGCATATGTATTTAAAACTATAAATTGCATTTAATTACCTCTTTTTCTTTTTAGAAAGTTTATGAAGGATGTTACCTTCTAAATCAGTTATTTGATAATTTTTCTTGGAGTAAATTAGTCCAGTACATTGAATAACTTCATAATCGAGCTCTAAGCGATTAATATCTTCTAACAATCCTTGACTAATACAGTTTTTAACATAAATATTATCTACATCTATCAGTACTATTTCTTCATATTTGGAAAAAATCTTATGAAGAAAATTAAAATATGGATAAAATTCATTTTGAATATACTTATTAGAAAAATTATTTTTTATCTTGATGAAACAGTCCGGTCCTTCTTTAGGCGTGAGTGTTATAGAAATGTTACTGTTCCTCGTTGATTGATTACTGGTAACTCCGGTATTTAATGCTCCGTAAGTACAGTTAATAAACATTTTTATTATATGTCTTACACCATATGTAATAGTTTCAGTATTTAATATTTCATCTATGTTTTTTAAAACAAATGAATATAAATTTCCAAATTTAGGAATATTGTATTCTATTTGTTTTGTTTCCCAAAGATCATTTAAGATATGGCTAAACAAATATTTGAATGAAATACATTGTAAATCTGTTTGTTCCGCTATAATATCATTATCGATGAGATTAGCGGTTTTGATACCGCATTTATCAACGAATTTTTCATCGTTTCTGAATTTGGTCGGACCATAAAATTTCAAGAGGAGCGAACCAACCAAACCGTTGTATTCGTCCATATCAAATTTGTTATTGGTCAAGTTCGGAAGTTCTAACCCTTTGACAAATTCGATTAGATTATCAATAGTTAGTGCGCTGGTGATGTGCTGGTGTTTGAATAAATTCATTTTTTGAATTCCTAAAATTATTAGTTTTGTTAATTATTAGTTCTATATTATTAATAAATCAGTTCCGAGTATTTTCCAAAAGGATTCGGGTAAGTAAATGTTATCTATATTAATAGCACCATAAAACAAAAGTGCTATATCTTCTGGAGTGTAACCGGCAAGACCACACCCAATTTCTGTTACTAAGTACATCTTATTTGTTTCTCTTTCCACTGATTCTATAAAATGTTTAATATACCGGGCAATTTCTTTTAGTTCCAAAGTTTCTAAATTTTTATCTTTTGTTGGAATGGCGAAGGTTCGTCCATACTCACCAAATCCTCGACCCATTTCGGCGCCCCATTGTAGTGCCATCTTTGCTGCACCAGCGCCATGTATTCCAGCTTCGTTACTACCAAAGACGAATATTTCACCTTCTCTTAGATTTGTTATATTTTCAGGTGTTGTTCTATTTCTCATAGTTATTTTCCTTGTAATATTTTTAAGTATGCTTCGACCGCAATATAATTATTGAAATTAAGATTAAGTAAGTTCTGTAAGAATCCTTCGTTCCATGTTATTAGTTCTTGATGACTATCGAATAGTAGATGATATTTTTCATTTCCCTGATGTATATAATAATAAGGAACAATTTTATAATTTTCGATGTTGTAAATAACATCACCTTGTTTTAAATCAGTTATTGTCATTTTTATTTCCTCTCTGTTACCATTGATTGTTTCGATACCGAATCAAAAATTTCGATGTGGTCATATTCATTCCAATCATCATTAGATAAACTACTGGCTATCCGGTATGCTCTTTGTAAATTACTATCATAGGTTATTCGAATTTTTTCCAAAGGACAACCATCATCGTTATATGTATGAAGATTTATAATATATCTTTCTTCTTCTATTTCAGGCGCATTGTAATATTGATCTATTACTTTTTGAGCTTTACTGGCTAACATCTTCTCTTCATCTTCGTCAAATGTTAATTCATCCAATATTTCATCTATTAATGATTTTGCTTCTAAATCAAATTCTTTTTCTTCTTTCTTTTCCATTGTTTTATTCCTAATTATTAGTTATTGAAACCTAAATTGTTTTGTGGAAATCTGCCGATACTTTCTTTCAATGCAAGAATGTCGTTTGTTGCTTCTTTTAATGTGATCAATGAATAGTATGAAGATCCGTAAACATCGTTTGATTTCTTTTTACGATCGCCTGATTCTAAGTCATATGACTCATCGTCACCGTATCCACCGGTTACCCTAATTGATTTTTTATTGACAGTTTTGACTGTTCTTTTTTCATAAGTGTAATAAACACCTAATTGCGGGTTGTGACGTTCCATCATTCTAACACACGTATCACCTTTTTTCAAATCTCTGATTGTGATTGCAGTGTTTTCATTTTTTAATTCTTGTTGCTCGTTCATTTTTTTAAATCCTAAAGTTATTAGTTGTTATTTAATTTATAATATATAGACGTTGCTAATGGAATTTTATTGTAAACAAAAAGAAAGAATTTTCGAACGAAAATTCTTTCTGATAATAATATTCGACCGGAGAACTTATTTTCTAAGCTTTTCCAAATCTTCGATTGACATTTCCTGTAATTGTGATTCTTGCTTCATAGCAATCAATGCATCAATTTTTTGATTATGTGCTTTAATTGTAGCAGCGTCCCGGATTTCTTCTGCTTCTTTTTTCTTCGTTAGATATACATCTTTTAGTATATCAAATCTTAGTTGATTTTCTGTGTCAACTACTGTATTTGATTCAAGAAATGACAATTCATCATCATTGTCTTTTACTAATACCTTTTTAACAGCTTTAATTGCTGATGATAATAGAGCAGGTGTTAGACCCCATAATTGCTCAACGGATAGTTCACCTTTTTCTGTAGTGAATCTTAATCTTAATCTCGATGCTTGTTTGTATAACATTTTGTTATCCTTTAATATGATAAATAATTAATTAAAACTTTATTTTTATAGTTCGTTTGAAGGAACCTTGTAATTTTACTATGACTTCATCTCTTACTGTTGCGTTAAATCCTAAACCGGATAGCTGTTTGTCTGTTGGTTCAATCATAGTGGTGTTACCCAAAACTTCTAGCACTTTACGATGTTCCGCAAGTTCTGGTATTAAATTTTCGCTGTGGAAAGATCTCAACGATGTTGGACATTTACAACCGTCTAACATGAATAGATAATGCTTATTTCCAACGTTATTGTCACCCCAATGATTTGGTGTTAAACAGATTAGATTAACTTTGTGGAATTGCTCTGTCTGTAGTCCATATAATTCTTTAGATGAATGTGATTCGCTTAAAGCATGCTTAATGGAGAATTTACCATCTTTGAACGTTACAGTCGCTACGTCAACACAACCAGCAACTGGTTTATTATATTCATAGGTGTATATTTCACCATCAAATTCGATTTCAGCTTTAAACCCTTGTGAATTTCTTGCTAAGAACTGTTGTACCCAAAATTTATATTCACCGTTTTTTAATGTTGGAATATCTTTAAAGTAAATATTTTCAATTGCTAACTTGCCACATGGATTTGTATTATCTAAATCTAACAATCCACCACAAGAACTTGGATGATTATGACGATCTTTTCTAAATGGCGTAGAGTATCCAATGCTTTGATTACCTGGATGTTTACACCAGGCGTCAAGGTCAGAATTATCTCTTCCATCTGTATCATTCCAGATCATGGAAAATCTTAAAACACCATCAACTCGTCCACCAGCATTTTTTACAGCTTCTTTAATTTGGCTTTTACCTGCTAAGTTGCCGTTAAATGTCCACGAGTAATTATTATCCCACTTGAAAATTGGTTTACTGTCTTTAACATTCGCTGTGGTCAATGAAACTAAATTTCCTTCTTGATTGTTGGATAAATAAGCCTCAACTGAAGTACATCCGGGTAGAATGTCTTTCATAAACTTATCGATGCTTACTTCTTCTATTCCGTCAAATTCGCTTCGCTTATGTCTTGTTGATGTAGATTTAACACTATCAAATATTGACACTTTTTTTATGTCACCGTCGCCGACATTAACGTGAAGAATTTCAGATGCTTTGATATCATCGATTGTAGCAAACCGTCTATTAAAAGATTCTTCATATCCATTCTCTTCTACGAATTTCTTAGCTTCTTCAATTTGTCTTTTTGTAATTGGAGCGGTTGCTTTCATATAATTAGCAGGATCAACTCGTTTGTTCCAAGCTTTACAAGCATCGTTTAGTTCTTTACCTTCGGCAAGTTCGGAACATAAAACACCCATCAATTCATTTTTAAATTTTGCGATTGGTAATTTATATGAGTTCAACCAACACCAATTATCTTGTTTCTTTGGTGCTAATTCATCGTACTGTTTTTTAAGTATGATCATCTGCTCTATTTTGTACAAGTGTGTTTGACCATCAAGCAAACTGCCTTGATTAATAAGGTCTTTCACTAAGTACAATGTATCTAATGGAATTTCTGCCATTGCTCGATGAAAAACTTGTTTGTCAGATTTATATTCACCCATTAGAGCTTCTATAGATTTCGAATCCATATAGACAAATTCTTGTGGCAAATATAAATGCATATGATTGAAAGTCCTAAGCTCATTAGGCTTAACAACTCCATATTTTTCTGCTTCTTCTTTTGTATATCTTTTTACATTTTTTTCGATTCCAAGCTTAAATTTTTCATCGTTCTTTTTGATGTTACTATCATATGGTAAAAATTTAAGATCATTGAAAGTTTCGAAAAAGACTTCTGAAATACCGGATGCTTTTAATGCTTCTGTAAGAGCTTTGGCCGGTGATAGATAATCTGCTGGTGCATCCACATCAAACATTGTGATGATGTTTAGTTTTTCGTCAAGAGCAACAATGTTGCCATATCTACGAATAAAGTTATTACATAGATTACAATTATGGGTCGAACTATTCGGATCTCTAAAGATTGGGTTGTATTCTTTCTCGAAAGAATTTATATACAATTCCCAAACTTGATGCCCGGTTAACGAGCTTCGGAATAATTTTCCAGTAGCGCACATCTTATCGAATTGCGCCTGGATTAAGTGATTGAATTCAATCATAACTTACCTGTTTATTGCGTTAAACTCATAAGTACTACTTTTCCTATATGAGAATGAGATATTTAAAATAATAAAGACGAAGCAAGTGTAATTTTATTGTAAACAAAAAAGAAAGAATTTTCAATTTATTTTAGAAAATTCTTTCTGATGATATAAATCACAGGAACATTGACAATTTATTTTTGGACGAGGTTTTTTTCTAAATCAACGGTGTACCAGTAACTATCCCAATAAACATATGCTTCCCCGTCTTTAGCATCAAATGCCCAAATTTTGGAACTGAAAAGAATGTCGTTGTTATATCCGCCTTTAAAAGTAATTGTATCCCCTATTTTCAGACCAAATTTTTCATTTTTATCTGTAAACATAGAAGATGGTTTGCTTTTAACCCATTTGTCAATATCATCTTTCATCTTTGGGTAAAACTTCGCATAAAGATCTATAACTTTTTGTTTCATGGATTCATTTAAGAATTCTTCACTTGTCAATACATGTTTTTCCATATTTTTACTTTTTTTTGTTATTATTTAAATTATATATTAAAGACGTTAATAATGGAATTTTATTGTAAACAAAAAAGAAAGAATTTCAATTTATTTTGAAATTCTTTCTGCTGGTAGGAACAGGACTTGAACCTATATATAACTGAGCATATCATCAGAGTTACCGCTTATTGCCTGTGTCTGCCATTCCACCATCCTACCATATTATTAATCTACTGAAACAATTTTGAAAACAACAACGAAGTTGCTATCTTTTGGCCAAGGTTTCCAATCTTCCCAATCATCGACTATATCAATCACAATTCCTTTTTTAGCGGCTTCGTCTTTTAATCTATCAGCAGTCGATTTTGAAGTTACTCCATGCCTATAGAAGAATCCTCGTTTAGCTACAATCGTTCCATCTTTCTTGAAAGTTATTTTATCGATTCCAGTATAAGTTGACTCGAAAAAATTCTTTACCACTTTTTTAGTTTTAGCATCTAAAACTTTATCTACCGAAACTTCATCATCTTCATTTAAAGAATTACTCAAAAATTCTTGTCTTGTTTTTACATTATTCATTTTATTTTCTCTTTATTTTTTATTCGAAACCTAAGTCATTTGAAGGTGTTCTTCCACCACGTCCATCTTTTGCTTTTTGCATTTCTACTTGTGCTTGTTTCAATGTGATTAAAGTATACCATGCTGAGCCATAAACGGATGTTTGTTTTCCTTTGCGCTGTCCGGATTCTAAATCATAAGATTCGCCTCCAAATTCTTTTACACTTATTGATTTAGTAGCAACTGATTTCACTGTTCTTTTTTCAAAAGTATAGTACGTTCCGAGTTGTGGGTTATATCTTTACATCATTCTGACACAAGTATCACCTTTTTTCAGATCTTTAATAGTTTCAGCTTCTTCGCTTTCATTTAATTGATTTAAAGATTCATTCAAGAATTCTTCGCTGTTCATAACATATTTTTTCATAGTTTACTTTTTTTTATTATAATATTTATTTTATATATTAAAGACGTCAATAATGGAATTTTATTGTAATTGAATATGAAAATTAAATTATGTACAACCTTTTGGTTTAATTTTACCAGATTTTAATTCATCTTCGACCTGTTTTCTCATTGAATTAATAAACCAATCATCTTTTGTAAAATATCCTGAGCAAGTCCTATATAAATCAATGTAATCAACTTTAGTTATGTTCGATGGTATTTCGGGGGCATAAATCTTTGTTAAATAAATGCAAGATTTGAATGTATTTTTCATTTTTGTACTAACTACTGAATATATTCTTTATTGAATGCTTCTTCCGATCCCATCATCTCAATCATTTTTTCTTTCCAACCTCCATCTCTACTTTGGATAACATCCCAGCTGATATGTATATAGTTGCATCCGTTCCGGAGATTTTCAGCGTCATCACAAAGAGTATAGAAATGTGTTGGTTCGAAACTTTTCATTTCTTCTACCCATTCTTCTTTGCTCATTGGTGTTGATGAAATGATTAGATTATCAATTTCATAAGGCAATTCTAAATCCACTTGTTTCAAAAAATCACCTTGTTCGTCCCTTGTAGCGTATGCAAAATTATCATAATAACAAGCATCAATTTTACGAACATCAGTTCCATAAAATACAACATCCTTTAAAGATTTAGCATAAAATATACTGTTCTCTGTTGAAGTAGTATCAATCTTACCGTTAATTAACCGATGTACTTTGACATCCTGATCTCTTAAGTGTTTGTTCAAACACTTTCTTGTATGCTCCAAACGGGAAGATTTTCCGAGCAGAACAATATTTTTGTTTGTATTATATTTTATATACCAAGTAAGGTACAATATTGTAGTTCTGGTAACACCAACCTGACGGGCATTACATATAACTGTTTTTTGATTTGATTCGAATGACTCTATCATTCTCTTTTGATGGCCCATCAACTTGATCTGACTACCATCTTCCCATTTACAACAATTTTCTATAAAGTAAATAGGATCATTTTCATATAATATCTCTTCGTTTGTCATTTTTGTATTTCCTTTATTTTAATCTCTTGAAGTTTCTTCAAATTCATCTGTTGCTCCATAAGCATCTATTAATTGTCTTACTTTTTCTATGTCTTGTTCTTCTTTTAAAAATAAGCAAAATTGTGGATACCAACCAACCATTCCTTCTATTTCTGGTTTATTCTCATTTAGTAAATAAACAGAATATAAAATTTCTCCACGGTCATCTGTTTGTATAGATTCAACAATAGCATCTTTCCCTCGTTCGAAAGTTTCCATATCGTCCGGAAGAATCTCTGATATTTTTACAAAATCACCAACAGAAAAAGTATGTTTTTTCGCAACTTCGCTATCGCTTGGCCTACTGTAAGGAACATGAGCATAAAGATATTTAATGTCTTTATCAAACGAATCAAGACGTTTATTTTGATCATCAAAATCATGTATTAATGAATTGAAACTATTTGATAAATAATCGATGTAATTATGCAATAATATAATTGTTTCTTCTGTTGTTATTTCTTTTTTGAGATCATTTTTAATTAGAAGAAAATCAATTTTATGTTTTTCTAAAATATGATGTAAATATGATCGAAAATCCATTCCTTCAATCTTTGTAATATTATTAAACATTATAGTATCTTTATGTGTTAAACCCTCGGAATACTCATTTTCTATAAGAATATCACAAAAACTATAATCATCTAATAGGTTCATCATTAATTGATACTTTGTTCCATCAACTATTTTTTCAAAAACCAAACTATTTTTTGTGTGTAATGCTCCATAAGGTATAAAGTTTTCTACTCTAACAAATCCAGATTGAATCAAGAACTTATAATCCATTTCATTTAATATTTTCATTTTAATCCTCTTCGGTAATAAAATAATCTTCTTTAAATAGTTCTTGGAAAACAAAATCAACATATTTGTTCTCTTTTAATATAACATAGTCATTCAAATGACAAACAATACAAATTTCTAAGTTGTTGTCAATTGGCATCTTCAAAATTGGATTGTTGTCTCTATCAAAGCAAGGTTGGACAGACATATTATGTTGTTTGATCCAACTATAAACTTGATTTTTATTTTGGTCGGTAAATTGAACAGCCTCCACTATTTTACCAGTAACCAGCCGTTGGTACTTATTGATTTCCATTTAATCTCTCTCGTTCCTCATATTCTTTAATTATTTTATCCACTAATTCTCTTACAGTCATACATGATAAATTTTTTACATTTAAAGTTTCGTCAATGTAAGAAGGATTTTCACAATGACCAAAAGCATATGTTAAATGGATATAATCAACATCCAAATCATCTATATCAAAACTAAATTCATTACAAATATCTATATTATAAACATCTTCACCGTAGTAATCTTTTACTACTGTTTGCATCACTTCTTTTGCTTTGTTAAGAAGTTTATGGTATTCAATGACTATATGCTTTTTGTTTCCGGGTGGAGGAATATTAGTTCTATCAAGAATTAAATCAACAAAAAGTTCCTGTTTCAACGCTTCTAAATTTTCCAAAGCTTCTATTTGTGTTTTACCATCGGCAAAGAAACTTCTAAGCGCGTTCAGAGGTGGAATATTTAGTTCTGGAATACTGGCACACCAACCTTCAAAAATTTCATCTTTGAAATATGTTAATTTTATCTCATATTTTCGGCTCATGTATTCTTCCAACTGAGCAAGTTGATTTCCACCTAACGAATGATATATTTCTGATCTTGTCATCATTTTATTTACTCACCATCCAATTTATAAGTATTTGAAACTGTCGTATCAGGTATTTGTATAATATATTTTGTCTTAATTATATTATAATTAATATAACCAAATCGTCCTATAAATTTATTGTGTTTTGTTTTAGCGAATTCTTTCCATTTCGTAATAAGTTTATGATTGTTTTTAGTGAATACTATAGTAGCATCATCACTTCTAATCTTTTTCAATACAACACCCGAATTTGTTTTAACATACATAATATAATACATTTCTTCCCCTATCATTCCACTTCCAAAGAACAATCCTGAACTGAAACTACCTGTTATATTTGAATTATCTTTCAGACACATAATTTCTTCTTTTTTCTGAAGGTTCGATATATCAGCGGAGGTGAAAAGAGTACATATCAAATAAATAATAAATCCAATCATACATCCTCCTAAACCAACTACCAGTGTAAGAGCTAACTTACCCCAGAAACAACCTTTTAAATCATCATTTGTATTCATAAAAATAGCAAAAATTATCATTGCTAATAGAGCAGTTCCACCAAGACAAATTTCTAATAATGTTATCATTGTTGATTGTCCTCTAATTCTTTAGTAGTTTCATCAATTAATTGAGTAAGTCCTTTTATATTGAAATCATGAAAATCTATTTGTTCTTGGATGACAGCAAATCTAAATGAATCTTTTGAATATTCTTTTTGCCATTCTTGTAACATTACAAGACCTATTTCATAATTATGTAAATCTTTTTTCCAGCGTTCTATTATTTCATTCATGATTTTTTAGTTCCTTTTCAATTTTATTTATTAATTTTGTTTGACTATCTATACAATAATTTGAAATATCGATTTGTTCTTGAATGATAGCAGTTTTGAAAGAACCTTTAGGATATTCTTTCTGCCATTCGATTAACATTTCGACACCCTTTTTGTGAACTTTGTTGTCTTGTTTCCATCGTTCAATCATTCCATTTAGTTCGAAATTTTTGAAACTTTGTTGAATATATTCTTTATTACAAGGCTGCATTTTTTCTTATCTCTTCAAATGTATATTCTTTTACAATTTCACCATTCAAAAATACAGTTTCTAGTAAATCTTTTTTATCACTCCATTCCGGATGAGTATCAAAACGTCCTTCTACTTTTACTAATTTCAATCTACCGCTCTTGCTCATCTTACCCGGATCAGTGACTGGGTTTTTAAATACCAATACATCATTGCCTGCTACAATTACATTAGAACATTTGAAAGCGAATTTTTGTTCATCCCTGTCATGTTTCTGTAGTAAACTTCCGCCACAACCAAATGCAATGTTCTCTGCCGCCCATCCAGCATTTTTGAAAACTTTCAAAATTTCTTCAATTGTATCAATATTTACACCATCACCTTGAATGATTCTAATATGTGGATTAAGAACTTTATAACCTTTTGAATTTATGGCGAAACCAAATCTGTCGCCAAGAATATTGATGACTTTTAGACATACTGTCGCTGGATCACCTGAATCCGGGCGGACCACTAAAACACCATCTCTATTTAAAATTTGATCTCTTAGTTCAGTTCCCCAAAGTTCCCAACAAGCATTGTAAATGTCAAATGAATCTGACACACAAGCTATAGTGCCTGTTGGATAAACTTCTAACATATTTCTATATGCATTCAATTCACCCAAACGACCCCATGATGTAATGGTGCTGTGCTCGGATGCTGGAATCGAAAAACCAACTATATCGTTAGTATTATAGTAGTCCATAATGAAACTTAATACAATGACATCATCTGTGCCCATAAAATTGACTAAATGGGAGCTTCCACCGATACATGCAGATTCCTCCGAACTAACACCTCTATAACCAAAACTATGAAACTTGAACAATAGTTCAGCCATTATATTTTCACATCCAGTATCTTCTAAATAGCGTTTGATTATTTTCTTTACTTCCCTGCTATAAGTAGCAACTGTACAAGGATACCAAACTTTGACTAACAATGTTTCCAAGAAATTTGTTAGCCAATAACATTTAGGATCTGTGTTTACTATAGTCATCAAAACATTCTTATAAGAAACCGGAGTTCCTTCAGGAACAGCTTTGATTTCTATCGGCAATTTACCATTATGATGTTCAACTATGTATTCCCATCCTTCACGATTAAAAATATTGCCGTGATTTCCAATATGAGTATTAATTATCTTTTCGGCTTTGTCGATGTCTTCATTGGTAACAACAGTACCAGCTAAATATTCTTTAAGATAATACTGAAGACCATAAAATACTACATCTTCAAATTTACCGCCGCGACTTTCAAAGTATGAATAAACCTCAGTAGTGCCCAGTGGGTACTGTGGATACTGAGTATATTTATAACTATCTGACCTTAATATTATTGGTTGTTTTTCCATTTTATTTTGATTCCTTATTTAAAAAATTTATTATTTCATTCGCTAATTGCTCATCATATATTTTTACTAATGGTCTTTCCTCATGTAATGTTCCTGATTCATTTGTTTTACTTATTAGCCATTGATGAGTATTTGGTATCATTACAAGTTGATCATCAGAAGATATTTTATACTTGTCAGTTTCATGTAAATGATATTTCTTTGGCTTATTCTGCATTATTCTATTATTTTGATCGTCTAAATCGATAATTTCTGGTCTATCTATAGCTAAATTATCATCTGATTTATATTCATAAAGACCATCTAATTTACCATCACTTTTTAGATCATTCATTGTTATACTAACATGCAATTCTTCTGTAAAACGTGCAGTCATAAATTGATATCGATATTGCTCTTCTAATAACAATTTTCCTTTTTCATCATATACTCGACCAATTCCTGTATAGTTATGGAACATTTGCTTCCAAGGATTATAATATTCTTCAGTCTTAAAAGTATAATATTTGTTTTCAAATTTAACTTTAACTTCATCAACAGGTTTCATTTTCATTTTATTTTATCTACCATAATATGTGTTATTCCATGTAATTTTACCATCGAATCCTAAATCGCTTAAGGATTTATCTAAATCATCTATAGTATTCCCAATCACTTCAATATCAATTTCAAAATCATTAAAACTTTTATGATTGACTTCTGAATTATATGTTCTATTGAGATTGCTGTCATATGATATATGTTGATCAAATTTTTCATCTCCTATAGGAGCTTCCAAACCTTTTATCTGTTTTTTATCATAATGTAAATCTAAGTACCTGTCGATGGTCGCTTTTAAATAAACAGATCCGTGAAATTTGTTATGCCTTTTATGGGTCGCCCTGCCACTTAATGAACCACGAAATCCACGAATTTTCAATAAGCTATTTGTATAGATTTTGTTTCCTTTTTTGTCTTTCTTCCCAATGTACATTCCGATACTTTCTGGAGAAACAAAATGTTGATCTCTACCATCAAGAATACAAAATCTTCTTTCACCTTTATTAGCGTCATAGTAGTGATGTAAGCATCCACTGATCCATCCTTCATTATCATATATTCTTTTGCCTCTAAATTTTACCTCAGACAAATCGATTGGACTATTCATTATTGTCGATTCTTCCATAGTCACCTTTCCATAATTCAGGGTTATTAAAACGATTTCCTATTACTGCTAAGTTAGGCGAATCCAATGTTTGATAAAAATTGGAACCGCCCGCTTCATCGATTGCGTTGAAGCAAGCAAGTTTTTCATCCCAAATAACAAGCGTAGTTGTTTCATGTTTTGAATGATATAAAATATCATATCGGTAAATATCATATCCGTGTTTGTCTTCCAATCCAATTTGTTCCATTACTGGAAAATTGAATTTATAAGCATCTTTCCAAAAAAATTCCAAATTATTGAGTTTAGAATTCCAATAAGCAAAACTTTTAGTTTCTTTATCCCAATAACGAAAACCATATACTCTATTTTTGATCATCTATCCATTTCCTAATTTGTTTTTCTCTATATTCATCAAATTTATGTTCTTTCCATAAAGATATTTGATCATCCAATGTAAAATTAAGAGGATCTCTACCATTCATATAACAAAAATGATATTGCATATTTTCCATTCCTTCTTTTCCCAAGGACCAGAACCATTCTTCTGCTTCATCTTCGAATTCATAATCAGAAGGAGTATAGAAATAAAGTTCCTTTCCGGTTCGATCCCAAAAGTGTTCGATTATTCTACATAATCCGTCATCGTATTGATTCAGTAACTCATTGACCTCATCCATATTATAAACTATTTTTGTATGATAGTTTGTGAAATTTTTACCTGGATTGATACGAGCTATTGCTCTTCCATAATTATCTAAAATTATTTTTGGATCATGCGGTTTGCTATCTGATAATTTCATTGTTTTCCCTTTTTTAAATTTCCTTTTTCTGTAATTTCTTCATAGTGATTTAGAAAACGGTTTTCATGAAAAACACTTACATCGCCTTCATGATTTAATACTATAAAATAACCTTTTTTGAAAATTTGTTTTCTATATGAGTAATGTGTACCATCAAGTTCATCAAGAACTTCAATAAGATTGACACCATGTTCGAATATTTCTGCTTTACCAGAAAATAACATTGCTTTAAACCAAACAGGTTCTTTATCAATTCCATATTGAAAAGCATCAACTGGTTCACTCTTTAATCTAAATTTTCTGATCTTCATAAATAATATCTTGCCCTTAGTTTTTCGGCTCTTTCTTCTAACAATAATGCTAATTTCAAATCAGCGTCTTTTCTTGTCATTAAATTTTGATCAAGAATTTCTTGTAATTTTTCTGTTCCTATTGTTACTACCAAAACACCAGGAGTTGCTAATATATGATAATAATTATCGGCTATACCAGGGAAAATACTTAAATATGTATAAGTTTCTACCCGTCCACTTTCTATACCGTAGAAATGGTCACCTGCTTTTAAATCTGATACTTTCATTCGTTTTGTCCTTAAATTTATTTATCAATTTTACTTTTCGTTTTCCATAATTCATAGCCTTCAGCATATAATTCCTTTGCTGATTTATTCGATAATTCTTCTATGGAAAATTCTTGTCCGAAGTCCCACGGTGTTCCATACCAACGTGGATTTGGAATATAATAATAAATAATTGTTATAAAACCTTTTTTATACTTTTAAAATCATGAATATAGTATTCGGGAATTGATGGAGCCATCGGTTGTTCAATATTTGCTGAATCATAGTCAGACCTATACAAATCACATAAATTTCTGGTTACTTTCTCTGCTTTTTTAATGAGTTTCGTAAATTCGATATAAGCGTTTAGATCATATTCTTTTTTCATTATCTGAAATCTCCTAACATATAACCAAGAAGCGTTGGTCCAAGTTCTTCGCCCTCATGACCATATTCAGCCAACCATACATTTGTATTTTTATCCATTTTATAACTTCCACCCTTGTAACCATTAAATGTTTCGTCAAGTGCAGAAATTGCATGATTTCTCATTTCACCGACAGTAGTGTTATCTACAGGTGTAAAAGCTACATCTTCATAGTATCCTCTATAGCTGTCCGGTTCACCGAATCCTTTGGTGACTACTTGTTCTGCCGGATATTCCATTAATTTTACTATTACATCCATTAATTTCATTTTCTTAATCCTCTTGCTGATGAAGTTTATATTGTTTTAAAATATTTTCAAATTGTCTGTTTAAAAAATCTTTAGCTTCTGGAATTGAATCAAATTCGTTTTTTAGGAAAATATTTTTCCATTCACAGTTTGGATTCCCGTCTTCCATAATGTCATTTTTATACACCATCAAACGAATTTGATGAGTTTTAGCATGTATGCTACCAACTATCTTTCCTTCGTATTTAATATAATGTATATCGTCGTAAAACGAACGGTACGCTCCGGTTGATTTTTCTGTTTTGAATGTAAATTTTTTAGCTTTCATTTTTAAATTCCTAAAGTTATTAGTTGTTACTTAATTTATAATATATTGACGTAGCTAATGGAATTTTATTGTAACAAAAAGAAAGAATTTTCAAAATAAATTGAAAATTCTTATTGTTTTCTATATGTTCGAAATGCTATTTAGAATGCATTCATTTTGATCCTTTTATGGTAATTAATCGCTTTGCATATTTCTTCTTTTTTAGCAATGAATCCTCTTTTATGTTGTTTTAACAATTCAAGCATCTGTAGGTGATTATCGATTATTAGTGAATCAATCAAACTTTTTCATTTTTTTCTAAGTTCTCCGATGTATCGATCCATCTCTCTAATTTTTACCTCCATTTCCTTGACGAGCAAGCTCAATCTTTTTTACTGGATGAATTTTAACTGGTTTGTTAGATACTTCTTCTATCAATTCGCTCATTTTTATATTCCTTTGCCCAACAATCTATACAACTACTGACGTCGTCAAATGGTTCCGGACATTCCAACTTAATGTCCAATAAATCACAAACACAATAAAGTTGTTCGACCAATCCACCGAATTCTAAATTGATTTGTTCTTGTGTTCTACTATTTACATAAGCATCAATTCTTGATAGCATTTTGTTTCCTTCTTAAATACTGGTCCCTAAATCTTCGATGAGGGTACCAAAGTATGCTTTAGCATCTTCTTTCTTAATAATTTTAGTGTTTGATCGTTGAATACTATAATCATTGATAAACGCTGCACAGTTATTCTGATATACCTCATTCCAAAAATAACATGTCTCTGATTCACTCACAATGTAGATACATATCGGTTCAATGACATCTTTTAATTGTGTTATGTAATAATGTCCAACTTCAAATTGATCAATATTTGTTGGTTCTTCAACAGCAGGTATTTTAGAAACAGTAGAACCACATGTTTCTAACAGCCAATCTAATCGATCAAGTATTCTATTATATTCATCTATACCCATTATATTTGTTCTTACTTTATGCTCACCTAATGTTTTTGTTTCTGATTCAACTTTATCACCGTCTCTAAGTTCGATAGTCAGAATTCGTTTATCTTTTAGAAATTCATCATCTATTGCTTTAAGTTCTTTTAAATGTTCTTCGAGTTCTTTTCCTGATATTGTTCCATCAGTGGATAATTGCTCAAAATTTCGTTCCAATTCTTCAGCTGGAATATAATCACCTTATATTCTTTCGAGTATTCGACCGGTGGTTTCATCTTTAACTATTTCTTTTATATGAATATATCCACCTACTTTTGGTTGATTTTTTCTCATCCATTCTGTTCTCATATTAATCGAATCTTTGTTCGCTAATATTATTTTTGAAGCACTTACGATCTGAACATAAGGTTCAAATGGAATAATTTCCTTGATTTTAACTGCTTCTATTTCTGCTTTACTTCTAAAGATAGCCATTTTTATAATTCCTTTTTCTTTTTAAATTAATTTTTCTACATATTCTTTAACATCTTCTATCGTGCCACCGGTGTTGATAATATCTAAAATATCGTCTTTTACTATTTGGTAGTAAATTTTTTCTTGTTCTTCATCGATTACACTACATATTGTCTGAAAATCATAACCAACCTTACTCATGGAACCGTTTGTTACATGACAAAGTAAATCACAATAATCACTTTCTAATTGATCATAAAATTTTATTTTGTGTTTCCATCTGGCTATATCACCAAAATGATATGTTACGTAATCCTTAATATTATAAAATATACTTCTCAACCAAAATTTTAATTTCCACCAAAACATGCTAATTCCTTAAAACATTTATTTTTAAATTCTTCTTCACTAATTCTATCATGTGCTACATGATTACTTCCACATCCACAACATGTACATATGTTCAGATCTCTGTATTCTTCCGGATATTCAATATCTAAAATACAACCCATAAATGTTTCACTATGTTCTTTGGTTCCGCACCTTGGACAAAGTTCATGCTTGATTGCATATTTTTCCATAAATGTGTCGTAAAAATTATTCATCTTTATTCTCCATTAGCCAAAGATCAGGATTATCAATTATATTTCCAATAACCTCATATGATATTCCGTTAGATATTTTACAAATATCACTCCCAAAAATGAAATCTTTTTTATTACATTGAGTACACCAGCCATAATCTTTCCATATGACCAATGCTAACGTTCCATCAACTTTAAATCTTACAATATCATCTTCGAAAATTTTTTGATTATGAATGTCTCTTTTTTTTGTAAATTCTCTAAGAGTGAAAGGATCAATCTCTACACTTTCCAAAAATGTTTGAATGTACCAGATGTCACCATCTCGATAATGATAGCCATATACCCATTGACCATCTTTAATTGATTTTCCTGTAAATTCAATTGTTCTTTCCATCGTTTCGATACATGATGGATGTTCTATTTTTGTAATAACCATGTTTTATATCGACCTCATGAATTGTGTTAGATCGTTCATTCTTCCAGAACACAATTCCATTTCATTATGTATTTTTTCTTTTCGATTTTGCAGATAAGTATATTTCCATGAATCGGCCGGATATTCTTTCTGCCATTCACTTATGTTGTTTAATTCTCTTCTGATGTCTTCGATTAATTTTTTCCATTCTTCTAACTCATGGTTAGTTTCTGATTTAATACGTTCGACAGTTTCTAAGATTTCTTTTTCAGTGAGCTTGACTTGTTTTGTATCTTTTTTCCATTTTAATAATTTCCTATTTTAAATTTTAAGAATATGTTTTTTTAAAATAAAATCTTTTAATCTTTTAGCGGCTTCTTGTGGAGTATGCCCATCGAATTCAAACAATACCTTCTCCGTTTCAGGAATTCTAAATAAATCCCAATCTTTCATTTCATAGTGATTTGTAATTTGACCTGTTGGTAATATAGCAACTACAATGAACCATCCACCGCCAAAACATTCCTCTCCATCGAAATGACGTTTTGATTTATGAACGTTATTTTCCGGAACAAAATTCGAATTTCCATTCTTATTATGATACTGCCATTCTCTTGACCAACTATTAAACAAAGCAGCATTATAAAGCATCCGATATTCATATAGCTCATCGAATGTGTGGTATCCGTCTGAAATGCCACCAGGCGAACAATTTAATTTAAAATCATTCGCCTTTTCTAAATCTTCTATCTGTTCGTTAATAGATTTGATTTGAAAATTGATTTCTTTGTATATTTCATTGAAACTTCTTTCTAAACCTGCTTTCTTTTTATTTTTGACCAAATTTTCTTTTACTTCCATTTTCTAAATATCCTTTTGATTAATTTCTTTAAAAATCTTTGTTTTTGATAATCCTCCATTTGTTCTTTGAATGTAGGTGGAATTTCAGTAGAGCAATAATCAATATCTACAACTATAGTTATATTAAAACTTGCACTCCTATCCAAAGCATACGCGCTTATCCAACCAGGACTACACCATCCCATCATTCCAGAATCATCTGAAAGTATAATATTTTTACAATAATCCTTTTTAAAATTATATTTATGATGTATTAAAACAATCCAATCCTCAACATATTTACTCATTTCGGGAGTGTTTATGTTTACTGTATAATGATTATCTGAATGTTCAACAACATCTAGCCAAGTCTCATTTATTTTAATTTTCATTTTTCACCCATTTTATTTCTTTTCGAATTTTTTGAATTTCTAAATTTAGAGATTCAATACAATTTTTATGTTGTTTGATCAAATCTTGTTTTCTATCTATTGTTTTAAACAAAATTTTCAGTTCAATTTCTTTTTCTTTGGCTGTCATCATTTTTTAAATTATAATGTGTTTATTCTTCTCTTCTAACTGTTGGTCTCTCTTTGATATAAAATAATTATACAATTTGATCTTTTCTTGATTATATTGTTCGATTAATTCTGGGTTTTCTTTTATTTTATTAGCCACGTATAGAGCGTCATTGTAACTACTAAATGCCATTGGAAATTCACAACCAATATTATTACCAACTTTGGCGGCATGATAAATATGTTTCCAAGGATCTACCGGTAAATACTTTCCGAACATTCTACCTGTATTTTTGAATCTGTACATTAATATGTATGTATCAGATACATATTCTTCGTCGTATTTTATCAATAATTCAATTTCTTTGTCTGTCATTTTCCTAACATCTCTTTGACTTTTTCATCTATCTTTTGTTGTTGATATTTATGTTCTTCTTTTATACTTTCTTTATATGACCTTTTGTACTCAGCAGCGGCAAATAAAATATCCAAAAATTCCTCTTCTGTTGGAAGAGGCTTAGTTGGATCATAATGAAGAATACCATCTTTAAATTTTTCTGATTCTATAAGCGATGACATGGCGGAACCTCACATTCAAAAATATCTGCATTTTCGTAAATATTACCAAGTTTCTTAATTGATGGGACCGGAAAACCATCTCGTGATAGTCTATGTTTCATCCAAACATTTTTATTAGATTCATATGAATATGGATAATACAAAGACCAATCAAAATCTTCTTTTATAATATAACCAATAATACCGCTAAGAAAATGGTCGTTTACCTGGACAATATCATGTCTGAATAATTTCTGACCATCATCGTCATCAACTCCAGTATATTGTAGAAAGATTAAATCCTTGTTTTCTACTGTTTTCTCTTCACCTAAGGAATTCATGAAAGTTGCTTGACTAATTCCTTGAGGCGCATTCTCGAACGATATGCTGGTTAAAGCAATATAAAATTCCTTTTCTCTTTTGTCATATACATTAAATTCAATTAGATCATTAGCTACGTTCATGGTCTCCTGCCTTGAAAAGTGATTCCAATGCTTTCGCTAAATTCACCTCATTTATCTCATCTTCCACTAACAACATCCATATATTGCTTTGTGAATTAGAAATTTCTAAATCATCAAACCGATCCCGGTACCTTGCTGAATTGTAAAGATTGAAAGTTGTATTGTTATCCACTAAGTATTGTGTATCCATTCTGAAATACGCAGTTCCGTTCATTTCAAAATATAGCACCATGTGGTTGTCATTCATTTGCTTTTCGATCATTTGAAATTTTTCTAAACTGTACATGGTTAATAATACTCCGTAAATACATAGTAGCCATTCATAAAGTCACCTCCAGCATAGCAACTTATCCTACGATTACCGCAAGTACATCTCCGGTCACCGCGGGTGTATGTATCGCATTCGTCACAGCTATTAATTTGCATTAACGTACCAACCGGGTATTGTTCATCCAACCATCTTGCACCTAAAATTTCGTTTACTTCATCGAAGATTTGGTTTTCTGTTTTCCCTTCAATTGGGATGTTTAACTCACTCGCTTTTACTAAAGTCATCTGAAGACGTTTATTTCGTTGATCCCTTTGCTTAATTTGTTTATCAACTTCAAGTTTCAGATTATTGTAGTAATCGATAAATGTATTACTTCTGTTCCTTAGATTAATACAATCAATTTCTATACCATTGACCACATGAGTATGATTACTATAAGAATTTTTCCAATTTGGTGGACTATTATAATACAAACTATATTTTGTTATAATTTCATCGTACATGGTTGAATAAGCTTTGGTTCTTTTACCTTTTGTTGCCTTTGTAGCTATTCCAAATGATCTAAATAAGTCCTCCAAGTATGCTTCTATTTCTAAACGTGCTTGATGACGTTTTCGTCCAACGGTTATGTTATGACCCTCCATATCTAATATTTGCTCATGGATTTGTTGAACTGCTTCAACCGGCATATTATAAAGTTTCTGTAAATCTCTTATGAATGATAAATCATTCAATCCATAATCAGCAAAACCTTTGTACTGCTGTATGTTAGCCATTATTTCTTTAATTTCGTTTTTTGTTTCTTCTAACATTTTAAAATTCCTCTTCATTATTATAAACCAGGAGTTCGAGAAAATAGTCTTCAAGTAACATTATTTTCATTTCATCACTTTCTGGAAAATTGTTTCCGCTTGGAGACTTGTAAGTTAATAAGTGCCGATATGCTGCACCGCTTGATTTAAATACTTGATTGTCTATCCTTGTATCCGGAAAATCTTTTAACACTACCACAAATAACTTGGTAGTGTATAATTTTTCATCTTCCATAGTTTACAAATTCTCGAACATTTTTTTGATTCTTAAATATCTTTCTCTGGTCCGGTACGGATTTTTGTCTATAAAGAACATAAGGACACAGTTAGCAAAAATTACTAAAAGACATACACACAATCCAGTAACCGCTGTTTTTAAGTCTTCACTAAGCATCATAAATACAGTGTATACTATAATTATTAGTGATATGAAATTGATCCATCCAGTTGCTTTCATTTTTTAATTTCCTGAGTTGTTTAAGACTTTTTTGAATTTGTAAATTGGATAAGTTCTTGCTTCATCGTCATAAATTGCGGTAAAGGTTCTTTTATTGCTTTTTACAAATTTAACAGGTATATCATTTGTTAATAAAACCATATCACCTTTGTTTAATTTCTTGATTGCAAGGTACTGTTCGAGTGTTCCATTTGGTATCATCTTATTACCTTTTCAGTTAAATTTCCTAAAATAGTTATTTGAGAGTTAATATCCAATCGTATGATTGCAGAATTTTTTACAAAAGGAGAAGTAACAATCCAATTGTCTTCAAATCTATCAAATTTATAAAGATTATTGCATTCATCAAGGAATATATCATTTTTTTCAAGAAGATGTCCGACTTGTTTTTCTTTTATTTTTTGTGCTTGTTTTTCCGTCATTGACACAAAACAACCATATCCTATTCTATACTCTATATCATCGATAATAGCATTGAAAGTTTTCTGGTTACGGTGCTGAAAGATTGCTGTCTGTCCATTATTTAATAGAATTTCATAACCATATCTTAATTGAGATAATTCATTTAATCTTTGTTCATTTGTCGTTGTTTTCATTTTTATTTTTCCTAAAATTATTAGTTAATGTTTAAATATAATATATTGACGTAGCTAATGTAATTTTATTGTAAACAAAAAGAAAGAATTTTCAATTTATTTTAGAAAATTCTTTAAATATTTCAATAATACCTTAATTTTTGAATATCTTTGATTAGAATAGCTTCTTCTTTTTTAATTTCTTCTAATCTTCGCTGAAGCATTTCATCATCTTCTAATTTCTTTTCTTTTTCTTTTAGGTACTTAGCAGTTTTCTTTTCTTTTGTTTTCCTTGCCTTAACTTCTTCATCAGTTTCTAATCTGATATATTTAACATAAGCACTGACCGAACCTTCTACATAACTTTTTAAATGAATGGATACTTTTTCATACATTTCCAAACGATGTTTAACATCATTAATATATGTAATAACTTTGTCGACAGGTCCGTTAAATTTTTTGATATTTAACTCTTCATTGATTTCTTTTTTAAATCTCTCAATTTCCATTAAATTTTTCCAAACAACCTATTGTACCAAGCATTGTTGAATTTTCCTACTGGTGAATTGAACCGAATTTTACCTGAACCAGTCATCAGCCAATTTACTGGAAATGAAGAAAAGAGTAACAACGCCCATACGACAAATAATGGAAATGTCAACCGCCATAAAAAATTAGTCTTTTTTGGTGGTTCTGATTCTTTGATGATCCGGTACTCGCTGTTCCTAAGTTCATCCGTTATTAACTGAATATCTTCTCTATTATAGCCCATTGCTTGAACTATCATTTTTGCCAATTCTTCATAAGGAACTTGGCTATACTTATACATATTTAACATTTAGTTACCTTCATATTTTTCTTTAAGTTTTAAATACTGTTCATATTGTTGTTTTTCTAATCTTTCATTTCTTTCTTTTTCAAACAATTCTTTTTTTCTATCAGCTTCTTCTTTTTTCTTTCGATTTTCTTCTTTTATAACAAATAATCGTTCATTGGAAATATCTTTTACCGATTTGTTTATTATATCATCTAATGTGAATTTTTGTGAATAATATTCTGGTTCATAGCAACCCGAGTTAGGCCATCTATCAAATTCATATGTAACTTCAAATTCTCCATTTTCCATACAACCAAAATCATAACTAAAATCACTTTCATGTTTAGAGTAGTTAACATTTGGGTATTCTTCTGCAAATAAACTTAATGTGACATCTTTTGCTTTTTCCAATATTTTATTAAATTCTTTAAAAACATTTTGCTTAAATATTACATTTTCGTATTTTTCAACTATAATATCTTTTGAAGTACAAAAAAGATGATTTATATAACCTTCATAATAATCATTAATATATCCAGCATCTGTAATACCAGCTGTTATTTTCATATCTTTTAGGATATCTTTCTTTGCTTCTTCCGTTTCTATTATTACCATTGGCATAAATTTATTCTCCTAATATATTTTCTACAAAATTCTTTTTCCAATCAGATTCTTGTTTTGATAAATATGATTTATACTCTCTTTCAACATATTCAGCAAATCTTCCCATAATAGGAATTTCTATCGTGATAATATAACTATCAGGCAAACTGATTTCACATTCCCAAATGATTTTTGGGTCGTCGTTATTGTGTCCCCCACCACAGTCTTTTAGAATAAAGCGTAGACGAAGACTCCCATCAATAATTTTGAAATAAAAATATTTTAAATAATTTATATTGTCAGCTTTCCAATATTCTATATTATATACATCTAACTTTTCCATTCCTGAGTATCGCCAATAATACCCTTCTTTTGTGGATATTAATGTTGCTTGGTGAGTTTTTAAAAGTTCTATTATAGATGAAGGATTGATCACTTGGTGACAACCTGTTGATATTTCACCCATCAGTGATAGTATCTTAAATAATCTTGCTTCTTTTTCTACTATTGTCATTTTACTCATCCTTTGCTTTATCAAAATAACATAATTGAATATTTGAGCAATCTCTCATTGGTTCAACTTTAGGTAAATCAAATTGAATTACATATTTAACAATTACATTCGCTAATTTTTTGAAAAATTCACTAATCATTCTATCTAATTCAAGTTCTTCATTTTTTGTAAGTTCATTTTCCATATTATTCCTCTTTAAATTTATCTTCCCCATAATCCATTTTTATGACTATCATATGTGGTTCAGAAATATCAACCGATTCAAGATAATCATTTAATTGTTTTTCAGTTGGTGTATGTTGTAATATATCAAACAATTCCATCCATTTTAGATAATATTTATATGCTTGTTCATTTGCTTCTTTATCATCCTCATCATCCTCATGAATCATAATTTTTACGTCATTGTCAATTTGTTCAAGCAATTTATTTGTAAAAATTCTTTTTGATTCTACCGTTTTTGAAAATGCAGGAATATTTGACCAATACGTTATCCATTTCGGAGTTTCATCTTCTTCTATCAAAATACACCATAATCTCTCTTTTAGAGATTTGTGTTTGTTATATCCTATCCATTCCATTTTATTCCTCGTAGTTGGTTATATCTCCATGAAAGAGTTTATCATGGTTTTGACATTCATCGTCAATAATGTCAATTTTTCGTATAACACCTTTTTGAGCTGAATAGTGATGACCCTCATAACTAAATTCAAAACCACTATCTCTCATACAAATTCCCATAAATTCACCATCTCTGGTTTTTAAACCAACACCAGAGAAAACTTCTTCCAAAAGTATGCCTCTGTCTGAATCTACACTTATTTTCATTTTTTATTCTTTCCCAAAAATTTTAACTTTATTTTCCATTAATTTGTAGAACAATTCTCTATGTTCATTAACTATATCAGATTCTTTTATTTGGTCGATATGAAAAAACTTCAATTCCGCAATGTCATCATTTGGTATTGGATTTCCAAAGATATATTTAGCAGTAAAGAATGAGGTCATGATTTTATCGTACTCGGAACGATACCGCCAGTCATCGATTCTATGAGATGATAAGTATGTAATATCTCCAATTTCAATTCCTGTCTCTTCTGAAACTTCACGCTTTACCGTATGCTCCAATGATGAATCTTTTATATCAACAAATCCACCAACAAATCTGTATTCTTTCTCGTGTGGTTTCCTTGCCATTAGAATTTCGAAATTTCTAATTATAGCAACGTCGACCGTTTGATAAGAAATATCGTACTTGTGGAAACTTCCATAAATTACACCTGCTCTAAAATCTTCAGAACATCTTGTATCATTTTTAATAGAATTTCTCATTTCAGTTGCTGAAGTATAAATGTTGGTGGAAATTTCTTTAGTTGGAAACTTACCTGAGTAGTAAGGAATAAATGAATCCCGGCTTCCATAGAGAACAACTGATTCATGTTTAACAATCTCATCTATTCTACTATCAAGATTGTTGCTCCAATCCTTGTCATCCCTCATATCAGGAATTGATTGAACTATAACATTCGGATAAGCAGATTCGATCATAACCTTACGTGTGAAGAAGTCAAGTGGATTTCTTTTACTATTTTGGTTTGAAATACCAAGAAATATAATAACACGTTTGTGATTTGATACAACTTCATCTATCAAATTTCGATGTCCTTCATGAAGTGTCGCTGTTTGAAAACGTCCGACAATAACTGCTGTATCAAAAATTGTTTCTTTATTCATTCTCTTCCCTCAATTTTTATTATATTCATAAAACTTATATGAATTATCTAATAATGACATTTCATTACTTTCTTTAATTAAAGTGTTTAACATTTCAACTAAAATATTATTTATTCTTCCAGACATACACGATATATCTCCAACTAAATTATATAATTCATTTTTGAGTTCACTATATTCAGGCATGTTAAATTTATCTTTATCAAGTGGACGTAAAAGAGTTATCATATCTTTATTTGAATAAAATATCCTGGAATTAATACTTGATACATTACTATACATTTCGATCAATTCTAATCTCATTTTTTCTTCGTCGGGTAAATCTGTACTATATACTATCATCTTTTAACCTTCTTAGATTTGGGTTCCTCGTAAATATTACCAACGATTTTCATTGATTCATTGTCTATATACCGATCAATATAATATTCATGATTTATTGATTTCCATACAAATTGTGATTTATCTTCGTTAAAATAGATTATACATTTATCTTTTAAGCGAGTATGATAAACTATATCTCCAGTGAATATCTTCTTACCTTTAATATCTTTTTTACCTATATACTGCATTATATCAAATTCTTCATAATCAAATGGTGAAAATCCAATATATGGTTTGTCCCATGGAATTTCAGGAGCGTCTCTTTCAAGACGCCTAAGTTCAAATTCGATAGGATCGTAAATCATTTTCTTATTTTCTTTGTCCCAAGCTCTGAATTCTAAATTATTCATCATCTGAACTCGCTAACATTTGTAAAATATAATTATTTTTCCATTCATCATCTTTCAACTTTTTATAACGATCCAATGCTTCAGATGCTTTAAATCTAACTTTATCCATTAATTCGTTTTCTATTTTAAGAATATATTTGATTGGATAGACTACTTCAAAATCAAATAATATTTTACTATTGTCAATATTATTCATACCTATAAATAGACAATGTAACTCATCATTTTGATTACTAAGTGTGCATTTTATTTGTGGATCTTTTTTAACAAGATATTCCCAGTCTAAAGGAAATTCTTTATTATTTCTTCTTATGTTAGAATCATAGAAATTTTTGGATATTATAGTATTATCTTTTCCACTATTAAATTGATCAATCATTTCTTTAGAAATTGATCGATATAAATCTAATGGTCCAAACTTTTTCAAAATTCCCATTAATGTATTTTGTTTTGTATCTTTTTTCATCTTATCTCATATCCTTCTTTTTCGTAATCAAATAAAATATTTCTAAATTTTTCTATAAGCTCATCACAAATTTTTGAACTTAGAAAATCACCATATTTCAAAAATGTTTCTTTTTCTATTTGTATATTGATAATTGATCGATTAAGAAAATCTATTCTATTATAAGCCGATATAAAAGTTCTGTTCTTAACCGGTTGTTTAAAATTTTTAGTCTTCATTAATGCTCATCAATTTCATAAGATTCACATTCTAATCTTGCAATACTATCATCATCCGAAAATTCTAAAAACGAAATACTAAAAATTTCACCTGTTTCGTTGAAAAAAGGTCTTACATAATCAGCATTTGTAACCATTAAACATTTCATGTCACTAAAAGTATCACTTCTTGATTTGTTATTAGAAATCCAATTCAAAAAGAAATCTATGTCAGTTTTTTGAATTAATGGTACATCAATTGTTAAATCTTTTCGAAAAATACAATTGTAAAATGTCTTAGTTCCAATTGTTAGATTTATTTTCATTTTTTAATCAGTTCCTTCAAAAGCCTTATATGCTAAATCATAAATTACAATGACCGGAACCATTGTAGCATCTATAGTAAATAATGTGTATTCATCGATTTTGAAATGTCGTTGTACTGGCGTGTCAGCATATCCAACATACATTTTTGTTGATTCGTAATATTCTATCTCAGCTATAATAGTATGTTCGATTTTGGTGCTATATGATCCGATAACTGGATGACCTACTTGATATTGAATATTAGTGTTTAATATAATTAAACCTTTAATCTCATTTTTCATTTCTATTTTATTCCTTATTATACATTATAAATGATGTTATTTCTTAATATTGCTTTCCAATTATCTTCTTGCTTTTTCAGATATAAAGCATATTGTTGATCGATATGTGCTTTTAATTTATTTGATATATGTTGTTCTAAGTTTATGATGAAATCGTCCAAAAGATAAAATGCTGCTTCCCAAACATAATTCTTGTTATTTATTATGTTATATTTAAACGCTTCAGCATAACAAAATAATCTATCGTCTTTAATACTAAAACCAACTTTAATATAATTAGCAGAGGAACTCCAACCATCACCAGGCCATGTTCTTCGATCAAAAATATCAGGTTCTCCATAAGACATATCTAACCACTTACATTCTATTATTTCTGTTTCTTTTTTATGCTCGTTTATAAATTTGATTAATTTAAGCACCGTCTCTTTATCTGAGCTATAAACAATTTCTAATTTTTTTAATATTGTTCGTAATTTATTCTTTTCCAAAGTGGTGTCTCCATGCTTTTAAAATATCTTTATCGGTAGGCCAATGATCAATAACATAGAATAAGTCACAATAATTAATATGTTGTGATGTATTTAATCCTCTCCACCAAACACGAGCAGTATCTATCAATGCTTCATCTGAATTTTTATACTCTTCTATTTTCAAATTAGCATAACGCTCCATAGCATTTTCTAAACCTTTTTCTGTAAATGCTGGAGTTAATATCCACCAATCTGGAAATTCGCCATTGTTGTTATATTGGTATAATTTTAATTCGTTAGAAACTTTAAAATCTTCTTCTTTTAAAATATCTTCCATTACTTTTATCATTTTATCACATCCTTGTAAAGTTTCCAAATAATAGTAATATCTGTAGCGGATTTATTTTCCATTTCAGCTATTCTGTGTTTCATGTCATCTTCGGTGTAATGGTCTTCCATGAAGCTGGAGTAAACGATCTTTTCATTTGTTTTCATTTTTTATTTCCTAAAAATATTAGTTGTTATTTAAATTATATAGTATAGACGTTGCTAATGGAATTTTATTGTAAACAAAAAGAAAGAATTTTCAATTTATTTTGAAAATTCTTTCTACTAAGTTTTATAAAGAATGATTCTTTTTTACAGGTTCTTTATGATTTCACAAATTCGTTGTTCGGTAATATTCTTTTCTGTTGTCTGGGTATCTTCCCATGTATCATACACAGTGGCTTCATATAATCCACTTTCGTTAAGAATAAACATTATTGAATCACCTTTTCCGTTATGTAAAGCAGAAAAATCAAAGGAAATTTCGCCCTTACTGTTAGTGTTACCGGAAAAATAATGATAACCTTTTTGATTCATTGTTGTGAATAACCATTTATAGTCCATTTTTTAATTCCTTATTATTTCTAAAATATTTTCTTTTGGTATATCGATTTCGTGGTAAGGATTATTAACATACTCAGAAACAGGGTATATCCGGCCACCAGCATCAAATACATCATAAACAGCATTGTCTATTCCTTTAACCTTGTAATGGCTCTTTACGTCTAAATAATTAGCAAATTTCAACCATGTTCTACTATCTGACCAGAAACCGTTCTCTTCCGATACAACCTGTAAATCTTTTTTTATGTCATTGGATAACATTTCTCTTTCAATCCAACTCCATCTTTCTCCATATGATTTTACAAGTTCATGTGGAAGAGAAATAGAAGCAATTGAATGTCGATTCAATGCATACCGAACGGCCATCCAACAAGTAGTCCATTCAACCGAGGTCAGTGGATTATTTTCCATTTTATTTCCTTATTATTTCTTTTAAAATATATTCTTCAATTTCATAAGTTCTGCTGATCTGACCGGATGGATCGATTGTGACTTTATTATAAGGCATACGAAATATCTTATCTTCAGGTGAAATTATTTTAAGGGAACCACAAGCCATATCATCATATGCCCAAATTTGATCATTTACTATTATTTTCTTCATTTTTGTTCTTTTTTAAATATTTTTGATATATTTTTTCTAACTCTTCCATATCTTCTTCCGATATTTGTAACGCATAATCTGAGCTAGCATACTCCCAATTTACCATGCCTTCTTTGTCCTGTAACCGGCTGTATTTGGTTTCTATTATTTCGTCATCCAAATGAATTTCAGTCGTTATTTCTGAAAGGGTCAATTCTTTAAGTTTAGAAATTTCCATTATTTTATTCCTTTTTCTTTATCTGTAAATCAAGTGGAATATTCTCTACTGTCCAATTTCCAATATCAAAAATTATCGTATTAATTTCCTTTCCGTCTATCCAGTCAATTGTTATAGCTTCTTTTTTGAAATCAACCAACATATGACAGCTATCCGAGATATCATTTTTAAAAACTAAACTCATCAACATTGTTTCTGTACTGAAATGCAAAGTACCTGGTTGTATAAGAAAAGTTGTTTCCTCCTCTTCTACTGTTTGGACGAAACTTCCGTATCCAACCGGAAATTCAATAAATGAACAGTAAGAGTCATTCTCGTAATTTAATTTTTTAGTAATGTTACTGTCGGTGGAGGTATATATTTTAACTCCGGTTGTTAATATTGTACAATTATATTCTTGTGAACTGGTTCTGGCACAGTTGAACAATATTAGCAAAAGAATTATTAAAGCCACATAAAGCGCTTTGGTGATGAGTGGATTTTCTTCTTCTTTAAATTTTCTATTCATATATTATTTCTTTTTTATAAATCAAAACCGGTTGGTAATTTGACTGATGGATTATTTATGGTTATCATCATTTTCCATTGATGATCATCTTTTACTGGTTCATATTTAAAATCAGTAGGAATGTAGGTTAACTCAGGGAAATCATGATAATCATAGAATGTAAAAGAAGGTAAGTTCAAACAGGAGTGAAACCATATCAACCACTCTGCTCTTGTCCGGCCACCTGTAATGTGTTTAATTTTATTTTTTATCATTTAGTAATTCTGCTATTTGTTGAACAAGTTCAAGTTGATACTCATTTCCTTCACTCCGACTTAACGCATATTGTAAATTTTTAAGATTAAGAAATATTTCCTGTAGTGTATCAGTTTCATAAACATGTAAATCAATTTTAAATGTTTTGTTACCATGATGTCTATCATCCGTACTATCAGTCATCAAATCTTTCAAAGAATATTTGATGCTTAATTCATTACCAAAAGCATTGAACATATATCGTTTATACCAGTCCCAACGTTCTGAATTTTCATCTATTTGCTTTGTTTCTTCTTCAGTTAATCTAAGTTGTGTTTGTACTCTCATGTTATTAGACCCATTTAGAAGTGGCATATGCGATATAATCATAGAGGTTCGGACCATAATGACTCATATTCTCTCTGACGCCGTATTTAATAATTTTACCGGTTCTGATATTTCTGCTTTCCCAAGTCCAGTACCCGTTTCCTTCTTCATCTTCATCACTCCTGACCGGTAATGTAAGAACTTCACTTTCTACTCCTCTGCCATATTCGAATTCGTAATGTATGTCACCGATTTTGATTTCTTCAACTATTACATTTCCTTTAGTAAATGTCATTACAACCATTCCTTAAATTGTTCAATAGATTTTACAAAGCAACTACAGAAATTTAAAAAGATAGGAAAATTAAGTCTTTGCTGTCTTTCAACATAATTTTTCCATTTTTCTCCAAAAAATTCTTTCCGGAGTCCTTGTGAAACTTCTAACTGTATTCCTTTACTTCTTAGATTTTTATTACAAATGTTCTTAGATGAAACACCTTCTAAACCTTTCCTGATTTCTTGAGGAATAACGAACCCAGCTGATCTTAGTTGCATCTTAATTAAATTTTTCAGATCCGTATCAAGCCCCCCAATATACGAAAACGCATCCGCTTCATCCGCTCCATGTACAGAAATAGTAATATTTGTTTTTTCAAGTAGCTTGTCACATTCTTCAAATGAAAATTTACTTGAGGTGATATGAAGTGCTAAATTTGCTGGACCATCCGTCTGATTGTTTAATAGGCCATTAAACAGAAAATAGTTGTAGTTTCCTTGATTGGCTATTTCTTTTGCTATCTCACCGGTTCCTCCCTCGATTCCCCCGCTATGTATAGCTAAAATAGTAACATCTGAATCCCTGTCCAAATATTCGATTGAGTAATCTTGATCTTGAACGTAGATAGTTTTAATTTCATTTACGCTTATGAACGTATCTTTTGTGTTATTCATATTTCTTATCTGCCCGTAACATTATAGCATATAAAACTCCAAAGGAAACAACAAACATACCCATACATAAACCAGTTCCTAAAATTCGCCAAAATTCTGCTGGTATATTATTCATCTTACTTTATCCTTTAAAATAAATTTAACATAAGAAAGATGTTTATTGTCGGTCTTCGGTATACATATATTTTTTATATAACCATCATAACCATAATCGACTTCAATGTTGTAATCGCTGTTATCTTTACAAAAATAATATTGATAAATAAAATTATAATTTTCGTTAATTTGAGCAAAATAATCCCCTTCTTTTATATCTGATATTTTACATTCTACGAAGTTGAATGCACTATCGATAATTTCATTATCTGAAATCTTATAGTTTACTTCCACAATGGTTTTGTATTTTGACTCTATTCTATATCTATGCATACCATCAAAAAAATAAATAATATTGCCATTTTTATCCAGAAACGGGAAGTCCTTTGCTGAATATTTTGGTTTTCGTAACTCATTTAGTTCGGCCTTTACCTGTTTAATTCTATCAATCATTTTTTGAGTTCCATCTATAAGCTCCTGGTAACCTGATTGAATAATATGTAAGTATTCTATTTCGTCTGTCATTTTTTAAATTTCCTTTAATATAAATTTTCGCTAATTAAAATTGGATTTTCTTTATCAACCGCCTCAAGTCCATACCTGATTTGTTTAGCAGCTAATGCAATTTCCCATGCTTCTTTCCTATCAACGAATCTGTCTAAATTTGTTATGAATCCTTGTGATTTTAAATTATGATATTTTCTTAATTTGATAGCCTCATCCAAACCAATTAAATCAACAATAGTTGCAAAACAATTATGGTGTCGTCTACCGGATATAACATAGCCGGTTGATATATTTTTAGGTTGATGCTCATGAAACGCTCCATCATTGACCCAAATTGCGGCACAAAGAATATGTTCCTTATATTTTATTTTATTTGCTTCATCGATTTCTGCTAAAATACATTTGGCTGCTTCTGCAATATTCGGTACTTCATCATAGGTAGTAAACAATTTCACTGCATCTAAGTATCTATATGGATACTTAGATTCAAAAGATTTCATGTATTCGATATGTTCCTCAACTGTTCCGGTTTCAACACTTGGTGGCTTTAATTCAATGATTTCTTCTTTAATTTCTTCTTTAATCGGTCTGTAAAATTTACAACTTGGTTTGTCTGTCATTGTATCATTTATAATACATTGATAATACATCCGTAAACCTTTTCTTACTCCTCGAGTATCCAACGAACATTTATATTTATGTGATTTCGGATTCTCATAAATATGTTCACATGTCGTGCATAAGCTATTCGGGTTCTTTACCATTTTTATCAAACCTTGAAAATTCTTTACATTTATCACATCGATGGACGTTGAGATGTCCAGCTATATGTTCACCTTTTAAATATCCATTCTCGTCCAAACCACATTGATAATGTATAACCAAACAATTGTTGGATGCCGATGTGTCAATAGATCCCGGAGCGGTATCAACACAATGTACCCGAGATCCTACATAAAGTAATTTACAATCCAAATCACAAAATTCACTATCCAAAACTCTAATTTTAAATTCTTTCATTTTAATTCCTACTAAACAAAACTTACTGAAAATATTTCATATACCATTGCTCGTATTTTGCTTACCGGCATATCCAACGGAACGAAACGCTCTTCAAATCCAAAATAAAATTCTATATTTTTGGTGGCCGGATTAGTTAACCTCTTTCTATCTATTTTAGCATATATAGAATTGTTTCCGTTTTTGGCTATGATTAAAAAATCTTTGAAACTGTTTTGATTTTTGTTAAATTCAACAACAATCTCATCCAACCATTTTCCATCTAATTCTTCATCTTCTCTCATTTTCCAATTCCTTTTCAATTTTCATATAATCAAATATTTTCACATAGTCTTTAATTTCTACATCATAATCGTAATCATAACCACAATCGGTCCAACTCTTACCAAAACTAATAATAAAATTACATTTATAAATTCCTGGCTCTAAATCAAAATCCCATTCATTTAAATCTCCTTCATATTCGAGAATACTTTTTGCTCCATCATATGATGATGAATCTTCTTCAGATTCATAGGCAAATAAATCATAATCTAACATGAATCCTTTTTGCTCAGTACTTATTGCTATTATAATAGGAATTTTATAGCATCCTGAATATTCTTCTATCATTTTTATTTCCTTAGTTAAAAGAGGTGAAGTGCGATCAGGTCCGACCTGATTAAGCAGTTGTTACTTTCGCGTTCCGGTTCGCCACTACAATCATTTAGCCACTTCACCCCAGTTAAATTATTTTAATATCATTATATTGTTTTTCTAAATCTTCTACAGTCGCTTTATTTTCTTCTAATTCTTTGGTAAGTTCTTTGATTCTTTTTTCTTTTTGTTCTATATTTTCATAAAGACGACCGATTTTGGTTTTTAGTGTTCTCATTTGGAAAAAACTTTCTAATTCTTCTTCACTAAAATAGAACCTATCAACATCAATAAAGTTATCCTTTTTCCGATAGTCAGACCATAGTCTAATTTTAGTAGCTCCACCTTCTTTGAAACCCAAAGATAGAATCGGACGTAATTCGATAAAATACATTGGTCGTTTTAGTCGGTATATTGCATCCGGACCATATCGACCGAAATAACATCCATTGAAAACACCAAAGGTTGTATATTTAATTAGTTTACTCATAATTCAACAAAGCCTTCTGAAATTAATGCTTCTTTTATTGCTTCTTTGAGCATTTTATTTCCTTTGTCATAAATTCTGGTTAACTCATCCTCCACAAAGGTAACATCATCGATAAAATTTTCTCTCATTTCTTTCAACCGATCAGAATCATATATACCTTCATATAAGCATATATTAAAATCATTTTGAAAAAGAGAAGCAATATTTTGAATTTTAATTTTAAGATTGGTTATTCTATCAAACAATTGGTGTTGCCTTGTATTATCCATTATTTGGTTCTCCCGAATACACTATAGCCTATAATTTTACTAACTAATTCGAATTCCGTTTCTGGTGGTAAATGCTTTGACCAAATCTTTAATGCTCGAATAAAACTTTTAATAGAATAGATTCCATTAAATCCATCAAAACAGTCATATCCTTCTCTTACATATTTTTCGCTATTTTCTAATGTATCCCATCTACAATCTTTTAGCATTGGATTGAATTTTCCTTTGTAGTAACATCGTAGGTTTCTATCAATGGAATCTACACAGAAAAAATGATGTCGTTTTCCACTATCATTCCGATTTTTATGTACCTGCCCTTGATCTTTGAAAGATCCTTTTTTGATTCTCTGTCCTTTCGGAGCTTCATATTTTAATTTCATTATTTTGTTCTCCCAAATACTCTATTGTTAGGTATCGAACTATATAAAACGAATTCTGTTCCGGATGGTAAATATTTAGACCATCTTTTTAATGCTTTTCTGAAAGCTTTAACAGTATGCACTGTTTTACAGGCATTGGAACAATCACAACCAATATTTCGATAAGATTCTATTTCTTCTATACTGTCCCAAAGTTCAGCTCTAATTTTTGGCTTATCTGGAAAAGCGACTCTACTGTAAAACCATATATTGATGTCTTTAGCCACAACGTGCATAAATTTACTACGTTTTATTCTATTGTTCTTTTGTGCTTCGTATTTTAGTTTCATATTTGAAATCCTTCTGGATATTTGGTTGTAAGTGGTCTGTAATCACCATAACCCTTTTGTCCACAAGCAGGACATATCATTGTAGGAATAACATTATTATGAAAATTTTCATCATCATATCCACGTTGCTCAATTTCAAAATCACAAAATTCACAAACATAAATTGCTCGGAAGTCCCTTCTATGCTGGCTCGTTATTTCTTTAATTTTCATTTTCTATAATTCCGCTAACTGTTTTTCTAGAATTTCCAGTTTGTTTTTGTTATGATTGTAGATCAAATCCAAAACAGCATCTGCTAATTCAATATCTGTAGTTAATACTTGAAATACTCTGCTTCTGTTACTTGCTATTCCATAATAGTATTTCATAAAACCGATAGATTCATATCCGGTATCGTATGCACCCTTTGAATCAACTCTATTATCTATCAAATAATTGATATCTCTAAGTTGAGTTATCTTGTTTCTCAAATCATTTGCTTGTTGTAATGTTTCTAATTCCATTATATAACCACTTCCCTAAGTTTTGAACAACTAACACATCTATATCTTTCTTCTGTAATTCCTTCTTGAAATCCACTACAGAAGAATGGAAAAGTTTTATCTTCGTAATGTAATTCTTGTAATGTAATTCTAAAATCATCACATGATGGTGAACATATAGAATTATTTAACGGATCAACCGTTATTTCAGCTTCTCTTAAAGCTACGATTATTTTCTTACCGTCAGTCATTTTCTACTTCCATTTACCGTTTTTAAATCTGATTTTCCGAATACTATCCCTGAATTCTTGTTTAACTTCTTCAGTGAAGCTATAACTTGGTGTAATAAAATTGTGCATATTGCCAAATTTTACTTCAATAGGCATCATGCTTATCATTTCTTGGTATTTTTCCAAAGCAAATTTTATCATCTCTGGGTAACTTTCTATTATGTCAATATGCTTATTGTTAAGATCAACTACTCCACGTCCGAGTTTTTTATCACCATTAATCCTACTTCTTAAAACTCTCATATTATACTGAAACTCAGAACATGCTAAACCTATCTTAAGACCATCCATCACTGTTAAATTATCTTCGTTTTCTTTGACCCAGTCGATAAAGAATGGTCCAACAGAAGCAGCTTCTTGATCAGGGAAGATCAAAAAGTTGGAAATGTTAAAATCTTTATGCATCTTCATCCTCGTCATCATAATATTCATCTTCGTCTTCAAATGGATCAAAAGTATTTTCAGTTAATGTATAAAGAAGATGATTATAATCACCGGAAGTACATTCAGCTATAACAGCATCGATTTCTGCTTTTGGTGTTCCTTGTTCTTTTGCTGCTGATTTAAATGCTCCTATTAAACTAAAAGCGTTTCCATCTAATCCTACAAGTTGTAATTCAACTAATTCGGTTACTTTCTTTAAATCATTCATTTTTTTCAAATCCTCTAAAATTATTAGTTTGTTATTTAAATATAATATATAGACGTTGCAATTGGAATTTTATTGTAACAAAAAAGAAAAATAATTAAAAAGATGTCTTTAATTTTCGATCATCAAAGGCATCTTATCATCGGAGAAATATTTATATAGCAGAAATATCTGCTCGTCTCATTTTCTTTTTAATCTCTTCTAAATCACTTACATTCTCAATGGAAATCAATGGCGCCGGTTCTGGGAGAACTTCAATACACCGTCCAAGCTCATCCGTTATATCTTTTTTAAGTACCCATTTAGTTTTTCCCAACATCGAAGGAACAAATTCATAACATATTGAAGTGTCTGTTATTTCTAAAATCCGGATACATCTTACATCATAATGTTCAGGTGTATTTCTTTTGAATAAATACCGATATCCAGCAATATATTCAGTAACTAATGGTTTTGAAATATACGCTACATACAATCCATTCCACCAATTTTTCATATCACCATTATAATCAGCGGGTAGTTCAGTTTCCCAAAGAACATTGTATCCCAAATCTTCGAACGCCATTCGGGTTCCTTCTTTTGCGTTTCTGTCATTCCAATCATCGACTATGCATATAAACCTATCTTCCAAAAATGGATTCAAATAAATAAATGCATTGTACTGGTCAGACTCGGTATGAGCCCCGTCATAGAAATAAACATTGAATTTATCAAACTCGGAGTAATCAATATTTTTGAAATCATTATTTATAAGCAGTGATTTATTATGCCCTAAGTAGGTTTTGATATTATTCCATGAAATATCGAGCATGTCGGCTGCTTCTTCACCGCTTAAAAATTCAGAGAAATTATCCACCGCAATTGATTTGTTAGTTTCATTGTTATAGTTTGCTGATATGAAAGTAGAACCTTTCCATATTCCAACTTCTAAATAATTAGTGTTTTCATGAAGATGGAGAAGGTTATTTAGAAAATGCCTTACCTTAGGACTTGACATTCCGGGCAGTTCTAAAATTTCCTTTGTTAATTGTGATTCTCCCAATTCAGCCAGCTGAATTGATTTTTCAATTATTTCTATTGTTTTGTTCATTTTGTTTTATAGCCCATTTTAGTTCATCTTCGTTATTTCTCTTCTTAGCATCAGTTGGGTCAGCAAACCACTCAATAATTTTGTATTGATAATCTAATTTTTCTTTTGTTTCCCATGCAGAACTACCTTGAATGGAATTATCAGGACAGTACATTTTATAACAAATTGAAGTTTCTGTTATCATTAAAACCTCTATTGCTTCGAGAAATGAAGTGCTTCGAAGCTGCAACAGGTAACATATACCTGTTTGCATATCCTTTGCATATAATTGTTCTTCCATTAAAATTTCCTAATGAATTATTATTCCACTACCTTCTTTGGTTTCAGTGTCTTCATCCAATGTTTCTAAGTCGGTTAAATAAGAAAAGAAAGCATCTTTGATAGATTCTATGATCATGTCTATGAATCCATTTACTGAATCTATAAACTGGTGTTTTCTGGTTTCTTCATCTTCAATTAATTCAATTGCTTTAGTTGCGATGTCTTTGGAGCCGAATACTCTACCGGTGAATTCTTCTTGTAAAAATTCTTCACTGTCATATACTATGACGAAATAATCATTAAATTCTTTTGAATTTTCAGATACGAAAGTTGCTAATTGCTTGTTCATTTTTAAGTTTCCTTGTTTTTATTGTTTTTGGATGGACCACTCTGATCTATCCGTTTTTTATTTCTTTTTATAATAACCACAAAAATAGTTAGTTATTATCATAATGATCTCACCTACAATAATACCAATCAAAAAATATTTCATTTTTGCTCTCCGTTGTAAATTTTTAGGTGTTCGTGAGATAAGTAAGAGATCGTGTCAATCTCCGCTGGTATGATAATTCTCATCAGTGCATTGTCATTTCTATTATTCTTCAACATCCGGATGGAGTCATCTATCTCAGTAATGACAAATTCAGGAGCTCCAAATTTTCTACATAATTCTTTCTTGCGTTTGATTTCATCTATGGCATTTTGGTTATTGGTTCGCCCGGAAGTAAATACCAAAAAATTAATTGATATGAAAATCAAAACTTCTAAGAGGATGATCCATATTTTTTTAGTTCTAATCTTCATTTTCATTTTTCCTATAAATTTTACTCATCAAATCCATCAATGATTGCTCCAACTGGTTTTCTTGAAATTGTTGGAACAAACTCATATGTAATGATAACATAAATGATGGAGATGCTTTGGTAATATTAACCGGTATTACCTTTGTGCCCTCGGTGTCCTTCGTTACTTCTAAAATAGGAAAATTTAATTCTTCTCCGGTTACATTATGAGAAGCAGTTACCGTTATTTTATTATTTTCTAATTTAAACTGGGCCATTGTTGAGATCCTCTAATTTTTGTAATTTTTTGGTTAAATTAATATATTTAATCAATTCTTGTAATAAGTCATTCAATAATTTTAGTTGCTTTGCTGTTACCCTTATACTAACTACTAAATTTAATGTAGAGCATATTTGGAAGTTGATAAAATTGTTCACTTGATAAAATATTTTTAACTCGGTATTAGGTGTTAAACTATCATAGTAAGTTCCTATGTGTCCAAAACATTTTTCTTTTTGATTAATTTTATAATTTAATCCATTTATGCTACTGCATAAGGTTCTGAAGTCAACCATTGTCAAAACAATATGACCACAAACATTCAAGTAGTCTAATCTTATAATAACATAATCGTTGTCTCTTCCATCTCCAGAATAATCAATTTGGATTGAACTTAAGCAATCCGAATGAAATGCCATATATCCATCTGATTTGGTTATTCTATACATATTCATCAAACTCCCAATTACTTATATCTTCTGCTTTGTATTCATACTCTTTCACCGCCTGTTCCAACATAGGATCAGGGTCAACCAAGTCCGGGTCAAAATCCGGGATTTCTACGTATATGTTAAACGTGACTGTTATCCTGGCTTTGACCATTGGTCGGTCATCTCTTTCATACTCATATTTTTCATCTTCAGCTAGAAACATTTTATTTACCTCTAAAATTATTAATTGTTATTTTAATTTATATAGTATAGACGTTGCAATTGAAATTTTATTGTATATAAAAACAAAAAAGATTCGGAATTTCTTCCGAATCTTATAAAAAAGAAAAATTATGAAAAGTAAAACATGTAAAAAGAAAAGAATGAAAGTTATTTTAAAGGAAAGGAATCAAGTTGTTTCTTGATTATAGTATATATTAACAACAACTGTTCATCATTCAAAGTAATTTCTAAATCATCCTTGTTATAAGCACTTTGAAAAATTAAAATTGTCTTATCTTCATCAAATATGGCTTTAATGGTGTTTTTATTATTCCTGCCATCGTCCCGACAATCGGTGAAATCAAATTCCAATTCACTGAATTTAAATTGACCATGTTTTATAGCATTATTTAAAAACTCCATGAACATTTTTACCTGATGTTTGAAAACAGTTTCCATAATGACTTTGAACTTGTCTGATGTAATTTTTAAGTAATGGTACCCTGCCGCTTCATTGGTGGATCGGGACATTAGCTGAATTTTTAATTTTGTTTTTTTATTTTTCTTCAAGCAATTAACAAAAGAAACCGGTCCGGTAGGTTCCAGTTCTGTTTCTTCTAATTGTTCATTTAATATTGAAAGTTTTTGCATTTTTTAATTTGTTCTGTTTTTGCCGGTTATTTCTAAGAAAGCCTTGTCCAATTCTTTTTCGTTTTTAAATGTTTCATAATTTATTTCTGAAGTATAGACGTAACAATTTAATTTTTATTGTAAATTTCTATTTACCCCAACCAACTTTTTCTAACGCCTTTAAAAAATTTTCTAATGATTTTCTGATCAGTGCTTCATAAGTACCTCCATTAATATCATTCTTATTTAATAATACTATTATATCTTCTAAACATTTTTCTATTTCCTTTTTATTAGAAGGTAATTTACATGAACCGTATGTTCTTCCACTAGACATCCAAACTAGAAAAAAACTAGTAGAATTTCCATCTGGGTGATCTCCTTTGCCTTTATAATTAACTAATCCACCTGTGAAAAACTCAAAGTTATAAACTATAGATCGTTCATCATTATAAATTGTGTAGTCTGCTGATTTTTCTTTACCGGTAAAACGGATGGAACCGGTTTTATAAGTTTTTTCTTCATTTAAGAATTCTTCTCTTGTTTTTAAGTGTTTCATATTTTTATCTTTTTATGTTAAGCAACATTATCTTGAATATACTTGATCAAACGAGATAAATCCGTGCCCCAATGATCTTCGGGAAATTCTTTAGTTGTTAAATCTTTCCATTTAGGGTTAGCATAATCTTTAATTTTAGCACCTTTTGGATACTCTATTATAGCAGGTGAATTTAGACCATCATAATTCAATGAGCCCAAAACAAAAAATCCACCTTTATTGTTTTTCAAAGCCATACCATCCGTACTGCTTTTACTCCATTTACCGTCGATTTCTCTTTGATAGTAAATACAAGGAACATATACTGGATCACAATGTAGTATAAATTCTACATCATCTTTTCTTTTTTTGATTAATTTCCATAAATTGTCTACTTCCGATAGTTCTTCTTCTGTTCTTATAATACTATCGGGTTTGATAGTTTTTGATTCATTTAAGAATTCTTCTCTTGTTTTTACATGGTTCATAATTTTTACTTTTTTGTTATTAATTTTAATTTCAATATCAGGCAGCATACCATCGAAATATTCTCTATTAAATTTTTTATATAAGTCTTTAATATCATTGGAAACCGACAGCTTCTCGTTGATGGACTCAATATAGTTATATATAGTTTGCATACTATGAATTTTGTTTCTTTTTACTTCTACCGGCATACTCTTCGATATCCTCTTTAATAGTGTCATAGAAATCTTCTATGTGATCGAAAACAGCAATCAGATGTTTACATAAAGCACCTTCTAAGTTTGGATTTTTGATTTCAGGTGGCCTGTCTTCCGGGCGGATTCCATAATCATCAACATCCGCCATATATTGGTAGCCATGAAATAAAAAGTCCTGGCAAGAACAATAAACATGAATATCACCAGCCTGTATAGCGGTTTCTATTTTTTCTTTGGTATCATATTTCTTCGATCTACTTATTTGCCGGTAGTCAGGAATTCTAACCATTATGTTATGTTCTGTTCCGCTACCATTTGGATCAGTCGCGATAAATTTCAGTGTTTTTATTCTATCGTTTTTTACACGATGAGCCATTCCAGTATACCTAACTTGGATTTCCTTTGCTCTTGTTTTGCGTTTGCCTTCTGAATTTTTGATTAACTCATGTAGCATTCGCTCATCTAATATGTTTGAAAGTATTTTCATATATTATATATTTAAGTCCGGTTCCGGAAGAAATTGTAAGTCCAGCGCATTTTTAAAATCTTCAAGTATCTGTTCTTTAAGGCCACCGAACAAATTAAATTTTGGATTATCCAAAACAGCCAACAGCGATTCATATGTTTTAGCATCTTCTATAGTAAAAGTTGGCCCAAGAATTATATGAACCAATTCCTCTGGGTCATTAGTGATTATCTCTAAAACTGTTTTGGATGCTGTTTTTCTTATCTGTCCTTTTTTACCAACATATGAATATTTGGTTTTTTTCAATCCTTTGGAAAGGTCCAGCGCATATCGATCCATCTCTTTTATTTCACCATCTTTGTTATACGCTATAGAAAAAATAAAATTTCTCGCTATGGCAATCAAAAGAATATTTCTATAGTAACTTTTGTACTTCGATTCATTTATTCTGTAGTCCGGAGAATAGCTTGCAAATTTTGTCCATTCGATTGAGTCGGTTAACATCAAATCCACTTGAACAAATTCCTTTTTCGTATAAGGAATAGGAAAAGCAATTGAAACTATATTGAAACCAATTGTCAGTTTCACTTCAAGATCAAAAGCATTTTCTAATGCTTCTTTCAAAACATTCAAAACATCTTCATACTTACAATTCAGTACATTACAAAGTGCTTGTTTGTCCACCGCTATGTCAAGGTCTCCTGAAAGGTCATCAATTCCTGGTTTCTTTCCGGCAGAACCTACTAAAGCGTATTGATTTTTGTTTAGCCCCATAACAAAGAAAAATTGACTTACTACAGCATAGTAGGTTTTATCAACTTCGTATTGTTTTATTGGTCGAGTGTATTCAAAAAGATTCCCACCCATTTCTTGTTCCTATTAATTGTTAGACATGTTCATATTTCTGTTTTGCTTTGTTGTTATATGGATTTCGATACTCATTTAACCTTACAATAGCAGAAATTATCAAAAATCTCATATAAGCGATTTATGAGATCATTTTATAGACGAATACATTTAAAAATTATTGTTTTTATTTTACAAATACTTTGCCACTTACATGACAAACTGTCCGGACATATTCCTCTGTGAAATCTTCTTCATTGTCAGCGCAGTAGTAATTTTTCTTCACTGAAATTGGACCATCTTCTAATGTTTCTAAATAGTTTCCAACACAATAAAAACTTCCATCTATCTTTTCGGTTACACCTTTTAAACTTGTTAATTTGTTATTATAACAAGCATAATCACCATCAACAAACAGTGGACCATTCAATATTTCTGTTAATTGATTATCTCCGCAATTAAATTCTCCTTTAACTTGTCGCGGAAAATTAGTGGAATATTTTAGATTGTTTTCGCTACAATTGAAATCTCCAGAAATGTAACCAAATTGAATAGGTAATGTATCTTCATAGTATCTTTTAATCTTAACATCGCCATGAACATGACAAACACCATTGGTTATCTCAAAAGTTCCTTTAACCCAAGATTTTATCAATTTAGTTAATGTAACATCTGCTGGTATAAATATCTTAGAAGGGTCTAAATGGTTACTTTTTAAAATCTCTTTTACTCTGCTTGATACATCCCAGTTGGTATTATCATATCTATATCTACTTTTAGACCAACCATTAGACCCATTAGCATACGCTTTAAACATCCCATTAGCAAAAACAAAAACAGCATAAAAATCTGTTATTATTTTTTCTTCTTCTCTATCTACATAATTATTCACTACAATATAGTACTCGGTAGTTTCTAATTGTAAAGGTGAGCTATCTAAATTATAATCTTTGAATAAACCACCGAATGTTGTTTTATTATCTATCAAAAATTGTCGAGCTTCGTCTTGTGATGTTGGATGAAAAATAAGCAAAGTGTTAGATTTATACACTATTGGAAGATTATTTTTAGTTACAATTAACTCTTCATTTATTATAGTTGAAATAGTTTTCATTTGTTTAATTTTTATAGTATATATTTTTAATTACAATGACCTGTGGTTCCGCCGCAATGTCCGCTCATTATTGTTTCGATAATTTTCGAAATTTTTCTTAATAATTTGGTGTACATTTTCATCTCCATTGATTAGTTAAATTGCCATTTTCATAAATAACTCCATATTTATTTTGTCCTGGTCTGCTTAATAATTTGCTTACTACCTTAACACCATCCATAAACGATGCTTTTAAAGTTTCTTCACATAGAAAACAAGAACGTTTCAAAAGTAGCGGAGTTCTTAAACCTGGTATAATTTTGGTAGTGTCCAAAAAAGACTGACAACCATGATAAAAAGGTGAGCCTAAATCTATTCCGAATGTCTTTTCAAATGAAACGAAATGATTCTTACCGTGTTGAATTTCAGAAAGTTTAATCTCATTAAATCCCATTTTATCGTAATGTAACAAGCAATTAGTTATATCCTCTTTTGTATATAAGTGAGGTTTTACTATATTCAAATTGATTCTTATTTTTTCCTTGTTGGGTAATGAATCGTAAAATTTTTGCCTATCATATTTTGATTTTACTTTCCGAATGTCATCCGCTACATCTTCTTTGTAATGTTGAACGGAAAGATTGATTCCATCTAAATTTTCCATTAGTTCAACAAATAAATCGAACCTGTCTTTACATATTTTCGGAACGGCCGTAGTGACATAAATTTTAAGGTTGGTTTTTTCCTTGATTTGTTTTACACAGTCCAGCAATTCAGGTAAATACAAACAAGGTTCTCCTCCTAAAAATAAGACATCATCATATCCGGATTGATTTTCAACTATTGTCTTTACGATTGCACTTACATCCGGTTTATAAATACCTAAACCATCGTATTTCAGATCAATGCAATGATCACATCTATTGTCACAAGCGCTGGTGAAATGCACATCGAAAGAGTTGTACAAACCATCACAACAATTTTTCTGTAATTTTTTCATCGTTGGACCATGAAACTTTTGAATTCATTACCTATATGAACAAAATATGAACCGTTAGGTAAATCTGAAATATCTTCATCTTTATTTATATCAATTTGCTTAACCTCTTCTCCATAAATATTGAATATCGGAACCTTCAAATTTTCAAATTCATTAGTAAATATTGTTATTTTGTCAATTGCTGGGTTTGGAAATATCTCCGCTCTATCTTTTATTATATGATTCACGCACATACGAATGTTGAAGTCTGATAATTTAGCCCGGAACATCCCTGAAGGAGAGCCAAACGCATAAACATAGTCTCCATTAATAATCAAATTTTTAATATTGATATTACTCATTCCTTTGGTTTGTATCCAAGTATAACCCTTATTTCCGGTTGCCCAAACACCAGTTCCCATTGTAGCAACAAATAATCTATTTTCTGAATCTGTTACTATTGATGATATGTATTTAAGTTTAATATTTTTGTTGAGATAATTAAATGTTTTGCCGTTATCTATACTCGAGAACACCTTTCCTAACCTCGTACCCAAATATAGTATAGAATCCGATAAATTTGTTGACCTTATACCATCTGCCAATTTTATACCATCGACTGATCGTAATTTTAGTAAATCCCAACTAGATTGAATGCTTTTCGAATAATATAAATATACTTCGTTTGAAGGTCCTTCGCTTGCTGGTAAATTCATATAGACGCCGTTTTTAGTCATTGTTATCGTTTCGATATCTAATGGAAGATTATCATCGGAATACATCCAAACCCATTTATCACCATCAGTAAGACATTTAGAATATACCTGAGTGCCATTAGATAAACCTTCTAACAATATAACTACGTTGATGTCATCAACGGCTATTGAAGAAATTCTCCAATGCAATAGTTCTTTATTAGAAGAACACCATTTTAAATTTTCCCAGCTACCGCCTAAATTAGTCGATACCCATAACTTAGTTGTGTCACCAGTTGTAGCAACAAATAAATTATTTTTATATACTTTTATTGAACTTACTGAATGATTGAAAGATTCAATTATTTTTCGATTCCAAGTTTTCCCATCATCAGAGGAAACAAACAGTCCTGTTTTTGTTCCGATAACAAGATTGTTATCTATAGAGGCCATACACCTAATTTCCGTTTTTGATATCTCGTTGTTTAGTATTTCCCATTGAGCGTTTGCTGTTGATACACAGACACAAATAATAGCGAATAGCAAAGTTGTTAATTTTTTCAATTTGATGTTCCTTAAATAATAAATTTATAAGCAATATATTTTCCGTCTTGAAGCGTATAAAAAATATACATTCCGTGGACCAAATTTTTCCTAATTAGTATGTCTATTGGTGTCCATGAATGAAATCCCGAATCCAATAATTCTCCATTCATTGAAAAACACCACCAGGTTGTTTCGGATGTTTCGTTTTGTCTTAATTCAAGCGGAAGCACTACATAAACACCACCATCCACGATCTCGGCAAATATGCTTTTTGTTTTTGAGAAAGTTGTTTCGTCCTTAACAGTTTGCGTTACTCCGTTGTTATAGATAAGTTTTAAATTTATGCTATCTTTTCTAATTTTTGATATATCTATTTTTAATTTTTCGTTCTCTTTTTTTAGTTCTAAGTTAATAACGTTTAAACTGTCATTTTTATCAGATAAATACTCATTTAAGGAATCCTGTTCATTGTATTTTTCTTTTAACTCGTTTAATCTCGCTAAGGTCCGTTCACAACTATCCCTGAAAATTATTCCTTCTTTTATTGCAACTTCACAAGGATTACCAACTGTGAATTTGGCCATCTGAACAATTCGGAAATTTCCGTCATCAACAACACAATCTATATTATATTCACCATTTTTATTGAATTTAACAGTAGCAGATTTTCCATCAAAGTAGTTGAAATCATTTACCAAAGCATTATCGAAATACGTGACAATTTTTACATATTTAAAATTGGAAGATTTCTCATATTCAATTATTTCATTGGTCCCGATTTCTCTTTGTCCCCACTTATTCAAGACTTTGAGAAAAACCTCTTTTTCTTTATATGGTATCGTTGGAGTTTCACATACCACTTGAACCGGATTATCATAATATAATTGGAAAATTGCAGGATTTTTGATGTTTCCATTACTAAGTGGCATTGTCATAACGGATTTGTTTTCCGGGATGGTATATGTTTCCCAACGTCTCCATGAACTTCCATTATCGATTGAATATCTAAGTGTCATTTCATCCGGAGCTTCTGATGGGTCAAATTTGACATAAAATTGATGTTCTGAATTATTGAAAATTGTGTCAGGGTATGAGGCAAATGAAAACTTATCTGAGTATTTACAAACTACGCTAAATGTATTACTATTAACCCATTCGTTATCAATCTTACAAAAAATTCCAATTTTTGTAACTCCTGTCTCTTTTACTTTGAATGTAAATTGAACTGGGTTGTTTATCCATACGGTAGGTTCTGTTAAATTTTTCCAAGTTGTTCCGTTATTCACCGAGTAAGCAAAATAATACATGGAACTTTTTGAAGGTACATCATTTTGATATTCGATTGTGTAACTTCTGCCAAAAAAACATTCGGTAGGAGTTGTAATAAATTCACCAGCTTTGACAGGTTTTGTGCATGCTACTATTAATGCTATAATTGCAAAAATCAACATCATTAATAATTTTTTCATTGATCCATCCCATCTAAAGTAGTTTGTAATTCATCGTATATTGATGGTTCGATGCGAAATCCATAACGTTTATAAAATTCTGCTACTTTACCATAATCTGTTACAATAGTTGCTTGATGATCGTCATATAAAAGTGAAAAAACCAATTTTTTTCTATTTTTAAATTTTTCATCAAATGAATCTTTACTTATATTTTTTAAACCAATTTTCATATCAAATGATGCCCAATTACATATAGCATACAAATCTTTGTATTTAGTAATTTGTTTATGTAAATATGTAGGTGATTCTATCTTGACAGGACATCTCATTTTCAAAATATAATATCGAGTTCCTGCGATATCTAACCTTGGAGGAATTACTTCAGAGAACTGTATTATACGCATAATATTTGCTAAAAAATTGAAAAATTCCTCTATTTTTTCAATAGGTTCATTATTGTCTGGATAAGGTAATCTAAGTGTTAATTCATCCATATTTACAATCTTGCCGTCTCTAATACCTTCATAATTATGTCTGAAAGAATAATCGTAATATTCTATTAAGTGAAGATAATCAATAGCTTCGGCTACTGTTGTTTTTTGTTTTAATGTAAACATTTTAATTTTCCTTGTTGTTTAAATTATAAATTTCTAACGCTTTTTTATTTGTATATGTTCCATCATCATTCAAAATATATTCATCTGAATTTTTTAATTCATCTATGGTCAAAGTTTGGTATGACTTTGACCAAGTTCCATCACCAGGAACCCACGGCATCTTTACTTCTATCATAGTCTTTCCTTCTTTGGCAAGTATTGCGTTTTCTGCTTCAAAGTGACTCATTCCAGTAGTAGCGCATAACGTTTCAATATCATAATGATATTGTTCAAATTTAGGTGAATGAGAATTGTCTTCTGGATTGTAGGTGAAAACTACTCCACGATTTCGTTCTTCTATAGTAAAATTAGTTATGCCACTATTTAAATATTGCCTGAATTTCATATGAACATCCAGACCAGATTCATAGTATATTGAAGTATTAATTATAATAGAAGCACATTCCCAATTATCTAATTCATAGTTTTCTGAATTTGCCCTTACACTTATAACTTTGTCATTCAAATGATTATTCAATATATCTTTGATAGTATTTGAATAATCTTTAATGCTATCTGATGATACCGGTGTTACAGTAGGATCTAATTCTTCTAATTCAGTATTAATATCCATACTAAATCCGACAGTGTTTTTAATTCTTTCTTTCATTTTTTTAATTTTTCTTATATTTTATAAATTTATTTCTCTTCCACAAATTTCTTCCAGTTCTTCATGGTATATCCATTTTTTGGCTATGAGTGATTCAATGCCCATATCATCAGTTGTTTTGTTGATAATAAAACCATCGTCACTATCGTCACCACAAACACAATAAATTGTCAGTTTCTTATCATCTGGCATTTCTTTACCATCCGGACCATATATCGAATTAAAATCATCTAAATGGTCATAACATAATCCAATAATAAGATCATTCTCTTTGTCTTTTTCGGTATATGGCATTACAAACATACTCCTTGTACATCTTCTATTTTTGTTATGATCCCTTTTCTTTTTTTGGTTTCTAAATAGGTGTTTAGTACAGAGGGAATATCTGTTATTGGTGAATCAGTGTAAAAATGACCAGTACTTTGTTTAACATTTCCAGTGCTTCCATCATCCATTTTTGCAATTGTATAATAATTTACTTTATAACTCATTTCATTATTCCATATTGTTTAAATCTATTAAAACATCATCATCAGAATAACTATTTTCATATATAATATCAGTTATTCTTTTCATATATCGTTCTGTATCTGGTATCATCTGAACGTTACCACATTCAATTATAACCGCATCAATTTCTTCTTTTGGAGTACCTTGCTCTGTAGCAACTTTCTTAAATTCATCCAATAATATCATAGTATTTTCGATGGGTATGAACTCAATTAACTTATGTTCGACACTTTTCCAATTGAATTTTACTAATTTTGTTACTTTTCTATAATCTTCCATTTTCTTAATCCTTATTTTTTAATTCTTTCACATTTTTCACATTTATAATAACTATGACCATCTAAATAAACTTTACTAATAAGATAATAATCATGAATACAAAACGTTTGTTTAATTAATTTACGAAACCACAATATTAAATCACCTATCATATTATATCTCCATTATACCAAAATAATTCTCCATTACTATCCGATAAATTAGATTTATTAGTGGTAACTGATTCATTTTCTTCTAATAAATAATCATCAACTTCTTTTGTATATTCATCCAACTTAACTATGGCTCCTTGATAAGAACATTCTATTTTTTCTGGAATAATTTCATTATCCACCATATCATGAAAATAAGTTAATAAATTTCGAATACATCTCAATTCGATTAAATCTTTAAATTCCATATTGATTAATTTCCTATATAATCCCAAAATTTTAATGTCCAAATTAATAACACAATTGCGGTAAATAAAGGTAATATAGATGATATAAATAATTTACGTTTATTTACTACGTAATTACTCCATACACCTTGTTTTACATCCATATCAACTAAAGAGATTATGGATAATGTTAACAAAATTGCGTAAATTGCAATACCTAAATTAGTCCATGTCAAGATTTCCATATTATTTACTCTGTTTAATCCAAATATCATACATACTATTAAAATCTCTAAAAACTTCTCCAAAGAACAATCCACCATCTTCAAAATCTAAGGGTTGATTTCTTATCTTAGCTGACTCAATAATACATTTTATAAATTCTACATAGTTTCTCGTTTCTTCACTTATGATGTGATAAAATGGTAATGGTGGAAGCGAAAATACATCGAGTTTATCATTAGGTAATATTGGTCGGTTTAATAATTCCGAAGAAGTTATCAATAGTTCCATTTTTTTAACAAAATCTTTTGTTACTGTAGTTAATTTAGCTTCCTTTTCCATTTCATATTCAGCTTCAATTTGTTCTGCTGTTTTTCTATTTGCTTTATCAAAAAACAAATATCCTATTGCATCACCTATCCAACTCATTATATAATTCCAAAATATTTAAAAATTTGTACTCCTGCATATAAAATGCAGAATATCGGAACTAATTTTCCCATAATCTGACAGAAAATTGTAAAAATATTATTTGGTCCTCTTACTTTCAAAAAGAAAATAACCAAAGCTATCACTATTACCGCAAAGTGGTAAATTAATGTTATTGTGTTCATTATCTAAACCTCTATATTTCTATTTCTTAAAATCTGACATACGTCCGATGCTTCATTTTTATTACTACATCGGCATATAATATTTTTAGAATTGTAAAAATTATATACTAAAAAATATGGTACTTGTTCTTTTAATGTTTTTGTGATTGTGTTATTATGAGAATAATCGACTTTCCAAACGAACGGTAAGTAATCCATATTTGGAAGAGGATTCTTATCAACATCAATTTTGTGTTCATTTAAGAAAACATAAAGTTTATGAGCTTGCTTTTTATCACCAGAACTATAGATAACCTTTTTAGGGTCATTCCTTTCACAAATAACATAGGTATGTTCACAATCTTCTTCTGTTCGTATATCATTGTTAAATGTTATCATATCTCTCATTTGATATCGCCACTTCTTAATATCTTCAATTGTCAAACTTTCATAAGTTTTCTTAGCATCTTCTAATGAGAATTGTTGGTCATTTAGATTATTACAAATTTCATTTGCTTCTTCTTCAGTTTTTCGATAACAAATAATGTCCTCATAATTACCTTCTTCTAAAGTCTTGTATGGTAGATACACATACCACGGAACGTCTGATCGTACTACAGATTTTGCAACAAGATATTCCAGTGTTTTATCTACGGTTGGTCTAATTCCACAATTCCACTCATACATCCGAACAAGATATTCAATTTTCTCTTCGGTCGTCATTTTATCTAATTCTTTCCGTTTCATTTTACCGCTTGTTCTTTTCTATTATTTGTTTTTCTAATTGTAATATTAATTGGTTAATTACCATATTATGAGTATCAATTCCAAACTGAGCATTAACATCCAATATTTGTTCCAATGAAACTTGCATCGTTGCTTTTACTCCTTTTTCTTCCAGCGAAAGGGTCATTACTCTGCTTCGTGGTAGAAGTCTATCAATGCTGGTATCCGGTTGACCTATAAATAAAATATGACTATCTTTTAACTCGATTGGTTTATCATTATTGAACCCAACTACAATTTGAAACCATTTGTAGCCTGATTCTGAACTATAAGTTCTAACCAATGATTCTGGATCTAATTGGTTCAATCCCATTATTTTATTAGTTACGTCATTATAGATTATTTCAAAGGCTAATCTATCTTTACCTGTTAAATCTTCACATACTGTCATTATAGAATGTCCGTATTTAATTTTAAAATATTTTGTTATTTAATTAAGACGATATAGATATAATTTTATTGTAACAAAAAGAAAGAATTTTCAAAATAAATTGAAAATTCTTTCTGTTTTATATTTTGTTTTATTTAGGCAAAGTTTTCTTCACAGAATAGGTTACCATCATAAAACATAATTTCACCTTCTTCATCGAATTCTATTACGTAAGACGCGGTTAAGTCAATTCCGTAGTCTTCTTCGAATTCGGATAGAATTATCAAAGCTTTTCTTTTTGCTTCGTCGCTTAATTCATTTAGTCTGTATACGTTTAATGTTCTCATTTTTTTAAATCCTAAAGTTATTAGTTTGTAATTAATTTATATAATATAGACGTCGCTAATGGAATTTTATTGTAAACAAAAAGAAAGAATTTTCAAAATAAATTAAAAATTCTTTAAATACTACTATTTTATTCTTTCTAAACCATCTTTTGGATCTGTTCAAATTCATCATCATAATCACTGAACCAGTCGGCCACCTGAGAAATCAAATCTTTTAAGTTTTCTTTCCATTTTTGGATTATGTCAGCTATTCCTTCGTCGACAGTATCTTTCTTGACTGAAGATAGTTTGGAAACGGTTCTAACTGTTGTTGTACATTCCTCTATCAACTCATCCGCTATTTTCTTGAGCTTAGGAGTTAATTTTTCATAGATAGCTTTGAACAATTTTTCATAGTTCACTTTTTTAGATTCTGATTCAGCGCTGAAGGTCACTGCAAATTCCTCCAGTTGTATCACCCGTGTCATGAATTCATCACCAACATCAAAAAAGTCAGTTCCTAATTTTTTCACTTCTGCTTTCAGTGGTTCCTGTTCTTTGGTGAACTTTTTGATTTTTATATCAAGTTCATAGAACTCGGAAATTAGTTTTTTCATTTCCCTTGTCTGCTTGTTTGACTTTTGAAAAGAGGCAAACAACTTCTTAGTTGTTTCCGTGTATTTTATTAACTTGTTATCCAATCGGGATTCATTTATAAATTCACAAAATTTTAATACTTTCATTTTTATTTATTATTTTTAAACTTAATATCTTTAAAATTACTTACCAACAATTCATATAAACCGTTGAAATTTTCCTCATAGTCAATATCAAAATGTTCTTCCCACCAGTTTTCACTAAAATCTGATATTTCGTCTTCTGATTGGTTTTCATATAAATTTACAACGATAATATATTTATGTAATTGTTTAATATCTTTAAAAACCTGTTCCTCCATTTCATCCCGAACTTTCCTGCCATTTAATGAAGTTCCGGAGTAATCGTATTGGAAAGGTTCGATTTTATAGTTATTAGACAACTTATCACCATCTATTTCTAAACGAACCGGATACTCGGAAGCTATTGTTTTTATAGCATTTTTATCTCTTGTAAATGAAATCGTTCCATGATTATACGATACTTTTAGGATATCGCTTTCTAATATTTTTAGAAGGTTATCAATTGTAGTATGATGATACAATACTCCAACTTGTTTATTCTCATTTATAAAATCAGCTAAGGATTTCATTTTTTTATTTATTATTTTTTACAAGGCGTTTAGCACCCTTAACTTCTTCTTTTAGAAATTCATATGCTTCTTTGTAATCCTGAGATCCCATCAACTCGGCATAACTCCATACCATTTGAGACAGAATGCTCTTAGAGCAACTGTCTATTAAAACTGCCATTTTTTGCTGATAAACCTCTTGTTCATCATCTGCTTCGTTTAAGTATTCCATCTTTCTTTCTATTATTTTACAAACATATTAATCATGCTTTGTATCATATCTAACGTACCACTTATAGTAAAATATTTCAGATGTCCTTTTTGAATATTTTTACTATTATCCGAAATGAATTTCTTTAAATCATTATTCATAGGAAATGATTCTAAAACAGCTACAGCGAAATCAGAATCCATGATTAATATCATTTTTTTAATATTTTCTATATCCGAATATGAACTCTTTATATCAGCTTTCAAGTAATCTAATATTTTTCGTTCTTTTTTCCATTCACTGTCCATGATGTCTAAATCAACTTCAGCTTCTACCTCACCATTTTCTATACTGAAAATATAAGAATCCAATGACATAATAGTAACGTCATATTCTCCACCAAGTAAAACTACTTCATCCTCTCCTTCATCGTAAAAATCTAAGTTTGTTAAATCTACTAAAATTTCTTCTGGACGAGCAACATAAAAAACAAGAACTCCAATTCCTATTAAATCACCTTCTTCGTAATCATTATCTAAAAATTCTGTATTATCAACCCATCTCTTTTCAAGACTGTCATATTTTGGATTAGCGAATTGTTTTGCAACAGTTGGACTTTTTGTCCATGAGGTAGGACTTTTATGTTTTATTTTTACTTTGGTTCCTCTTTTTAATTTTGATAAATCGGTTCCGAAAAAATCTCTGAGATCAGATTCGGTTTTGAATTTATAACCTCTCATTAACTTCATACTACTCAGATTTTTTGAAAAATGTCGTAATTCAGAATCAACTCTTCGAGTATACTCTCGCAATGCCCTTGTACTACCCTCCATCCAACTATTTAAAAAATCTATTGTTGGTTCAGTTAGGAATTGCTTTTTTATTTTCATACTTTCTATGACAAATTCACTAAAATTAAAAATTCTTGACATATGTTTTATTTGAGTAATTTTTCTATTGCTTGTTTTTCTTTCTTGGAAACTTCTACTACTATTTCCAGGCAACCCAGTTCTTCCATTGCTTTTGTTCGGTGACGACCATCAGAATATGAAATTCCGTCTTTACCTTTGAGATCTATCAAAGGAGCTTCCAACAACCAATCTTTTTTATCTTGTTTTGGAAGATTAACTATTCGGCTTACAAAATCAATGTATCCCTGTATTCTCCCGCCTAACGACATGTTTCTATCAACTACAAATTCTGGATCTGTCTCCGCGTGAATATGAAGCAAATTTTTAACATTAACAATAATGAAACAATCGTTTGAATGTCTAAGTTTAAAATTTTTCAAGTCCAGTAGATAATCTCTGATCAATTGAGTATCAGTGGACGGTTCTATTTCTTTTAAGTACACTTCGTTTAGAAACTCCTTAAATTTTAAAACATTCATTTTAAGTTCTTTTTCTTTATATATTCGCTTTAGCCGCTTCAACTATTTCTTGAATTGTCTTCTTGTCTTTTAGTAATTCTTTGATTCCGAAATCCTTTGCAAACGCTCTCATGATTTTTTTCTCGTTCGGTCTTTTTACATCATCTTCGTTTTCATAAATATCAACATCAAAAATATAATTTATGTTCTTGTCGATCATGATTTGAACTATGTATTTAATATATTCAAAATAAATTTGCTTTTGATTATTATGGACCAATTCAGGTTTATTAATAAATTCAAAAGGATCTGCTATTACCGCTTCCGGGTAGATTCCTTGAAGCATTTTCTTGGCTGATTTAAATTTCTTTTCATTTAAAATCCGGGTCGATTCAATATGTCCTATCAATTGTATTCTTTTTTGTTCTTTCATTAAAATCCTTATCGTTTGTTTTTAAGTTCTTGCTATCAATACAATAGCTAATGCAAGAACTACCATAATTAATACAAAGAGTGCTTCATTCTTTTGCTCTTTGTTTAGCTTGTTTATTATTTTCATTTTTTCTCCAAATATCTAACCTATATGCTTTACCTTTTCCGGCGTCTTCTGATGATTTAATTCCATAAGGAAAGCACATATTTAAAATAAATCTTTTGTTGTAGATCATAGTAAATCCTTCTCTTTCGAAATCGTACCATCCCCAATAATCAGAGGTTGGAATATCTTTTTCGTTTTCTAAGATTTCTTGATTTTCCGAAATCTTCATCTCAACTTCTACAATATCTTCTGCCTTTTTGCCATACAATGAAGCAGTTATTGGACTAATTCCAAAATCAAAAAACTCACCATCTTCATGCACTATAACATTTTCATTGAATATTTTATCTTTCATCGTCTTCTCTAATCTCAAATATTTCCAATTCGTCTAAATTTATAAAATTGCATTGTTCGGTGTAGTTCCTATCACTTTGATGAAAATGCCCGGACACCCACCACTTGCAGTTGCTTTGGCTATAAATTTTTTCTATAAGTTTTCTTTCACTTATCAAATCTTTAGCTAATTTTTCATCCTTAGTTAACCAGTAATCCAAAACAATGGATGATGGTATTTTAGCAAAGTACATTGGTGTCGGAACATGGGTAACTAAAATATCACAACTACAATCGAAATTCTTAGGAATTCTTTTTATAGTTTCATTCTTCCACCAACTAACATCAGGTATTCTGCTTTTCCTATCCAATGAAATTCCTCCACCAACAAACAGAACAACCTTTCCTTCGATTGTTAATTTGGTATAATCATCAACGAAACAAATATTAGGATAATCAGAAGCTCCTCCGCTCCAATATGCTGGGTTATCGTGATTGCCTCTAACTACATAAAGAAGACAGTGATTTTCAACTAAACAATCACTTAATCTTTTTAAGTTTATTATATCAAGATGATCATAAATATCGGAAACAAACCCCACTCCTATGTCTCCAACCTGGATTATTGTTTCATTTTGACAATTTTTTATCAATTCGATAAAAGTCAAAAATTTTCCGTGTATATCTCCTACATATATCAACTGTTTACTCCATCCATTTTCATTTTTCTAAACATAACATGACCAGCTATTTTCGTCTTCAAACCAGTCTAATTCTTCTAAACGTTTTATGTCTTTTTCATCAGTCACCATTTCGTAACATCCTATCCATAGCTGAACATGTTCAGCTACAACACCACTATCGCCATTGTGTTTAGTTTTCCATTCATGAACATACTTGTTAATTATATTCAATCCTTCTAATAATCTTTCAATACTCATTTCTAATCCTTATTAATTTTTAAATCATATACTTGGCTAAGTATTTTTACCTTTGCTCTTCCAAGACCCCTGATATTATTTATTGTAGGACAAGCTACATAAACGACGCCTTCTGCAGGATGATCATTAGGATATTTTAATTCATTAGATATTTTCAAACCTTCTTCTAATGAAGGCAGTTTATCAATAAATAATCGAGGAACAGTTTCTATATCACACATCCAAAGAAATCTTATGAATTTATCATAGTCAATAAAACCTACATATTTTTCTGAAACTATATAAATATCAAATGCGTAAAATTTCTTTTCTGTTAAACCCATTCTATTTTTTTGGATACCTGGACCACAAATTTCACCCTGTAGAACCAATTTTTCAATTTTTCCATAATCATCTAAAATGCCATTAATAGATTCATATAACATATTTGTAGTGCAGTATTTGAAATTTACCAACATCCTACCAAAAATATTGTACTTCTTTTCGACTTCATGATAAAATGATGTTTCATTTTTAGTAATATCAAGATTTCTACTACATATAATTCGTTGATTTTCTTCATCTTCTAAAAAATCAATCATGTAACTGGCTGATGTACCATCCATTTTCATTGTGGCATACCATTTCATATCTTTCAAAGGTTCTAAAATTCTAATAACATTTTGGTATCTTTCAGCATCTGATTTTTCTGCCCAAGCCGGCCAATTTTTTCCACCACGAGGACTATTCATCTGACCCTCTTCTGGAGGTTCATATTTTATTATACCAAAATGATCAGCATAATCCTCACCAACTTCAGCATTTTCAGGAGCATCAACTATTAAACCTTGGCTGAAAATTTGACGTAATTTAATTGTTTTGATTCTCGCCATACCATTTAATCGAGCATCTTTTACTAAAAATTCAAACTCTGGACGATTAACTGGAACTAAAGAATCAACTGGAACATAAACTACTTTTTCACCTATACTGCGTTTTCCTAATTTATCTATACAAGTCCAACCTATTTCATTGAACGTAATAATATCTAATGAATCTGCATTTGGGTGTTTTTCTACTGTTTGTACTGTTACACAAGGCACACTAAATATACTCATATCTAATCCTTCTCAATTATAATCTTTCCATTTTTGATTATGCTATCGACCATCCAGTCGTAACCCATAATTCCGTTTGATTTCTTTTTTATTTTAGTAGCTGTTGCGGAGTCACATTTTTTAACTTGTATGTTGGCTCCCCATCCATCATCCCAACGATAATAAAAATTTGCTTCTTCTTTACCATTAAGAACTCGATCAACTACTTTTTTCTCTACTTTTCTAAATACAAAGTGGAGATTTTTTGCTCCTGTCCAAACTCCATTCCAACTTCCGCAGTTAGGCATGGTGAGTTCAAAACTTAATATATTCATTTTTGTTATTCCTTAAACGTTGTATATAAATATAGACAAACTAAACAAACTTTTATTGTCTTTAAATTTGTATTTTCTGGCCATTGTAGTTAAATATTTGAATCATCGACTTGGCTATTTCACTTCTACCAAAATCTTCAAAAGTGAAGTTGAAGAATAGATGACTCATTACTTTCAATTTTAGTTCTTTGGGTAGATCAAAAGGATTATCATATTCTAAGTACCAAGTTGTTTGTTCATATGCATCATAAATCATATCTTTTAATTTTGTGCAGTGTTCAATATCTACACTATAGTTATGGCATGCTGGATTATTTTTACATTCTTGTCTATGTGATTTTGTCATATTGTCCTTTGTTGTATTTCTTGAACAAAATCTTGTAATATATGTAACCGAACAGCTGATTTACTTCTGGTGTATCCGGATTGAGCCATAGAATCAAAACACGGCTGACAAATCCATCCGGAGGTCTTTTCACCGGTCCAATTGTCTATACACTCTATAAATTGACCATGTCCTCCATCAGCGTGGTTCTTGCATGACGGAACTAAACATTTCATTTTTTCTCTCATGTCTTTCTCTCTTAATAATTATAACATATATTTATTATTTTCTTCTTCTATTTCGTCTGTTTCATGTCGTAATACTTCAAATGTATTTTTAAATGAGTAGATATCAGACAATGTAATTTGTTTAGTAACTGGCATATCAATTCCTAAAACATCTATTAATTTTTTAGCTCTATCTACAGGAATTTTTGAAAATTCTTTCTTTGATAACAACCTACCACTTCTTAATAAGGCTGAATCTAATTTATGTTCAGTATTAAAGGTAGCAATTACTTGAAATCCTAACATATCATTTAAAATACCATCACTGAGATTTAAAATGTTAGATACACCATCACCCCCACCGTTGTCCCTACTATGCAGTAATGGTTCTGCATCTTCTATAATTGATATTAAATTCTTTTTGTCATCTTCTTGAGCATAATCCATAATAAAAGTAATGAAATCTGGTCTCATGATATTTACAACCATATCGGCAGAAACATATAAAAACCTTTTATCGTCTTGAGATAGATCTTTAATTAAATTTTTAATGCAGTAAGTTTTTCCGGTTCCTGGAAAACCATGAAAAATAACTAATCCTTTTGTGTTATTTTTTATTAAGTTTTTCAGATCCTTATAATATTGCTCAAATCCATTACCGTAATGTAAGTCTAAATTAGTAAAAGGTCCTATATTTTTCATTATATTAAAATTTCTTACTATAAATCCTATATTATTTGCTGTAACAATACCAACATCGGCGGTAACTGTATTTTTGACTTCTCTATGTTTTTTATAAATATTTTTAATATTTTCTACTTCATCATTTAATGAAACATCATATACTACACAAGAAAAACAGGTTTCTGGTTCTTTTGTTTTATATAAATAATATTCGATATCAATATACAATTTTTCTTTTAATTCAAAAGAAATGAAATAGGTTCGTTCAATATTTCCTTCTGAACTTCGATTAAAAATACATTTAATATCAGGATAATTGATTTTTAAATCTTGTATGATGGTTATTAAATTATAATGCCAATGAAAATTATATTCGAAAGGAAATTGTTTGTGTTCTCTTATAAAATAATACGTAGACGAGAACATTGGATGGTTGTAATTACCACCATCATTTCCTTCATACCTTGGAATTTGTTTATAGTTAACCATTTTTTGTGGAATGGTTGATATTAATTCTTCCAATTCTTCTTTTCTTAATATTTTCTGACCTATACTTTTTTCTTTTGGTTTTAATCTTTCTGCCATATCTTTCCTTAGAAATCTCCGTATTGTACTTGTAAACATAAATAACCAGCATCACGCCACATTTTGACTACTGAATTCCGGTCATCAAGAATAAAATCAATATAGCTTTGTTTTCTAACTTGCTCAAATAATTCCATTTTGACTATTGAATCTTTCCTTCGATCATTCTTTGGACGCATAAACAGTTGTAGATTTTTCATTAACATGTTTGCTCTTAACATTCTATATTTTTCATCTTGAGCTGTATAATCAGGAAAAACTCGTTTCACATTTTCTAAATTAAACATTTTTTGTATTATCCACCTTTCCGTTTCACTTCTACAAACCTCATCTCTTCCGGACATAAAAATGATTTGGTGTGTTGCTGCATACCTTATGACTATATCAACTACTGGTTGATTTATATCATCATTATAAACTTTACACCAATCAAATGGTCCTCTATCTTTTCTTATAGCAACCGTTCCATCAATATCAACTATGATCGTTTTTGGCATATCCGGGTCCTGCCATACATAAGGTGTAATAAATGTATCTTTATTCAATGTATCTGCAATTTCCTGTTGAGTTTTCTTTTCAATATACTTGGTGTACATTGATGTTATAACACTTTCCGGAACTTTCTTTTCTCTTAGAGAATTTCGCTTTAGTGCTTCATCCAGTGATACCTCAAAAAACTTAACTTCTATTACCAATTGTCCTGCTTCGATCAAGTCCCGGACAAGACCATAAATATGATGATAGTGTTTGTCTTCAAAATTAGTATCATCAACAATGACGCTCAGTCCTTCAGACAACGCTTTTAAAATTATTTGATCTCTAATTTCAATGATCATTTTTTCATTCTGTTTTGAAAATTTACTGGCATGGCACATTGCCCGGAGTTCATCTTTATTGGTTCTGATCCAACCCGGATTGTTTTTCAAGAATTCTAACGCCCATGTGGTCTTTCCACTTGCTGGGAGACCCTGTAGTATAGTTATTTTTTGCAATTTTATTCTCCATCTAATTTATAGTCGTTGGTTATCGTTCCAAAAGGAACTTCTATAATATATTTAATTTTGTCATGAATCCAATGGGAGTCATCAAAAAATCTATCATAATCAAAAAATCTGTTATGTTCCGTGTTTTTATAAGTCATTCCTTTTGTGACTATTCTTGGTGTTGTTTTAGTATATACAACTGTAGCCTCAGAGCATTTTATCTTTTTTAAGGTAAATCCATTATGTGTTTTAACATACATTACATAATACATTTCTTCACCGATGACACCACTTGCGAAAAATAATCCGGACCGAAAACTACCTTCTACTTGAGAATTATCTTTTAGTAGTTCTATATTTTCATAGTTATAAGCTGTTTTAATGTCCGGTGGAATATTCATACATATGATACCATAAGTAACGATACCAATTAAAAATCCAAATGCACTCATAACAAATTTAGCGAATAATAAGTAAAGAATATTTTCTTTTTTTAATACTATATCATTGGTTCGATACTCATAAATTAAAGTGGAAACTATTGCTATTATAACGGCACTGGCTATACAAATTAATGGTAATGTCATTTTAAATTATCCAATGGTAAAACAATTTTCATTTTTAAAAACATCTGATTCTCCATTATCCAGCAGCCACAAAATTTATTATAAGTTGTGTTAGCAATTTCTCTCCATTGCTTGATGAAATATCCTTTGTTCCCTTTTCTATAATATATTCTTACCTTATCGTCTTTTCTTAGCTGTAATGAACGAATATAGTCCTTTCCGTTCAAAGCTATTCTATATTTATATTCATCTGTTACCAATAAACAAGGCGTTCCTTTAGAAGGAACTTCGGCTAACTCATATTTATCGTAATGGTAAGTATAGTCCGGTTTTACAAACAAGAACATAACAAAAAAATATAATATTGCGCCACAAAGAGCACCTGTTAATGCAGCGAACCCAAAAGTATCATCTGCTATATAAGATATTAAACCGAATATAACGGCAACTCCAATAATTAAAATCCATACTAACATTTCTTAGTCTCCTGCTATCATAAAAATAACTAATATCCATATAATCCATAGTAATAACAATTCCATTTATTTACTCTCCTTTGGTAAAACAATAATATATTTTTCATACTTTGGTTCGAATCCACATTTAAAAATCATGTTCCTGGTAGTTTTCGGATACTCTATCCAATATTTTATTAGTAGATATTTAGCGCCTGAAATTTTGAAATTTGTTTCTGACTTATCGATATATCTTATCGTTTCAAAATCATTTTTAACTATCAGAACTTTGTATAGGCCTTCGTTCAGTCCATCACCATTTCCAAAATATTGATCATTCCCTTCAATGTCTTTCATCTTCATCAGCTCATATTTTACTGATCTTTTTACAGTATCTTTATCAGCAGCAAGACTTATCATTATTCCTATTACCGTTCCTACAGTAAATCCGAAAACAACGCCACTTAAAACAGCCATTCCAAAATCATCAGTAAGTTTAAGCGTTATAAGCAAAGCTGCTATAAAAATTATAAAAATACAAATCCAAATAAACATACATTACTCACATACAAATTTAATTGTTGATTTATTATTTTCTTCATTTAAAAGTCGATTGATAATTCGAGCATTATGTTCGAACTGCGATGAATAAACCGATCTATTAGAATTTATATCTACTACATGATACTCGCTACATATATCTATAACGTGTTGTTTCCTAACATCAAAACGGTCTGGATTTATTTTTTCTAAAAAATATACAATAAAATCTTCTTTTACTTCTACTATTTCTTTTTCCAGTGTACTCCAAAACGTGTCTATTGTCATTTTTATTTTTATGTTAGTATCACTAGGTACTGCTTTGAATGGAAGTCCTATTTTCAAAGCACTGAAATTTACCTGACCTATTGTTATAAATTTATCCATCTTATACTCCGGTCGAGGCAAATCGTGGAACAAAACCATTTATAAATGTTGCAGTTTCCCGGTTGATATTATTCTGAATACCCGATATATCATGTACGAAATTAAAATCATCAGCTACCAACAATTCATCCAATTTCAAATCAAATTCAAGATATGCCAACGCTATATCCATCATTAATGATAGTACTGAAGTGTGTTGTATTTGTAAACTTTCTGCTCTGCTGGCAATTTCTGAAATTATTTGTAATTTTGGTTTAATTTTTTCTGTATTTTCATATTCTGTTAATTTACTCATTTCTAATTTTCCTATCGTCTGATAAAAACATGTTCTAAAATGTCACAATGAAACGTTTCTTTATATAAAATAGCATTAGTATCAAACCAAAGGCATTGTAAATTTTCATTAAAAAATTCATCATCCGAATCTGATTGAATACGAGACACTGTCATTTTTGGTCCTGGTATTCCTTTGACTTGAACAACATCACCAAGTTTATCGCACATATGAACACCGCCTTTGTAATTACCACGTTGGATAATTGCTTCAGGATCATCTTTTTCTGTACAAAATGTCCAGCCGTATTTCAATAATCTGTTACCATGTTGGAAGCATCCATCATAAACCATGATACACATATCGTCGATAATTAATCTACCATTTCCGTAGTAGTCAACAAGAATGATAACTTTTTTATCATTTATCGTTTTTTTAACTGCCCAAGACAAATCTGCCATTTTCATATTTCCTAAAATTATTAGTTTTGTTTTTAAATATGATATATAGACGTAGCAAATTAATTTTTAGTGTATAACTCTTGCTTAATTTTTTCACAAACTTCTTGAAGTGTTCCTATTGTTCCGAGAAGAGTTCCGTACTCTAAACTCCAGGGTATGTTCGGATCACTTGAAGGTCCTGATATGCCCGGATGGCCGCAAAGTTTGTCATTGTTATCTGCCACCATAAACCAAAGAGAAGTCGCTTCTCTTTGTATTGCATCAATTCTTTCTTTTCTATTTATCCGTTCCATTTTTTATCTTCCCAATAATAATGATATCCGTCATACCCTACCTTCTTCCAATCATCATAAAGATTCATTGTAGATAATTTTCTTTTTGATAATTCTTGAATGACACTGGCTAAACAAAGCCATCTTGTTTCACCTTCTAAACACAGAGGAAATAACAAGAATTTTTTCTTTATTCTTATTCGTTTAGTTAATTTCGGTAGTTCATAGTATAAATTTCTTAATTTATTTTGCTTTGTTATCCATTTCATTACTCATCCTCATCATAGTCATCATCTTCGTAATCATCTCCATTATAAGCAAAAGGATCTACACATGCTTCTTCTTCACCATCCCAACCAACAAATTTCCAGCGATAGTGTCGATGATCACTGGCCGTTGGAACGCGATCACTATGATAACTTTTTATTTCATACTTAGCTGTCACAACAGTTAGCTACTTAATCTTACCATTTACCTTTGTTGGAAACAGCAAGAAGTGTCTTCTTAGTTTAGTTATTTCACTTGGAGTTATGTGCGAGATATATTGACATCTCAATTTCTCTTGTCTACTAATCCATTCCATTTTTTAATTCCCATTAAATTCTTGTTCAGTCATTCGTATTAATTTATTGTCAATTCCTGAAATGCCCAGAAAGTAACTATTCCATCCATCCATTAAATACCATTCTGTTATATCTTCATCGAATACATCATTATGAGCAAATAATAATTCACTGCCTCTCTTATCTACTTGCCTTTTATCGATATAGTAATCATGGTAACTTATCGATTCTATTCTTTCAAATTGGTTCATGTCTAAACCATTTGAATATTTTGATAGGTCTATCATTTCTATTTCCTTTATTCTGCATCTAAATTACGTTGATGAAATGGTTTTTCTGCTTTCGGTTTAATTAATTTCCAAATAAGCGATCTGTATTCATGGCCATCCATCATCTTAAAAATAATGCTACTAAATTCTTTGTGGTATTTCATAATATAAAGTGCCTTCTCTTTTCTTGTAGAGTCAGGCCAATCTGAAATATCCCAAAATATTTTGTTAGTAAATAACTCTATTCGTTTATACTTGTCGTTTAAATCTTTTATAACTTTCTTTACCCAATCGTAAAATTCATCCGGAACATTTTCAAGAATATAATCAATCGATTCATTGTTGGACAACAACTCCCAAATACGACGTTCATTTATTCCGCACATCAATTTATGTAGCCGGCAGTACTCAGCATATTTTATCTTCATCCTGAACCCATTAAGAAATTTAACTACATAACCTTCAGCGTTTGTTCCATCTACTTTATCTCTAATTGTTTTATAATCACAATCATGATAAACTATCGGTCGTATGAATGATAAGTTTCTTACGTCTTGACAATCTTTACCTGTTTCTGGATCTATAATTGTCAGTAATACCAATTCCTCTTTATCCCTGTAGTCACACACTATCCTATTTTCCGGAAAAAGAATTTCGAAAATGTAGCTCTTTGACGGGTCCATCTTAAATAAATTATGAACATATTTTTCGAAGAGAAGACTTTCTGCTTTCTTTGCTTGATCAGAATTAAAAGATCCACGTGTAGCTGTACACCATTGCATTTTCCAATAAAATGCGATGATCATCGAACCATCGATTTTGTCTGATATTTCATACGGTAAATTTGGAATGTCTTTTCCTTTGTTTACTAATTCTTCATAGTTAAAGAATTTATCAAATGAGCGGGCAACTATATTATAATCTTTGTCTAAAATTAAACCACGACACATCATTGTCATCTCATCCCAATTTTGTTCGTATTGAGTTTGATTGGTATAGTTATAGATAAACAAATCACCTGTTTCATTTGTCTGAAAACGAATATAACCATCCTTGATGTGTTTGTTTAATTTTTCTATTTGATTAGGATTTAGTTTCATTTATGTTCATCCATTTAAAATCATTATCTGTGCTTGATATAGTTATTGTAGTTTCCCACTCAAGAGGTTTTCTGCCGGATGGTCCTTGATCACCGGTTGGTCCTGTTAGCGGTCCATCTATACCAGGAACTATTTCAATTTCAAACGGAATTCTCGGAAGTCCAAGAGAAGGACATCTAACAACCGGTATTTCTTCTTCCGGTGGAAGAACTTCAAATATTTCAATTCTTCCATTTCTGATGTTCATGAATAAAATTAAAGATTCTTTTCCATTTTCATCTTTAACAAAAAATGATTTATCAAATACTTTAACAACTGTATAGACTTGAGCATTTCTGAATGGTGTTCCTAATTGCCAAGGGTCATTCATATAAGTTATTACTGGATTACTCATAACCAATCTATTTCCCGGTTTAAGAGATTTAAGTATTTCTTCTATCAAGCTATTTTTTTCATGAATGAACAAATCTACTTTCTTTTGTAAATCAGCATTCTCCTTAATTAACAATCCATTTTCTTTTCTGAGATTTTCAATTTCTTTTTTCTTATTCATCTATACTATTTTCATCCAAATGATTGACAACATCAACAAGTTCTATATTGTTTTTTATAATATCTTCATAAGTAAAAATTTCATTAAAATAGGTAGGAATTGTATTTATTTTTGTTCCGGAAAGAACATAAGTATCATTCGTTTTTAATTTTCTTAAGAAATCATTTTCGAAATATTCATTTATGTATTTTACTTTCATAGAGTAATCATTTAGTGTAGTTACTCTACCTTCAAATGTGGACAAACTAGGAGGAATATACGGACCATTAAGTGTAGTTCTTCTAAAAACAATATATGAATGTAAAATAATTTCCGACCATAGTTCGTTTTGTTTTTTGATTCTTATTTCTTCTTTTAATTCATGGTCAATTAAAGTTTGTGATTTTGGTTTAATGCCCATTATAAGAGGGTACTTGTTATTGAGTAATACATAAAAAGTAACCGAATTATCATATCCATTATTGAGCCACAAAAAAGCTGAATCGTTCTTGCCGGATACATAATATTCTTCAACTCTATCGTCACTCATTTTTACCATTAGTGTATCACCAATTTTGATATCAGGAATCATTTCTTTGTTCTGCTTATTCATTTTCTTCTACCTTCTCGTAAGTTTGTTCAAAAATATCGGGTTTGCGAGGATAAAATTCTCCTTGAACACCTTTGATAATATAGTCTCCAAAATTTGCTTTCATGGTACCTTCAAGTGTTTTAATTTCCATTCCACCAGCATTATATACATTTAAGCAAAACTCAGTAAATTTTTCCTAAGTCATATAGTCTAATGCTACATATTGACCCATGAACATCAAACATTCCCTTATAGTCAATTGACTAGAGTCTAGTCTAACTGCGTCGATTATTACAGGTTTCTTTCTGTATTTCATTTTAAATTTTCCTTTTTATAATTAATAATTTCCATTGCTTTGTCCATCATATCACCTAAATTATATTCAGATGTATCAATTGCATCACCATCATTGAAGATAGAAAATTCCACATGGTAACAATCAACCTCGTCCGAAAAGAAATCTTCATCGGACGTAGATACATTTTCAGTTAAACATTTAATAGCATTTTCAACATTCATTTTATGAACATCGGTTGAATTAGTAATATCAACAAAATGTTTTTTATCCCAAAAAATAGATGGGTTTGGAATATCTTCTATTTTCTTATAAATTTGCCAAATATTTACGGTTGGCCGATAATCACCTTCTTCTTCCAATGGATATGTAATAAAATTACTACATTGGTAAGGAATGATTTGATTTATTTTTTCTTCGATTGTCATTTTTAAAATACCTTTTTGTTAATTTTCTTATATTGGATTAATCCAGTATATTTGTTGGAAAGGTTGCTCTAAATGTTTCAGTACCATCATTATTCTGAATTCTTTCAAATGCTACTTCTGATTTTTCGAATTCTTTATCCATTTTTATTTTTCCTCAACTGAATCAAATTCTTCAGTCTCAATTAATTTATTAATTTTTTTCTGTTCATTTCTATTATACTCTTCAGCTCGACATCCATCACATGAGCAAAGGGTACTATGATTTTTCAATCCGTATGGAGTCCAGGGAGCTATACCTTTTGGTTCTGTATGTTTTCTATTGAATTCATCAACCATCCAAAGTTTCCAACGCTTCTTAAATTTTGCTTTCATTTTCGAAATCCGTTCTCTGTTTATCATTTTCGCTTCTCAATTTTTTCTTTCATAAATCGCTTATATGAGATTTTTATAGTTTTTCTGTAATTACTATCCATTGAACTATAAAAACATTGTTATAACAAATAAAAATTGTTTTATAACTATATCTGTATTCAATCACAAGATAGTTTTATGATATCCGATATAGACGTATAAAAAATAAATTTATTGTATAAAAAAAGAAAAATTTCTTAAAAATAAATTCAAGAAATTTCAATTTTGTTGTTTCAGAAGAAAAGTGACTAAATGTACTTTTTAATCATATTCAATAATTCATCCGGACTAAAAGGTTTAGAAATCCAATCTACACATCCAGCATCCAACGCCTGTTGTTTATCCTTAGCAAATGCAAATGCTGTTTGTGCAATGACCGGGATTTCCGGCTTAATTTTTTTGATCTCATTGGTTGCTTTATATCCATCCATAACAGGCATTTTCATATCCATTAAAATAAGATCTATATTAGTGTCTTCACAAAGTTTCACAGCTTCAATTCCATCCCATGCCAAAAGAAGTTTATATTTTTCATATTTCAGAACTTCTTTAATGTACATAACATTAATGTATTCGTCTTCTACAATAAGAATAGTTTTTTCTTCCACTATCTTCTTTTCTTATTTTTATCGGCCAACCACTCTTCGAAAACTTCCATCATGAATTCAGTATAACTTTTACCTTCTGACTTCTTGAATATTTTATTAGCAACGTCGTTATAAGGAAACACACCGAATATATTTTCAACTACATAATTACTGAATTTAGTTGATTCATTATTGGTGAAGTATATCCAAGTGCCGAACATGTCATTTAAATGGACTTCTAATTCCATCCAATCATCCATGAAAGTTCCGGTTATTTTTGATATAGTGATTGGTGATACCGCTAAATTATATTTGTTAGCAAAGTGTTCTTCATACCGTTGCATGTCTTTTCTGACTTTTTCATCCTCTTGTTCATAGGAAACTGAAAACTGAGCTGTCTCATTCAGCTTTTGATAATCTTTAAATTTTGGTATCATTTTATTTTCTTTATTTTTGATATATATATTTGATTAAAAATATTATTGAAACGTCAATAATATTTTTATTGTAAGTCGATTCTGTAATTTTTTGTTTTAATATATACTTTATAAGGAAAACATAATTAGTATATCAGAAAAATGGTCCAAGTAGAACAACATATTGTTAAAAAATCCAACAGCAGTGATTGGCAAGTGATTGATCACTTAGCATTACTATCTAAGAACTTGTACAACACCTGTCTATGGACTATCAAAAATCATTTTGAAGCAACCGGAAAGTGGATGCGCTACAACGAAATGTACCGAAAGTTTTATGATGAAAAGAATCCTTCTTTCATTGCTCTACCAGCAGCGACTGCACAACAAATTATGATGGTGATGGATAGGAACATGAAGAGCTACTTCGCCTTACTAAAAATGTATCGAAAGAACAAAAAGTCTTTAAACGGATGCCCTAAGTTTCCAAAGTACAAAGATAGCATTAAAGGTAGAAATATAATTATTTTTACTGCTGAAAATCAAGCAAAACTACAAAAGGATGGAACTATCACTTTTCCAAAGAAAACTGGGCTAAGACCACTAACAACTAAAATACCAGCTGGAAGCCTAAAACAAGTAAGAATAGTGCCACAATCAAGCTGCTATGTTATTGAAGTTATTTACGAAAAAGAAGTAGTACAAGCATTTCCAGAAAATGATTCATGGTTGTCTATTGATTTAGGAATCAACAACCTAATGACATGCTTTGATACTGTTTCATCTAAACCAACAATCATCACAGGCAAGCCACTTAAATCCATCAACCAATTTTACAACAAGAAACATGCTAAATTACAATCAATTCTACAAAAACAATACCCTAAACGACATAAGTCAAAGAAATTAAACAAACTAACAATAAAACGAAACAGAAAAATTAAGGACTACCTCCATAAGAGCTCCAGGTTTGTAGTCAATTATTGCTTAGAAAGTGGTATCTCCAACATTGCTATAGGTTACAACGCTGAGTGGAAACAAAATGTTTCACTCGGCAGCCGTATCAACCAAAACTTTGTTCAAATTCCTTTTCTAACACTAATAAATCAAATAGAATATAAAGCAGCGCTGCTTGGCATTTCAGTAACAAGGAACGAAGAATCCTACACCAGTAAGTGCTCAGCAATTGATTTAGAACCAGTTGAAAAACATGACGTTTATGCCGGAGAGCGTAAAAAACGTGGTATGTTTATTAGCGCTAAAGGTACTAAAATCAATGCTGACTTAAATGGAGCCATCAATATTCTTCGAAAGGTAGCTGGAGATAAGGAACCTGTAATGACTGTTGTAAAACAGTGGGTGCAAACTCAATCCAGTAGAGGCCAAGTCGTTTGGCCGTTTCATGTTAACATGAATAAATAGTTTTTAAAGAGCATTCTTTTTAAGCTAATACGATCAGCGTCTATCAGAGAATCAAAATATTCACAATAGTAATCAGGAAAAACTTCATATTTTTGGAAGTAGTCGCATTCTTCAGAACATTTGGTATGGTCCGAATCATCAATCGCTATTTCAAAATATTCTATAGCTACTAATACTTTCATTTTAAAATTCCGCCAATATGGTTAACACGCTGTCTATTTCTTCCAATGACAACAATCGATGTTTTGATTGTATCGCTTCCAGAAAATAGATGTCAAAATAATAGTGTTGAGTGTATGGATCAACTGGAACTGTTTTAAGCACATTTGCTATTTGCCGTAACGCCTCATGTATTTCTAATTCGCTCATTTTAATTTCCTATATACAAAATTACAAAATAGTTCCAAATAAGATGGAGAGTATTGTCTTGAATTATATACAACCAAGTTGACATCCAAGGTGGAGTTTCTACCGGGAATCCCAAATTAGAACCATCTCTTTCAAGATTTTTTATGCTAATGAAAGCACTAACCACGTACCATCGATCAATTAAAAAATGTCCTATCGCGATAGCCAAGCATGCTTTCCAATTCGTTATTAGAAGGAATGGAATTGCATAAGTAATACAATGAAAAATACAGTACATTAAACCAGTCAATGATTTTTCTTTCTTTCTGGTTCCTACCGCATTGTTCTGAAGAATATAGTCTCCAAAAAGATGTAGTAATAGTTGTTCCATTCTTATTTTCCTACAAATTTAGAATTAGATAATTTAGGAATAGCTCCATTTAAATAATCAGCAACATCGTAAAGATTTTTAAAATACTTCCCACCATTCCGCTCCACCATCTTACCCACTTCATTAAGTGATTTCATTTGAGCATCATCAAATTTTGGTCTGAAATTTCTCGGTTCTTTATAAAGAAAACAAAATATTGTTTTTTCTGGCCGTTTATTTGAGTCATCGATGACTTCAGCGATTGAATAAACACCTTTCATTAAAGGTGTGATACAATAAAGAACATAGTCACAAATCTTTCTTTGTAAACGTTCCTCTTCCATACATTCTTCTGTCCAATCCTCTACAACCGGATTGAAATAATCAATTTTTAACAATGGAATTAATTCATCTCTCCAAGTGCTATCATTCCAAGTTCCTCCAAGGAAAACTTTCTTTTTCATTTTTTGTTCCTAAAATTTAAATGTAAATTTAAATACAACTAAATGGTCATTAATTGATTTTGATTGTGATATTGATCCACGACCATTGCAATGGAAATTTTTGTCTCTGGCCATCTTTTTATTTTTTTGACAAATATGATAGTTTAAAATATCATTTTTATCTTTTCCAGGAATAAAAAATATATCACTGTTTTTAAGGTGTTTATAATAAACAGGTGTAATTTGCACAATATTTTTTACCTCAGATAAGCTGGAAAAATAAAGTTTTTTATCTATTATTCTATTAATCATAAATGAATCATTTCCATAAAAAACAAATCCATTTGGTTGATTTATATTTGAAGCAATACATAATTGTGTTTCTGTAAGGACATCATTTTCCGTTTCAAACATTTTTATACACGGATAATTAATAATATCAAAATCCGGATCATACACTTTGTTAAAGACTATAGGATAGTACCGACGTTCTTTTTCGTTTGGATTAACCTTGTATCTTATTTTATAAGTATCTGTTGCAATCATTACTTCATCTTCTCCTGTTTTGGTACCGAATTCCTTTTCGTTAAGAAAAGGATTGGTTACATAAGCTTGTCCTATTTCTAAATTTTTAAATGCTACTTTATTGAAATTTACTTGAATATTGGAAAATAAACTCATGAACACCTGTTGATCAGTTACACTAGTATATCTATAACATTGTTTGGACATCATTCGGTTAGGATCAGTTGACCCGGTTGGTATCTGCTCAGTGTTATTATGAATAACTTCTTTTAAATCACTCTTGTATTTTTCGTATATTCTATTCATTACATTCTCTTTTGCTTGCCAGTACGGAACAGCAGTTCTTTCAACATCGGTTAATTGTTTTGCCCAATCAGCCGCTTCCGTTAAAGCTTCTTTTTAATTTACTCATTTTAGATTACCTGAATTTAAATCTTCTAAATGTCTTTCTAACTGTTCAAATATCATGTCAACTGTATTCATATCAAATTTGGTATCCAAACTAGATATTGTATGATAAGGAAATTCAGTTTGAACTTCAAACTTATCATCCTTTAATTTAATAGTCATTATTCTTTTATCATCACTCATTTTTTTAATTCCTTTAAATAATTGTACATCTTCTTGCTTCAGCAATACGTTTTTCTCTTTCTGTATTACGTTGTTTACATATTTCCTGTTGCTCTTGATTATGCTGTTCGATTAGTTCCGGGTTTGCTTTTATTTTCTTTGCATATTCTAATGCTTCATCGTAGTCGGAAAATAACGTTGGCATATCAACTTTACTTGCATAAAGTCTCCCATGATTTAGAACCTTGTAAATATCCCGCCATGATTCATGGATAAGCATTCTACCAAGAAATGTCTTATGTTTTGGTCTATACCTTACAACATAGTAATCCGGGTCATCTTCTATATATGATTTTACTAATACTTCTATTTCTTTATTTTTCATTTAACTTTTTCAACCTCTCATAAACTTCTTTCAAGCGCTCTATTTGTTTACCTAATTTATCATCATAAGGAATAACAGAACTATTTGTTAATCCCCAAATAGCATTGTGTATATAATCCATGTAGTCATCTTTATCTAAATGTAGTTGAAGATATTTAATAGCATCATATACATGTTCAGCTGGATCACAATATTCACATTTATTAATTTCTTCAATTATATCCATTATAGATAATTTTTCGATTACTATTTTAACTTCAGTGGTTTCAAAAGCGTCATTTATAGCTTTTGATATTTCTTTCTTAATGCCGCTTATTTTATCAAGATTTGTTATAGATTCATTTGTTACCTTAGCAACAACCTTTATTTCTTTATTTTTCATTTAAATTCCGTGTTTCATACAAAAATTGTTCAACCATTTTAAAAATTTGAATGGTTTGGAATTCTTCCGCCATTCATATGTAAAATTCTCAAAACGTTCCTTAGCGGGCAATCTCTTGGATTTTTTCAAAAACAAGAATATGAAAGTTGTTTGTGGTAACTCTAAACAATGTTTATCCAATAGTCCTCTACTTCACCATCGTCATTATTTGATGAACAAGGGTCACCACCATTGGCACTATAATATGGATTTGAAGCTGCTTCAAATTCATATACATATTCATTAATTCGTAAATCTCTTACTTGCTCACCGTCTGGTTCATATAACTTAAATTTATCACCTTTTTTTAAAAGACTCATTTCTGTTTTTATCCATATATCATCTTTTAAAACTTCTACTGTTCTTTTATTATTCATTTTTTTATACCATTAAATTTTGTCCAATATTCATTATCATCTTCTATATATGAAGCATATTATATAATCCTAAAATATCAAGTTTGTTAATTTGTGCTTGTGTTGGTTCTTTCTTGATAGAAACAGGCGGTCCACCAAGACTTCCAATTTTAATCCATCCTAATTTTTCCATTACAAAATCTTCTGGATATTCTAACTCAGGAAAGTTTTCTTTAGCTATAGCATAATGTATTGATACTATTTCATCTGTTTGATTATTTTTAATCTTCACAACTTTGCCGTAAGTGTCGATATAATACTGTTTATCTATTCTTTCGTCTTCTGTTTCCATTATTTCTAAAAATCCTTATGGTCCCAATATTCAGAATCTCCTGGATCATCTATACCAATTATTCCATCATAAACTGGTTCATCATATTCATCTACCGCTGTATACGTACCATCAGATTTAATAAACATTTTATAACCTTCAGAAGTGTATTTTCCTTTGAAAGTTCCGTAGTAACTTTCTTCTTTGATATTTTGTCTTGCTTCTCTAATAACATCTTGACTTGCCACATAAGATAAACTTGCCGGTGATATTCGAGTAGTGTTACATTTCTTTTCCGGAGTTACCAAATTCCAGTATTTGTCTTTACATTTAGTGCCGGATCTCGATTTACAAAAGGCTTGTTGATAATTTGTCTTTATGAATTTTGTTCCACAAGACGGGCAAATACATACCTCACCAACTTTCGCTTCTTTTGCTATTTTATATTTTTCTTTAATTTTCAAAACCGTATGACCTAAAAAATACTGATGCTTTTTCTCCTATTAGATTCTCTCCATCTTTTGGATAAATATTATATAAGTGCTTACCAATAAGAGTTACTTCTTTCGGAACTACAATAAAAGCATCGAAATTTAAAGAATAAATAAAATAATTAGTCGGTTTGTTATTGCATGTGAAAATTTCTTTTTTATCATTAAATATGATAAATTCTCTATGAAGAGATACCATTCCAAATTTAGCTGGATCATATGAAGCATCAGAATCGAAGAAAATTTCATCATCTTCCGACATTAAAACTCTTACTTTTATCGAGTATTGATTTTTTAGAAGTTCATTCAATTCAAATTCTCTTTTAACTGACATATTATTGTTTTTGGTCCATAGCTCACCTGAATAAACTTGTTTTTCCTCAATGTAAATGGTTAGTTCATGTTTGTGTCTATAATCATTTATCTTTACCGATGGAATGACAAGATATACTTTGTCATTTTTTCTGGTGTAATATGGTACTGTATGCTTTTTCATTTTCAATTTTCCTAAAATTATTAGTTGTTAATTAAATATAATATATTGACGTAGCTAATGGAATTTTATTGTCTATTTAAAATATTTTTTGCATTTATCACAACGCAAAACATCCATGTACATATCTTCGGAATCATAATACTTTTTTAATTCAATATTTTCAAAAAATATACAATTGAATTTATAACCATCTTCGCTTCGTTGTTTACCTTCACATGCTGGATGGCAAACACTGCTGTTTTCGATAATAATTTTAAACTTTTTCATACTTTTTACTCCGAGTACTCTTCAAAAGTTAAATTCATGCTACTACATAATTCACGAGCAGAAAGCTCTGTGTCACAATAGGCCATTGGATCGGTGTAGTATCCACTACTGTCCATTATCAACCAGTCATATCCAATATAATATTCATTATCAATAAATCTATCTTTCTTATAATCGATTATAAATCTTTGTCCCATTTTTGATTCCTTCTATCATTCAACCAATTAATTAAAAATTCAAATTCTTTAAAGCATATAAATTCTACCTTAATCCAATTCCAAATAAGTTTTAGTCGTTCGCATGTATCATCTTCGCCATACATTTTTAGACGTTCAATACATTCTTTCATTCTAAAGGCATCTATACCGGCCATTTTTATTCCTCTCCAAAAAACAATTTTTTCTGTTTGGTTATTGTTTCAATGGCCAATGTTAGTACTTCATCGAAATCTCTTTCGAACTCACAAAGGACTAACATATCCTTTGCATAGTTAGTCCAAATATTTTCAATTTTCCACATCATCCGGTCGTCATGTGAGTAATACTCCGGAAATACAAATTTGTCGCCGGATATTGTTAGGAGTTGGTCTATTTTTTTCATTTAGTTCACACATTTTTATATTTCCTAAAAATTAATAACTGTTTCTGAATGCCGATACAATTATATTTGCATGTTCAGCATCTTTAATTTTTGTAAAAGGATTTTCTTGTTTTAATTGTTTAATAATTTTGTTTCGTTGCATGGATGGATGAATAGAATCTTCATTCATTAAAACAGCAATACTTTGTTTATGACAATTTAATTTATTGCATGCTATTTCTAAACAATTTGAAAGTGGAGTTTGTGATAAGACAGAAAGTCTTTTAGCCCATTCGGTTGCTAATTCTTCATCTGATTTTTTAGTAGGTAAGGTTTCTGTACTGCATTGTTTTATTAGTTCATAGAATTTTTCTAATTCTGTTTCCTGTGTGATGATTACTGCCATCGGTAATCGTTCGTAACCGTATCCATTGAATTTACCACTTGGTTTAATTAATGGTAATCCATTTTTCTTACATGCATTGATTAACTTTGAATTCTTATTCAAACTAATTACTTGCTTTTCCATCTTTTCAAATCCTTAAAAAATTATCAAAATAAAACTTATAAAATATAGACGTTATATTTGAAATTTTATTGTAAAAAAAAATAAAAAAATTTCTTAAAAATAAATTTAAGAAATTTCAAAAAGAAGGAATGAAAATTTTTGTTAAATGGTGTTTACTAATTCTTCAAATTCTTTATTTGTTTAATGAATTCATTTTCGATTGCTCTTATTCTTGGCTTAATATCCGATTTTGATTTGACTGGTAATAGTTCATATCGATTTGTATCGTTTTTGAACCAGGCTACATCTAATTTAGTAGGATTACCTTCTTGTAAATCGTCATCGAACCAGTCATCCGGATAAATATAGATTGTATGAACAGTGTCTATATATTCTGCTATTTCTTGATTAAAACGATATAATGTATTTTTATCAAACCGGGTATACGGTACTAACTCCCATCCATCATTGTATTGATTGATATTGGATTCATAATTTTTCAAAAGTTCTTTATCAACTAATTTTTTGTAAATAGGATCCAACCGTTTTTGTAATTTAAACATTGTTGTCCTGATGGCATCCGATGACATTACTGTTTCATTTTCTTCATTAAGAAAATTGCTATATGTTTTTATATGTTTTAGTGGTTGCATACTTTTTTGTTAATATTTAAATTATATATTAAAGACGTTACAATTGAAATTTTATTGTAAATCGGTTCTGTAAATTTTTGTTTTAATATATACTGTATAAGAAAAATATAAATTAGTTATACACTATAATGGTCCAAGTAGAACAACATATAGTTAAAAAATCCAACATCAGAAAGAGTGACTGGCAAGTGATTGATCACTTAGCATTCTTGTCTAAAAACTTGTACAATACTTGTCTATGGACCATCAAAAATCATTTTGAAGCAACCGGAAAGTGGATGCGATACAACGAAATGTATAGAAAGTTCTATGACGAGCAGAATCCTGCTTTCTTTGCTCTACCGGCAGCGACTGCTCAGCAAATTATGATGTTGATGGACAAAAACATGAAGTCTTACTTCGCCCTGCTAAAAATGTATCGAAAGAACAAAAAGTTATTGAATGGCTGCCCACAGTTTCCTAAGTACAAAGACAGTGTCAATGGAAGAAATGTTGTCATTTTTACTTCTATTCAAGCAAGGCTACAAAAAGATGAGACAATTAATTTTCCAAAGAAAACTGACCTAAGACCACTAAAGACTAAAATTCCAGCTGGAAGCCTGAAACAAGTAAGGATCATTCCTCAATCGTCCTGCTATATCATTGAAGTTGTCTATGAAAAAGAAGTAGTGCAAGCATTTCCTCCTAATGATTCCTGGTTGTCTATCGACCTTGGAGTCAATAACTTAATGACCTGTTTTGATACTGTTTCCAACAAACCAACAATAGTAAACGGTAAACCACTCAAATCCATCAACCAATTCTACAACAAGAAACATGCTAAACTACAATCACAACTACAAAAACAGTATCCAAAACGACATAAGTCAAAAAAACTAAATAAATTAACAACAAAAAGAA